CATCTTGTTCTAATAAAGATGGATTGAGCATTGTACATCCTATTACTTGAATAATAGATGCAGAATCATAATACTTACTTATGTCAATCCCTCCTTAATGAATATCAAATAATTTTACTCTTTTAGGTTTTTCTATTGGAGTTGGACTAATATAAAATATATCAGTGCCTAAATCTAAAGATCCTTTTAGAAATTCTGCTTGCTGTTGTTCTAATCTCCATTTATTTTGATAATATCTCATTGCATCATCATATATATAACCAACAATTCTAATACTACCATGAGACTTGCTAACATCACCGTCACTTACATCATACCAATAAACTAAGCTACGATAAATTCCAGTCATTGAACGACCATCTTCAATTAATTCTTTTATTTGTTGATCAATTCTTCGTTTACTATAATTTGTTCCATATTTATTTTTACAGTATTCGTGAATTTTATTATAATATTCTTCATTTTCCATCTTTTTATCATAACATTCTTTATGATAATATCTACGACCAATATGAATACAATCAGGATTTTCTTCACGAGAGAATGTTTCATTACAATATGGACATTTTACATCTGGAAGTTTTGCCATAATATTCTCCTAAAGCTATTTATAATAATATTATAGCATAAAAAATAACGGCTGTCAAGAATTACCTTGACAACCGTTATAAAGAAAGTTATAAACCAAGCCCAACTTGTTCAGTTAACTCGTTTACAATCAACTCAAGCTGTTCAGCTTGCTTAGGTGTGGCATCAGAAACTTTCTTTCCTTTGCCAAGATACTTATCAGTAATTTCAACAATGCGCGGTGCCCAGTTAGTACCAAAAGTTGCACCAGTTGCTTCTTGAATTTTTTCAACCAACGTATTAAATTGATTCATTAATTCATCAAAATCTGGAGTTTGCGGCACTGATTCAATTTTTGTTGGGGCATCTGTAACAAACTTATTATCATATTCTGCAGCTTGTTTATCAATAGCATCACCGATAGCATTTACAAGATTGTCATAATTAAATTCAATACTATCGGGTGTATATTTAAAACGAGAGCCAGCTACAAATCGAGGTGTTTGCCGCATAAACCCAACAGTATGAATAGTTCCATCTTCCTCTTGGATTGGATGTGCATAAATAATTAAGTCACTCATACGGTCTACAATTAAACGAGGACGGTTTCCAAGAGTAGGACAAATTTGATTATATTCTTTACCATTTTCATCTGTAAATACTTTATCTTGACTATGACTAATCATAACAAGGCCATAACCAATTTGTGGAATTAAACGAAGAGCTTCATCAAATTCCTTCGATACCATGTTATAACCTTTACCATAAGCAAGATCAGCAATATTTTCTACACCCTCGCGGTTGCAGACATATTTTTCACAAAGATCATAAGCAATGTCTACAGTATCTATAATAATATTATCATAAGCTGCGTGACCTTCATCAGTTTTAAGCTGTTTAAGAACACTCTTAAATTCTGCCCACGAGTTAATTGGGAGAGCCATAATCCCTGGGATGGTAAGATAACCAGCTTCAAAACCGAGAAGAAGAGCTTTAGAGAACTTTGAAGCTATAGTTGTCTTACCAGTTTTAGGAGCACCGTATAGAAGTATAGTATAGCCCTTTAGATCTCTTGATACTACGTGCGGTTTAACCGCAAAAATATCAACACTAGCCATATACTACCCCCTAATTAAAATTTAAAATTCTTCGCAGCCGTTGGTGATGCAGACTTTACGGTAGTCGCTCCACTGAAAGGAGGATCATCATTAAAAGCATTATCTTTAGACCTCTGATATTCATCATGATTTGCACGAACTTCTACAAGGTGTAGCTCACGATTATTTTTACCTTCTGCTACATCCTCTGCAGTCATTGTAGATTCATCACCAAATTCCATTGGATCAACAGATGCGCCTTCAATATCCCAGGCACGAAGAGTACGAGTTGTAATATTTACAGTTGGAGCACCAAAAGCATTTTCTGTTTCAGTACGGTTCTCAATTGTTGTACAAACAATATTACCCCAAACCTTGGTTAGCATTGGTTCACTAATACTAATATCCGCTTTTTCAAAATAATTCATACCACCAGCTGTACGAATTGTATATTCTACTGGGAGGAAATCATTCTTGAAATTGAAAACATAACCACGGATGCGGCCATAGTTATCGCCATTTTCAACTTCAACTTCTTGATAACCCTCGATAAGCATGTCGGTCTTGAATTTCGCGCAACCTACTGTTGCAATATCACCAGTCTCAGGATGAGCAAAACTACCACGAACACGTTTTGGAGAAGCCATATCACCTTCACGGGTTACGAAGTCATTGCATTCAACATCACCATCAATACGAATTTTTGTTGCTGAAGCTCCATTCATTTCATAAGTATTATTTTCATTAATAATTTGCTCTAAGAATGAATAAGTTGTATTTGGTTTACCATTCTTAAAAGTTGGAACTACATACATGAAATTTACCGGAACAACATTGACAGCATCTACATCTGTAGCGACATTAATAGAGCCGCCAATATACTCTACGCCTTTCTTTGAAACTTTCTTTGCAAGAGTGTGATTAAACACCCAACCACGGACATCAACAGAATTTTCAAAATTATTCTTCATGTGTATTTACTCTCTTTCTATTTTTATTTACAATAATATTATAAAATATTTTATTACAATTGTCAATAAAAATTTATTCTTCTTGCCATCCAATAGGATATCTATGTGCAGGAATACAAAAGCTTATACCTGTACGACTATCATCAACCTTAATAAATTCCGGCCAATCTTCAAGTGTTTTTTCAAATTCATCTTTATCAATATTTGTATCAATAATTAAAATAGGATTATCTCCTCCGTCATATACATAAATTTTAAGCATTGAAATCACCCGTGATAAATTCATTATAAGGAAGTGTTTTTATCCAAGAGACGAATCCTTTAGACCATTGCGGCAAACGATGATTTTTTCGCTGATGATACATTGTTGCGAGTACTTCATAGTTAAGACAGACAGTTCGCTTTTGTAAAAATGATTCTGGTAGCATTGCTTTTAAAATCTGTTGATAATGTTCTTTATCTTGACCTGTTACCTCATTGGCACGATCTCGTACAGTTTTAATTACATCAATATAGTCATTAAATGCAGCTTCAATGTCCCAATCTGAACCATTAAAACTAGGCCACTCAAATTGAGATGTATTAAAATCTTCTTTAAGAATGGTATGCATTGTACTCTCTGAATTTGCGGAAGTCCCAATTTTATAAGTATCAAATTCACTCCACCAATATCTTGGTGCAGTAATTTCAACCCAAACGATTACTTGCCGCATCCACTTACGATGTTCAGTGCCACCTTTCCAGAGACTCTTTGCAAGTTTATAATCATTAGGGCCTATTATAAAATGATTTTCTTCTTTAATCGGCCAAAAACTATCTGCTTTATTATATGATTTAAGAGGATTACGCATACCGCGCATAGCTGATTCAAACCCTTGAACATCTATAGTCATGAATTCCATTTAATTTACTCCAATAGTTTGATTGTAACCATAATCATTTGATTCATATAAATCAATATAGAATGCTTCTTTTTTATTTAACTCTTCTCTTGGACATTCCTCCAATAGTTCAAAAGTAAAGTTTTCAATACCATCTTGCTCCATTGCAGCATATAATTTATTGTTTTTAGGAGTATCTATACCGCATCCGCATTTACAATGATCGCACCAACGTTTATAGATATCAACTGATTGACCAATGTAACATTTATTATCTAGTATGTTAGTAATTTTATAAATGCCGCATTTAGTTTCATTACCAAGAATCATAATAAATTGTTGTTTTGCCAATGGTTGAAAATATGTTTGCCATATTAATTTAGATATGACTCTTGGATGCGAAAATTGTAGGCGGATATTCTGTAATAATTGAATATCTTTTTTATCTTGTGATGTAATATTTAACTTATATCCATCGAGTTGATTTTTATCTTGTTGTTGTTTTCTCCACTGTTCAATTGCGGCATGACGAGTTTGTTTTAAAGATTCTAAGTCAAATTCAATAATAGCTTTTTCAGCATCGCATGTTTCTTTAATATGCGCTAACTTATCCTTATATTGCTGTGCAGCATTATTATAATCTTCTTGTAATTTAGCTTCATTATCTTCAGCTATTTGTTTAAGATTGTCAAGATGGTCTTTAGTCTTATCGTATTGTTGATTTAAATCTTTAAGTATTTGATCGGTAAAATCAACTTTATGACGGATATCATTAAGAGTAGTTTTACCTTTATCAATATCATTACTAATTCTATTTCTTTCATTTACTAAAGTTTCAACGGCACTTTGTAAACGTTCATATTCTTCTTTTTTCTTTGATATAAGAGTTAAATATTTTTTACATATAAGTGTAACAATAACTACGATGATTATGGCTATACTATATAATATAATATATTCCATAATAAAATGGAGGGCGCCTTATATAGACAACCCTCCTCTCCTTTTAACTCCGTGTATTGATTTTAACTATTCAGCTGGCTTCTCAGCAGCAGGATCAACACTGAGACCTTCGGGGGTAAGACGAATAACCTTCTTCTCAATACCCTCAACGACAACGCGCTCAGTTAGACCCTTCTTCTGTAGACCAGTAGCAGTGCCATTAATCTGACGAGAGGTTAGACCCAGAGCATCCGCTAGATCATCAGCGGTATACTGACCATTGGGGTCTGCCTGAAGATAACGAAGTACTGCCTGTGCATTTTCTGAAAACATCTGTGCCATAGTAATTTCTCCTTTTCAATCTTAATACTTATTAATAAATATTATGGCTTGTATAAGAGAGATTTCTTATCTCTCACTTTCTACATATATTATACTATATAACTATTGCGGCTGTCTATAATTATTTTTCACAATTGTTATATTTTTTATTAGTCGTAAGAACTGGAATAAAATATTTACATGCGGGTGCATCTAACAGCGTATATTTATAATAATATAGACATTGCCCAAAATATGTTGCATAGAAACAATCTTTACATTGTTTATCTTTATATTCTTCCATATGATTACCTAATTAAATATTTCATCTAGTAGACAATCATTTTCATCTTTGTCTGGCCGCATACATTCAAATACTGGGTGTCTAATAGTATGGTCTTTTTTATTAAGACTCATACACGAAATTTGAGCTACTTTACCAAGATAATTTTCAGGATGTGCGGCCATGTCTTCACGCATTTCATCTGTAAGACCGGATGCTACACGCCCGACCTCAATAATTTGACCATCCTTATAAGCACCAAGTTGCATCCCATTTTTCCATCCAAAAAAATAATGTTTTGTAATAGGATAGTATCTATCAGATTTAATTAAATCTTTTATAGCGCCATGCCCAACATAAACTTCTTCTTCATATTTAGTATCATACCAATAAGGCCAAGTATCTAACTCTTTACCACTATATTCTTTGACAGGATCAAGTAAATCCATTATAACTAAATCGACTGAATCGACATGTTCTTTCATTTTAAAACAAGTCATAGGACGCTTATCTGGTTCATAAATACCATCAAGGCGTTTGAAAACTGCGCCTTCACCACCAGCCGTGAATATTTCATTTAGTTTTTCTTGAAATGACTTACATCCAATACCTATATTAATATTTTCTCCAAGAGTATAAGTAGTTGCCATTTCAATGTATTCGTTTACAGGTTGGTATCCGCCAATATAATTACCCGCTTCAAAAGCATCATAAAGCATATATTCAAGATAATGCCCTACACGAGTTTCAAAAGTATTATCGCAAAGATTGTTTCCTGCATAATAAATACAATCGAATACATAATAATGTACCCAATCAGATACTTCTTGTCGTGCAATAGCATTTTTAGGTAAACATCCCATGATTGAAGTTACGTCATTGCTATGACCACCAGGAATATATATCTCTCCTAAGAGAACAGTATCATCTGGGAGATATTCACGTGCCCATTTTATAATGTGCGGCACATTACCACCTTTTTCAGCAAGTTCTCCTGTTTTCTTACTTTTGGTACGAGAAAAAAGATAAATATGATCGTTATCTATTTTTTCTAATTGATAAAAACATCCATCTTTTTTTTCTTGCATGCACCATTCGCCATTAGTCATTGCAACATCTACTTTAGCATCGCTAAGTTTATTATGATATCGCATAGCGGGAATTTGGTGACTGCCTTCATACAATGTCATTATAGTTCCTTTCTATAATAAAATAGAGTAAGGCTTTTACCTTACTCTATTATTATATCATTATAAGGTATATATGTCAAGAACTATTTTAGATGACAGTTTTTTACTTGTATCATTCTTAGTCGAAAATGGAATTGTAAATATCTTGATAGAAGAAATATTATTAGATGAATGTACTAAGTAGAGTTCATCAGTTATTTTAACACTCATAGCACATAGAATAGTATTATTTGTTTTAATTTTTTGTCCTTTTCCGCCACGTCCTTGAGACTGAAAAACTTTATTAGCGATTATTTTTCCATAACCACCCTCTTCAAAAATAAAAATGGGATCTTCTTCATTACAAAGAATTGTACTAACTACATAATCAGAATCATTTAGAGTAATACCTTTAACGCCACTAGCTGTTTTACCTTGTGCATTAATATCATCTGCTGCAAATCTAATACTATAACCATTACCAGTGACAAGAATAATATTATCTGTATCATATCCAAGAGAAACAGATAGTAGCTCATCATCACCTTTAATACTTACAGCTTTGATGCCACGAAGATTCTGAGTGCTACTAATATAATCTTTTAATTTAGTTTTCTTAACAATACCCTTTTTAGTTGTGAATAAGATAAAATCTTGTTGCGCTGTATTGGGAACGATGTTCAAAATATATTCATCTGGTTCAAGTTGAACAATAGAACCTACAGCAGTTCCCTTATCATTCATGCCGCAAGTTTTAATTGTATTTAATTTAATACGGAACATGCGGCCTGTGCTAGTAAATAACATAACCATATCTGCGGTTGTTGTTTTAAATAAATTTATAACTTGCTCTTTACCACGACGATATGATTTAACAGGGATAGATTTAATATATCTATCTTTATTCATATAAACAACTACATCTTCAGGTATAGCTGCAACTTTTTCTTTTGCCGTCTTAGTGGTTTTTGCTGCAGCTCGTTCCGCAATAACTGTCCTACGTTTATCACTAAATTTATTACTTACCTCTTGGAATCGTTTAATCATTTCTTGCTTTAATAATTCCTCAGATTTAAGAATTGCTTTAATAGTAGAAATACGATCTAGTAATTGAATTTTTTCTTCAATGAATTTATCAACTTCAAGCTTAGCTAATCGAGATAATTTCATATCAAGAATAGCTTTAGCCTGCTCTTCATCTATAATAAGTAACTTTTGTAAATTAATATTAGCTTCTTTAGTGCTAGGAGATTGTTTAATAATTTTAATAACTTCATCAATCTGTGCAATTGCTTTAATAATTCCTTCAACAATTTTTAAACGATGCTCTAGTTTGTTAAGTTCTTGTTGATATAGATTAATATAAACTATTTTTTCATGGTCAAGATGAGCTTGTAAAGCTTGCCGCCATCCATAAATTTTTGGAAAACGACCATCTTCAAGCATCGTCATATTAATACTATATGATTTTTGAAGTGATGTATTAGCATATAATATTTGTTTAATTTTTTCTTGGTCTACGCTTTTATCAAGATAAATTTTGATACAAACATCTTCACCAGTTAAGTCATTAATACCAGTAATTCCAATATCAGGATTTTCAGACACTAATTTAGCTATTTCGCCGCAAATAGTATTAGTATATACGCCATAGGGCAAATCAGTGACGATTAGAGTTTTTTCTTTGTCGTCATAATTAATTGTTGCTTGTAATATACAAGCTTTACCCTTACCTTGTTTAAGACTTGCAGCAACTTCCGCTTTATTAATTAAAGTTGCGCCAGTTGCAAAATCAGGATAACAAAGAATATCATCATCAGAGACATTTTTATCTTGAAGAAGTTTAATTAAAGCATTGTTTACTTCACCAAGATTAAATTGTGGAATGCTAGATGCAAGACCAACTGCGATACCAGTTGATCCATTCACAATATTGTAATATCCAAGAGAAGAAAGGACTCGTGGATATTGTTCTGTATCATCATAATTGTCTATCCACTCATCAATAGTATATTTATTAGTATCTTGTAATAAATAATTTGATATTGGAGATAATCTTGATGATGTATAACGACTCGCGGCCCAGTTACCTGTTTCAGTAAGTGTTCCATATGAACCTTCAATTTCAATTAAAGGATAACGCATAGCAAACGGTTGGCCTGAACGCATAATAATACCTTCGCAAGATGCATCACCATGAATATAAAAACGCATTGCAGAACCAATTGCTTTGAGTGTTTTTTTGAAAGGCTTGTCGGATGTAAATTTGTCTGTGAATAAACTATAATACACCTGACGAGCAGATGGTTTAATACAGTCCCGCACATCTACAAGCGCACGAGACTGAATAACTGCGCCTGCGTACTGAGTAAAAGATTCTTTAATTACATCTTCTAATTCTAATACTTCATTCATGTTCTCTCCTACTCACGTACGGTTGAAAAATCAATTTCATTGAATACAAACTCTTTGCGGGCGATACCTGAGCTTCCCATTAATGCTTTAAGTAAATTAATTGCTTCTTCTGTTGGATTTAAAATATCCATGCGCTGATTTTTACCAAACATAGACGCTTTAGCCTGATCTGCACTAAGACTACCCAATCCTTTGTTGCGCTGTACTTCACCAGTTATTTTACCACGAGCAGCATTCATTTCTTCATCTGTAAAATAATATTGTTCACCTTGTTTAGTTTTAACAATGTATAATGGTGAACGTAACCAACATAGACGTTGTTCTTCGATGAATTCCGGACAAAAATGTTGCAAAGCGGTTGCAATTAAAAGACCAATATGATAACCGTCACTATCGGAGTCTGTACAAATTGCAACACGTCCATACCGCAAATCAGATGGATCATATGCACCAGGTATAATATTTAATGCTTTAAGAAGTAATTGAATTTCTTCATTCTTCTCTAATTTTTCTTTACTGTTGGAAAAAGCATTGATTAATTTACCACGTAACATTAGAATACCATATTTTTGTCTATCACGAGCAACAGCCATTGATGCGCCAGCTGACAATCCTTCTACTAAAAGAAGTGTACTATCTTCACCAAGGTATTCTGCATCTTTTAGTTTATCTGGATGAAGAATCTTAACTTTACTAGATGATTTTTTAGTTTTATTGGCTTTAACTGCGGCACGTGCTTTTTTCGCAGCTTCGGCAGCTTTGCGAGCAATTAATGCTTTTTCAATAATATTCTTTCCATCAGTAACATTATTGTCGAGCCAAATCTCCAACTGTTCACTAAGAATTGAAGATATAAAAGTAGTATCAATTTTAGTGATATTGCTTTTAACCTGTGCGTCATAGGCAACATTTTCAGCGGTAATATTACAAACAAGAACAAGTCCCTCTTGCAATGCCGCACCTTCAAGATTTTTATCCTTTTCTTTTAGTATACCTTGTTCTTTTGCCCATTTATTTAAAGTACGAGTAATACATGATTTAATACTCGTAATATGCGGTCCTGCAGTAGTTAAGCCGCAATTAACATAAGAAATAATATTCGTAGATGATTTATCACAATAAGTTAAAGCTAAATCAAGTTTTTGTTTATTCACTTGCTCTTGGATAATAAAATTATTATTTAAAATAGAAAGGCTATTTCCAAGAGAGCGATTAAGTAAATCTTGAATGCCGTTGTGTTTAATCTCATCGCCATTAAATATAATAATTAATCCAGGGCAAAGACAAGTAATATCTTCGCAGAAATTGCGGAGTTTAGTTTCATTTACTTTTGGTGAAGTAAAAAATTCTTTGCTTGGTTGAAAGGAGACGATTGTTCCAGAACTATGAGAATTCTTCTTCCCAGTTTCTCTTTTTTCAAATATACCTTCTTTAAAAAGAATATCTTCATATTCTCCTTTTGAATTAAAGGAAATTACTCTTAGCCAATGACTAAGAAAGTTAGTTAATTTTCCACCAATTCCATTAAGACCAATTGCCGTTCCTTCATATACTCCATCATCCCTGTATTTTCCTGAAGTATTAATAACATCAAAAGATGCTTGAAGAACTGTTTCTCCATCATCTCGAAGAACATTGATTGGAAAGCCTTGTCCAGCGTCAATTACACTAATACCATTATCATCAATTTGAATTTCAATTTTATTTCCATGACCAATATTATATTCATCAATAGCATTACCAAGAATTTCAATTGCTAATTGTGTCGCATCTGCTGTATCTCCGACATACATACCTGGACGAAGCCGAACATGTTCTAAAGGAGATAATGATTCAATACTATCTTCTTTATATAAATTATTCAATCTTACCTCCCATCGTCTTCATATCTAAATTCATAATCATTAAGTATCTCAGCATATTGTTTAATTAATACAGCCATTTCAAGTATATCCTTTTTAATTACACACCAAGCTTCTTCTTCAGTATTGTCATCTTGAGCATTATAAATCATATCTTGTATATCGTCTAAAGTATAATATTTATAATTACCAACTTGTCCGCTAAGCATAATTATCCTTTCTATTTATATAATTATACCATATAAAAATAGCAGATGTCAAGAAAATCTCAATATCTGCTTAAATACTTAATCCTGCAGTTCGGCCGCACGTTTCTCTTCAAGTTTCTTATTTAGCTGTTTACGACGTTCGATCATGCGGGATGTATAATCTGGGAATGAATCTTTCATATATTTATATTGAGCGTAAGCTTTTTCATACTCTTCTTGAGCTAATTCATATTGATAATAAATATCGCCTAATACGATGCCAAGTTCATATTGTTTAGTTGTTTTATATTTAGTATGAAGAGTTTTATGAACATTGAGGATACCACGGGCACGTTCTTTTAATACTTTAGCTTTAGTATGAGCAATTTCAATATCGCACTTACGTTCAGCAAAACGATAACCATCCCAATCATTAATATTAGGATAATCTTGCGGGCATGGTTTAACAGAACAAGTGAAAATTCCATATTTACTTGACTTTGTTACATAATAAACAGGAACTCTAATTCCACCTACAATAATTTTATCTTTCCAAGAGTCTAGAATTTTACTATGTTTACTCATGATATTTCACTTTCTCTGTTTCATGACCATATTCTTTAACTATAAAAGGTATCTTGCGGTTATACTGAGGATATGCTTTCTTAGCTACGCCGCAAGCCATGTTAATAGCTTCTTTTGGACTATTTGCATTAAAATCACCATAGGTAATAGTTTTTCCATTTTCAGATTGAGACACATGATATTTAGTCATATAATTCCTTTCATATCAATTATTCTTTAAATATATTATATCATTAGGATAAACGATTGTCAAATAATTTCTAAGGCATCTGAAAAAGAATTTTATTTGACAAAAAGGAAAAAGATGTGATATATTCTATTCATCTAATTTGAGTTATAATCTTTTTATTAAAAATAAGTAATTTTCGCTATACTAAAGTATAGCTCAATTACTTATAAAAAATTTTAGTTTTCAAATTTTTATTGACAGATGTGCGGCATATGTGCTATAATATAATAAATAAAGAAAGGATTAGTCATGGCTTATTTAATATATGGAAAAGTTATTAAACCAATGCCACTTCCTGATGGTGAAGGAAATGAAAAAATAGTTGAACCACAATCGACATTTCGTGCATTGAATTATAAAGGTCAACGTGTAACTAAACTCGTAGATGCGGGCGAGTATTATGAAAAAGCTATGGCTCAAAAAATTATAAATAAAGCACAAGCATATTGGGATAAACTTGGATATGGCGATTGTGTGGCTTATGAAATTAGAAAGAGTAAATAATGTCATATAGATTGGAATATATAGGGCCAACACAAACCTTTAAAGCTGCGGCATTTAATGCTCAGGATTTAAGTTTAAAAAATATATTACTTGAAAATGGTCAACAATATATTGTTGAATTACAACAAGATGGTCCTATAACAATGATTAATGGCAATTTAATAATGGATCCTGATACAACTATATGGGTAATATTCTTAGACAAGTGTTGCCGCATTCCTTATTCCCCAGAAGCGATATTAAAGCAATGGAGGATGTTATAATGGATGAAGAACAAGATTTATACCAAGTCACTTTAACTTGTTGAGATTGCGACCATTCAGATTGTAGATTAAATCAAATTATTCATGAAGATGATAAAGATGGGTGCGTGCGGTCAGTTGATGAAGAATTATATATTGAGTATTATCATCAATTAAAAGAAGTATGACCATTTGCATTAAAACAGTCTAAAGAAATTGTTGATAGAGAGTATAAAAAAACAATACAAGTATTAGATAGAATATATAGTTCTCCAATAGCAAAACGTAATGGGAGAGGTTTTAAAGTAGTTCGGAAGGTAAAAGATGCTGTTTTGTAGTGGCGATACTCATGGAAAAGTAATTGAACGATTTTCATATCGTCAAAACCTTAGTTTACGGCAATTAACTGAAGAAGATATAGTGTTTCAGCTAGGAGATTTTGGTCAGCCTTTTGGACCTAATAGTTATAAAGAAGCTGAAAATGTTTTTAAATTTTTAAATGATAAACCTTGGACTACTATTGTTATTGGTGGTAATCATGATGACTATAATTACTGGCAATCTTGTCCACAAGTAAAATTGTTTAATGGTAAAGCGCGGCAAGCGACTATACAAGGTGAGTCATTTTCAGTATTTTTTGTTGATGAAATAACTATTTTTGATATTAATGATTTTCATATATTAGCTATACCAGGTGCAGAATCACATGATGCTGATGTTATATTAGACCCTAATGATAAATATTTTAAAATACAAAAACGGTCTATGAAAAAACAAAATAGGTTTTTTCGTGTTAAAAATCAATCATGGTGGCCGCAAGAACGAATGAGTGTTCAAAAGAATGCTGAGTTTATGGAATATCACATGAATGAACATTTTGATTTTATTTTAACACATGACGCTCCTGCTTTAATAAACTCATGGTTCAAGAGGTCAGATGCTTCCGGTAGATATAATTCAACGGTAGGACAATTATTTCTAGAAGAGCTAAGGAAAAACCTCAATTTTGACGCATGGTTTCATGGGCATTTTCATTTTGATGGTACGTGGAATAGAATATATGACGATCGTATGTGCGGTGTTTATTACGATATACTTCAACTTAGTTTTTAAATTTTTCTTGACCCTTGTATTATATTTATGTTATAATATAATAAAGAGAAGGGAGATAAGATGTTAAATCAAGTCTTTAGTTATTGCTCTTGGGTTGAGAATGAAATTGGAAGTAATATTATTGACTTTGTTAATAAATATAAGTATTTCTCTATCCCAAAAGAACGAGTTGATAATTTCTTACAAGAATATTGTATTAATTATCAGGAACTTCCTCAGTATTTAAAAGATAAGTTGGATGAATTGGATGTTTACTAGGAGTTATTTGTGCAACCATTTAATTGCTTAACATCAGAAGATAAAGAGATTATTAGACAATGGTGTATTAATTATGCTAATGCAGAACCGCAAAGTATAGAACAAATTTTATCTACTTGGAATAAAAATAAACGTACTTTATTTAGAGCTTTTGGTAAACAACTTAGAATTAGTTTTCCAGTTAAAGAAAAAGTAAATTCAAGTTATCGTAAATCTAAATGGAGGAGTCTCTATTCACCTTTTATTGCTTATGATGTAAACGATTTTAAATATTATAAATCTGATCCTCGTAATCATATTTTTATTAATAATTTAGTTGAATGGATGCGGGACAACCTTGTTGAGGATATTCCTTTTTCAATGTTGAGAAATATTTTAGAGTACACTAAATATTGTTATATTGAAACTGGAAAAACCAATGAAGAAAGATGTTTTGCGGGCGGTGCTAATGGAAAAGTATTGAAAATTCCAAGAGATACAAAGATAATGAGGGCTGTCCGCAAAGTATTACAATATTATAATTTTCCATACATGAAATCATTTAATAAGTGGCGTGATGATATTAGTGTAATTAATACTGATAAAGAAATTGATGCTGAACTTGTTATAAGTATTAATCCAGTTGATTTTATTACAATGAGTGATAATAAAACTGGTTGGACTTCTTGTATGTCTTGGATTGATAGTGGTGCATATTCCACAGGTACGATTGAAATGATGAATAGTAATGTTGCGGCAGTTGCTTATTTGAGAAGTATAAGTCCATTTGAATATAATGGTCTTAAAATTCCAAATAAGTCCTGGCGTACTTTAGTATTTATACATAGAGATATTTTATTGGTTGGTAAACATTATCCTTATCAAAGTGAAGTGTTAGCTAAAATTATTCTGAATAAAGTTCAAGAGATAGTAAGAAAAAATATTGGATGGAAATATCAATATAAAAACCAATGTTATAGAGATATGATTCATAGTTATGACAATAAATATGTTCGAGAATATTTTCAACGTATAGATTGCGGCCATAAGATATATACCTATATGAATGTAATGTATCCTGATATGATTGAAGATCATTATACTGATTATTGGTGTTGCCGCAATTATGTAAAAAAGAATTTATATTTAAATTTATCTGGCCCTGCAACGTGTATGTGCTGTGGAAAGCCTATTGATAAATATCATGATAATGAAATATCTACTAATATTAAATACTGCGATGATTGTGAGGAATTATATAAATGTTGCGGATGTGGATTAGTTAGTGCTGAACATGCTAAAGATAGTATTACTATCACTGAAGAAACTCTTTATACTAAGGGTTTAATTAATCATGGTCATTTAGATTGTATTATTGATTATTATTGGTGGGATGATAAAGAAAAATGTCTTATTTCTAAGAGTAGAGTATATTATGTAGATAAGACAAGATATAAACCAGTAACAAAAGAAAGGATGTGCAAAGAAAATAATGAAGTTTGCGGCACCTTATCAGCTTCTAGATAGTTATATTAAACACGAAGATATAGATGAGTTCAATATTAAATTTACAGAGCATAGTTCTTTTGAAGAACTTAGAAAATTTATTAAGATGTATCCATCACATCAAATAAATATTGAATTTGCAGAAGAGGGATATAGCGTAGAAGATATTATAAATCTTTGTAGTGATTTTGATAATGTTTATATTCGTATTCACCAATGGGAACTTCGATACCTCCAAGAATATGAAGATAATAATATTAATTACATTTTTGATAATACAATGCCTATTTATTCATATTCACTCTTGGAATGGTGTCTTGCTCGTAAGGTAAAAGGTATTTATATTACAGATGATTTAACATATAATCTTGAAGAAGTTTATAAACAATGTGAGGAATGTGGGATTAAATTAAGAACTATTCTTAATAGGCTTCCAGTAATGAGTCTACTTGTTTCAACTTGTCCATCTGTTCAAGTATATCGACCGCAAGATTATGAGTTTTTAAGTCAATATTATGACGTTGGTGAATTTGATTGCGGCGTAGACTATGACTGGGCCAAGGCGGAAGTTCTTTATCGTAAATGGTTTATTGATCACGATTGGGATAGTGATTTAGACTTTATGAATCAAGATTTATCATTATCTTATCCAACGAAATCAATTCCACCTGAACTTACTCGACTAAGGTCAGTATGTAAACATCGTTGTACTATGTCTGCGGATAATATTTGCTCTAAATGCAGACGATTACTATTAATGGGCTATCGTAATGCTGATAATAATTTAGTTTATAAAGATTCTCAATATGGCTTACCGAGTCTAGAAGAGATGGTTGATGATATAATTTTATCAAAAAATAATAATCTTTAATAATTGAAAATTAAATAATATTGAAGGATTATTTAATATTAAATAGAAAAAGGAGATTTTATGATTACAGATTCTTTTAGTGCATCTTGTTATGTTGAAAACAAAGATGGTCAGTATCATATGGAATGCGATATGCAGACAGCTGATTATTCTGCTTATTCAGAATATGATGGGGATAGTTTTGTTGTCGGTCTAAATAGTATTATGGATGATCTACAAGAACAAATTATTTCTAAGTCTGAACCTGAACCAAAAGAAATGACTCTAGAAGAGAGGGTTACTTATCTTCAAGATTTGGTAGATACTTTAAGAGAAGATAAAGCCAATTTAACTAATGAAATTAATGAGCTAAAGAAAGCTCCCGCACCTACCAAGAATGATGCTGCTCCTCAAAAGACTAAGGATATTGATAAAGAGCTATCTGATATACTTGACAATCTAATCAATTACAGACATGAGAATACAGAGAAGGCTTTTGATCCTTATCATTACATGCTACGTTTTCTATAAGGAGCTACTATAATGGATTTTGTATACTATATTGTTCGTAGAAGTAATAATACTATTATTGATATTGCCGATGATATGGTTGGAGCTATTAAGAAGGCACAGCAAATGGAGGGTGCCTATTTAATTGTTCAGGGGTGCGTTATTACTGAGATTGGTGAGGATGTTATCGAAGAGCCGCCCGAGGATAATGAAGTAGTTCAGCCAGAAGTCATTGATAATGATACAGAAGAATAAAGAGAAAGGTGGTTTAATGCAATCTCTATCTAGTAAGTTAGGTTCTCGTAAATTCTGAATGGCTGTTGCCGCATTTTTAGCTTCTGTTGGAGCTTCTATTAGTGCTATTGCGACTAATAATGAAATTATTGCGGCTGTTGGTATTGTTTGTGCGGTATTAAGTGCGGCAATTTATGCGGCTGCAGAAGCTTATGTCGATGGTCAAAGTTTACAAAGTAATGTTACAACTACTTCAACAACTAAGACAATTAGTGCAACTAGTTCAAATGCTAAAGAGACGGTTGAAAAATTCCTTGTGAATGAACAGCCACCAGTCCAAGAGTAGGTGAATATTATGGCAGTTAAACAACTAAGTGATGACAGAGACTTCGACTGGGAAGAATATATTCTTGAAACTCCCGCAGATGTTCCCGATTTGCCAACTAGTTGCGGTTGAGGTTCTACTGCTCTGTGTATTTCTACTGGAGATATTTATATTCTTACTTCAGAAAAACAATGGATTGTTTTAGGAGATAATTAATAAATAATAGCCTGCATTTACTTGCAGGCTATTTTTTTATATGGTTTGAATATCAAAATACAGTAATTTATAAATTTTAATTTTTATATACAATAGAAATATATTCAGAGATAAAGGAGTGTGTAATAGTGGCGAATTTAACAAAAACATTATTAGATGCTATTTCTATTATTGCCAATAAAACCATAGAAGAAGTTTCTTCTGATAAAACGATTAAAGCCATTGTTGAAAAAGTTGTTAGTACTTCTGAAGGTAAGTATTTTGTTACTTGTAATGGTGGAAGTTTTTATGCATACACTCAGTCTGGTTCTACAGAAGTTTATCAAGAAGGAGAACAAGTTTATATATTAGTTCCAGAAGATGATATGGGACAAAAGAAATTTATCATCGGAAGAACTGAAAATGGTGAAGACTTATTACCTAAATCACCAACTACGGGTTTATTAAATGACTATGTTACTCTTGGTGATAATGCTATTATTGAAAATAAGTATTCTGCTGAAGAGGGTGAAATTAAAACCCATAAGATGCAGCCGTTGTCTTTAAATTCACATCTTCAGATGCATTACTATTACTGTTATTTGCGGAATCCAAGTAATGTTAGTGAATTAAATGATAAATATGATAATTTCAATTATCCATGTGTAAATATTAATGAGGAAGAATTTAGTAATTCTGCTAAAAATGCAAAAGCATTATTAATTAGAAGTAGGTTTAAAGCTTCAATAGATACTGATAAAATTGGTAACTATGGTATTATTGTAAATATTGCATTTGCGGATACTACTAATCCGCAAACAGATGAAAATGGGGAAACTGTTTATCCTCCAAGATTAATTGCTTATGTTCTTGATACCAGTAAAATGACTGGTAATCCAATGCGGTTTTATGATTATACTTCACAATATACTATAGAGAATTTTGATGGTGAAAATTTCTTATATATAGATTCTATTGTCGCTTTTAGTGAAGGGTTCGTTGATCAAGATATCGCGGCACATGATAATGACGATGATATTTATATATATATAGACAAGCTAGAAGTTGTTGCTCTTGATGAAATTTCTGCTACCGAAAATGGTTATAAGTTAAGATTAACTACTCCTTGAGGTAATACTATTAAACAAGGTGAAAATAAAGACTTAAAGATTAGTGCTAATTTAAGTTATTTAGGTCAGATTATCAATAAGGATGCTGTTTTTTATTGAGGAGTCAAAGACCCGTCCATCACTTCAACTACTGATGGGTATAATTTTAAAATAGGTACGGGATATAGATACCTTGATAATAAAAAAGATGAGCTGGTATTAAATGTAGGTGATCTTACTGCAAGAGAAAATACTTATATTTGTACTGTAACATACGAATCAAGTATTGTATTAAAAGCTTCTGTTTCTTTATACAATAATAATAATGATATAAACATTACGATTGAAAGTGATCAAGGTACAAACTTTCAATTCAATGAAGGTAGTCCAACTTTAACCTGTTTAATTAACGGTAAAACTCGTGATTATCAAGATAAATATTCAGATAGCGCTTTTTCTTTTGTTTGAAGCAAAGAAGATGAAGAGTTTGGTACTATAGTTTTAGATGGTACAAAAGCTCAATTAGAAAAAGAAAGAGACGAAAAACTTCAGGACAGTAAAAATAGCGGCAAAATAACTGAAATATTGTCTTATTATTCTACTCGAATTTCACAATTAGAAAATATATCATATCCAAATGGAGTGCATGGGCCGCAAATTACTTGCAAGTTAAAAAATACTAATAATTATGTTATTTATTCTTGTTCTGTTTATAGAGGCGGAGTTTATGTTGGTTACGGGTCTATTACATTACAAAACTCTAAGAATGTAATTAACAATAATTATTATATTACTATTACGAATGGATCACAAGTATTTCAATATAATGAAGCCGGTATTGCTCCCAATAGTGAAAAAGTAAAGAATCCTATTAATGTATTAGATTTAACAGCAGTATTCCATAATCCGCAAGGTGCGGAAGTAACTCCTAGAAAAGTTCGATGGGTTGTGCCGCAAGATAGAACCTTAATAAATATTCCTACTCTTGGATTGCAAACAGATGTAGTTACTGGTGAAAGATATTATTCTGGTAATGTTTATCCGTTGAGCATTAAAGATAGTTATGATAGTCAATGTAACAATAATCAATTAACTGTTATTGTCACACATGCGGATGGTACAGAATATCGACAAACTACAAATTTATTATTTACTAAAATTGGTGAGATTGGTACAAATGGTACTGATACTGTTGTAAAGATAGATAAAATTACAACTATTAATATTCCAGTTGATGAACCTTTAACAATTATCAAACAGTCTAATAGTACTAAATATAATAATGGTAATTCTATTAGTACTCCTGTTTTAGAAGCTAATTTATATACTAATAATAATCAAGTATTAGGATATAATACTAAGTGAACTATTGCGGGAACCTCTAAAGATCAAGGCCGCACCTATAAAGTAAGTGGTACTAGTAATAACAGTAATGAATGTACCATTGCATATAATGGTGATTTAACTAAATTAGATACTAGAATTGTAGAAGCAGAAGTTAGTTTACAAGGTAAATATTATCATAGTTTTTATGGTATTCCCGCGATTGAATATGAAAGCGGATATGATTATGAGCACTATCCTATTAGGATTATAGATAAAGATACTTTAAAAACTGTATTATATGATTCTAGTGGTAATAATCCTATTTATAATGAGAATCAGGGTGTCCATGTAGAATTAGAAAATTGAAATGGTTATTTAGAATGAATTGCTACTGGCGGTCCTACAAATAATAATCCTAATTTATTATTATCTAAAACTCCAAGAGTAAAAGAAGGAGATACAACATTAAAAATTGCTGATGATGTTGTTAGTGTTCAAACTAGGATTTTAGATATTCAAGATAGAGGACAAGCTTGTGCGGAAGGTGCTATAGATGTCAATACTCAAGAATATATTAAGAGATTCTTAAATGATATTGAGCGAATTGCTATAGATGGTTTATTAACCATTCCGATAAAATTAGATTCACTTTGGAATAGACTAGATACTTTCTTAAAAGATAGTCCTGATAGAGAAAATAGTCAAATTAATATTGTTTATCAAATATATTCTGAATTATTTGAAACGATAAAAGAAGAATATGAGTCGCGGCAAGATATAAACGCCGCATGTACTAAGCCATATGATGCAGTACAAGCTATCTGAAATAGTGAGTGACCAAGTGTTATTACAGAAGATCGTTTGCATATTCAAAATAATACTAATGTTGGTGATATTTCTAATATAGAACAATTAGTTGAAAGATATAAACAGGTTTATAATAGTCGTTCTGATGATAGTAGTACTGCGATAATAGATAAGAGTACTTTGTTTGATAAAACTATAAAAGATTATTTAAATGAATATAATGATAAGACTACATATACAGGTCATCCTCTATTGGTTGAGTGTACTCAAGTATTAATGGCTTATTTAAATCTATTAGTAGATGAAACTAATGCTCGTCTTGATGATAATAATTATAATTATCCAAGCGAGGATTTAAAAGAAAAGGTTAAGAACCAGTATGCTTCAATTGTTACTGATTGAGATTTAAATAATATTAAAGAAAATATTAAAGCTGTTATAAAAGCTTCTGGGGAAGAAATGGCAGAAGTATATGATGGTATTAGAAAAATATATGCTTATTATCAACAATTATTTTTAAATGTTCAGAAGTATCATGTAGCAGAAGAATCTGACACATTAAGTGTTTGAATGTCATTGTTAAAAGGTCAAAATCCGCAACAATTAAATTGAATTTATGTTATGCCTGACTCTAAGAAGAGTTTTAATGGTTTATATATGAATAACAATGTTGTTGGTACTGTCCATATTAAACAAGGTAATAAGGATAATGTAGTTGCTAAAGTATATGTACCAATTATAATGACTTTAAATACATATGAACTTGCGGCTTTGAATGGTTGAGATGGTACAAATGTTGAAATTGGTGATGACCATATTTTAACACCGCAGATAGGTGCGGGTATTAAAGATAGTGCTACAAATACTTTCACAGGTATGGTCATGGGTGCTATTAGTAATACAGCAACACCAGACCAAAATAAGACAGAGAGTGTTTTAGATAAAGCTGACAGAGCTGAAAAAGTTGGTTTAATAGGTTATTCAAATGGAAAACAATCCGTTTTTATTGATGCTAAAACAGGTAGTACTTATTTAGGTTTACCAGAACAGGATTCAAATGTAGGAATTGATGAAGGTCGTATTGAATTAATTCCTGGCGGTATTAGTAAAATTGGTAACTGGAAAATTGGTAATCGTTTTCTTTATAATATAGTTGATGGTACTTATGATATTCGACATGATATAGATCATCCTGATAAATTAGAAAAAATCATGGTGCCGCACGATAAGCATGGTATTATTCTTAGTTCAGATAAGCCTTATATTCATGTTAAAGGTGAAGTTTATAAAAATAATAATTTACAAAATATTAATTATCAAGATGAGTATAATAATATTAGTCCTGGTGATAGTCTTGAATTAAGAATGGATCCTGGTGATAATTCATTATTTTCTATTATTCAGCATACTTCTGGATTTGGCGATGAAAATATAGATGATTTACACTTTGGTTACAGAGATGTAACATCAAATAATGATGTAACTATTGTAAGAGATTATCAAGCTGATAAAAATATTAATAGTTTTACTTCCCAAAAAGATACAGAATATTATATCTATTCATTAGCTACAGATGCAAATGGTAATTATCAACCCTATTATCAAGATGATAATAATGTAATTTGAGTAAATAGTGGGAGTAATTCAAATATAATTATAAATAGTAGTGTATTCTTTAAAGATATTTTACCAGAAGTTAATTTTAAAAAGACTGCTGGTGATAATCCTGTTTTTTCTTGTGATAAAGATACTGGTGTTATTACTTATAATCCAAATAATTTAACTTGGAAAAATGGTACAGAAGGTTCTTCTAATGGTGAAGGATGGCAATGTACTACTGAAGAAACTGTTTCAAATAACAGTTTTGTGGTTAATTTTGAATACACTAAAGATATTCAAGAAGTTGTTGATGATCAAGGTAATAAAACAGGGTCTATTGAAAAAGATATTAAAATAGGTACTGTAAAAAATACATCAGATAAAAGTCTTTATCAGATAAAACTTTCTAATAGTCAAATAAACTATGATTTATCTGGAATAAATTTAGATAATTCTGCGGACAATTATTTACAATTTTATGTTGTTTTAAATGATAATGATGGAATTAATGCAGCAATATTAGAATCAGAAATAATTGATCTTTTAACAGTTCAAAATAATTCAGATATTATTTTATATTCTATTAATAATAATGGATTAATTAAAAATACGGAGTATAAATTAAAATTAAAACTTTATATTAAAGAATATACTATAAATACTTGTTGTTCATGTACTATTAAAAGTGATTCTGCTGAGCAATATAAAGCAGCTCCTGATTCTGAGTATGGTGTGGTGTCAATTCAAAATTATAGTTCTGGAAGTGAGATTAGTTTTACAGCAAAATTAGATGATGGAAAAAATTCTATTTCTGGAAAATATACTTTTATGAAATATAGTAATACATGTGATTTTTATTTTAAATTAAATAGTAGTTATGCTTCTAAAAAATACGATTTTATTCTTTGAAGAAAAGGTAGTGATACCGCGATTGCAGCAGGCCAAACAGATGGTACGAATTTGGCAAAATTCTTTAGTAACCAAGATACTCGATGGGAAAATCTTACAACAATAAAAACAATAAATAATTCAAGTTATCCGCTTCCGACTGCTAAAAATCCTTGATATATTAGTTTTTATTCAGAAGGTGCCTATACTCTTGAAACGTTCGGGTATGAAACAGAATTATCGACATACAATAATACTGATAAAGATACTACTGGCACTGAACGACGTATTGCTACTTTTACTGTTGTTCAAAATGAAGGGAAAGAAAATTTTAGCGTAGGTACTCCAACGGCAGAGAAGGATAGTATTAAAAATACTGTAAATACTGACATTAACACGATACCTTTTTATAGATTAATTAATGAGAACGTTGTTGACATGATAGATAAAAATATTTATCAAATAAATTGAGGACAATGAGATAAGGATCAAAATAATTCAAATAATTATAATAAACAAGAAGTTTTTTGAAATTTTAATATTAATTGAGTTATTAATAAAGAAAATGTTAAAGGATCAAAACCACCAGAAGGTGAAAACAAACTCTGCGTTAAAGATGATACCGGTATTATAAATCTTCAAGGTGTGCCTTATGCTAAGACATATTGAAAAAATAATAGTATAAGAGTATGTTTTTATGATGATTATAAAAAAAGAGTTAATTCTTCTAAAAATACTAGTAATGAAAAACAATATGGATATATTGATATAGCTGAAAATAATAATATATCTTATAAGTACATAAAAACTTTAAAAGCTAGTATTGTAAATAGTTGATTTGAAAATAAAAATTCGAGTAATACTTGAATTGAAATTGATGAGGATACTCTGAATAGTCAACTTATCTATTGAAAAGAATTTATCCGAGTTGGTCTTGATGAAAACGGTCGCTTTTTTAGTGCGGGACTACAAGATAAAAAAACATATAGCCGCACTGGTGTAATTCATGCTTTTGGAAAAGTTCCTAAACTTTATGGTCAAGAAATTAGAGCAGAAGGTTCTTCTAATAATTATGTTCCTATATTAAAAATATTCTCTCAAAAAGCAGGATCTCAATCTCAAATGAATACTACTTATATTACACAAGGACAAAATGATAAGGGTAGTATTAGTATTCGTACTGCTGAAAATGGATATATTGAATTAGCTGCAAGTCAGTATTCTAGTAATAATGAAAATACTGTTCCAGAAGCTGTTAGTTTTATTCAAATTGGCAAAATTAATAGTAATAGAAAACTTGGAGTTAAAATTCAATCCGATGATAATAATAAAATTGAATTAAATAAAAACTTATCTATTAATACAAATTCAATGGTAATAGCATTCCCTGATGAAATTATTCAATATCAAATTGCTAATAAAAATAAAAAGTATGTACGAATAAAAACTCCTGAGTATATTCTTTCTTCTGTCGATGGAAGTAGCCTTAAAGGAACTGAAGCAACTAGTACTTTAATTGATTATGGTCATTATAGAATAAACGCTTTTGTTGATATTATTTCAAAAGAAGAAACTAATGATGATCAAACAGTGACAAAAACAATAAAAGAACCTAAAATTCAACTACAAGTTGGAGAAAAGAAAACTGGTCTTGCTATTAGTCCAAACGAGGTTGAATTAAAAACTATCGGCGGCTATTCAATAAAAATAAATGATAAAAAAGGTGCTTTTACTTTTAAAAACATGAAATTAGAATTTGATATTAATCAAAATATTATTACTTTAAAGAATAGAAATGCTTTTATTCAAATGAAAGCTCCCACACTTTTAGATCAGCAACAACAACATTTTATTCAATTATCATCTACTTCTAATGGAAGCATTGGTATAAATATTGATAATAAAATCACTGTTAAAGGTCGTCAAGGTCTTACTGTTGAAGGACCGTCAACTCTTATGGGTAAAGTTTCTATAAAAAACAATTTATATACTGCGCAAAATCTTTATATAGGATATACTGATGATAATAAAGTTAATAATATAGAGAAAGCAATTTATTTAATTAAAAAAGATAAAACTTATTTTAAGTTTTTAGCAGAAAATTTTGAACGATTATTTGATTGATATAATACTTGTCGTTGAGGAATTGCTTGTGATGGTAATACTTTGAGATTAAGAAATGTAGCTAGAGAAAATAGTCCTGAAGGTGCTTTTAGTGAAGAAGATAGTAAAAAATATGAGTGAAATTTTCACACGATGAAACCAAATACATATAAAGGAAGTATTTAAAAGGAGTTCAAATGGCGGCAACATTAGTTTATAATAGCGATAATCTTGAAAAACCTATAAGACAATTAATAGTAGACGATGTTGAAAAATATAGACTGGTTATTACTGATAATAAAGATGAGTTGATATATGCAAAAGGCAAAGTTAATTTAGATATTAATTATACGTATAAAGATAGCAATCAAGAAGAGCGTCCTATCCCAGGTACGGAACCTAAGTGGATGGAAAGGGTTATTCCAAAAGTTTATTTTGCATTTTATAATGATGGTTTTTATAGAAAGTCAAATGATTATTATTATAAATATGAAGATGGCTTGCCAGATTTACAGAAGTATAATGATGTAGCTTCATTTTTAGGGTGGTGAACAGCTAAAGATGGTGGAAAACAAATTGATGAAGTAAATGACTTAAAAGACATTTTATTTAATTATCGTCAAGATGATATTTTGCCTGAGATAACATTATATGCACATTGAGCTGTTCCAACTTATACAATAACAGTTCATAATATATCTAATACTTCTACAAAAAAAATTAATAAAAAGGCAATAAAAGGACAATCTTCTTTTAAATATTACGATGAAAAAGAGAAAAAATATATAACAACAACAAAAAAATCAGTTCCTTTTCATAAGATTTTATATGGTACAGATTTTGTTAAATATTTAAATAAAAAAATTACTGAAGTAAAATATTCTAGTTGAGCTGGAAGAATAACTAATTTAAGAAAAACTCAAAAATTCTTAGGCTGAAGCGATGATCGTTATGGCCATGCTTTAGATGGTCCTTTTTATGTTAATGAAAATGGATATATACGTGAGACTCCTTGACCAGATTTACAAAATCTTTGTGGCCATCCATATGGTGAATATAATACACAAATGACTACTAAGCTATATAAAAATATTGAAGTGTGACCACAATTTGAAACACTTGTTATTTTTTTAGGTTGTACCTTACCAGACAAAAAAACTTTTAAAGGAAGGTCGAGTTGTTTTAAAAGAATATTATATTCAACTGAAGCAGATAGACGTCCAATTGCCCCAAGTTTTAAAGGACATAATACATCAGATAGCGGCGGATATTGATATACTTATGGTGATCTTACAACATATCATTGGTCTGTAGTTGCAAAAGATAGATTCGGTTCTTATGGGCAAAGTATAGATGGTAATTATCCGTATTCTTCAACAATCATTTATCAATTCGGTAAGTAAGGAGGCATAATAAAAAATGGCAACAACAATAAACACAATATATCCACCGCAAGTAGAGACATTTATGCCTTCTTTCTGCTATAATGAATCTGCTGAGGTGTGATTTAAACTATCTTCTTATAATGAAGATATGTTAAATAAAATTAAATTTATTCATGTTTCAATGGTAGATCAACGAAATAATGAAAATGTATTTGCGGGTAAAAATGGTAGTGCAAATGTTTACCCGCAATACTACCCTATTTCTTGCTATGAAGAAAAAAATGGCGTAGTAAAAAATATGAAAGACATTTTATGAGATTCTTCTAAAAAAATGTATAAAATTACTATACCACCGCAAGTAATTAAAACTAGCCCATATTATAATCCCGATCAATACTATAAAATTCAATTACGATTTGATTTAACTGGTAGTGATGGTTATCCCGCACTTCCCAAGGATTCTACAGAATATTCAAATCCAACAGAGTTCTTCTATTGGACTAGTAATTCTAATAAAGCCGCAAATGCTTTAAAATTAGCTGCTTATACAAATTATAATCAAGATAATTTTTCAGAATGGTCAACTGGAACTTTAATAAAATCTATTTTTATTCCTACATTTGATATTAATATTAAGAATAATTCTTCAGTATTTCCAAGTACTAATATATCAGTTAATGGAAATTTAACTTTTGATAAATATAAATATGATGAAAATATATATTCAAAAAATAATACTGAATGACTATCTTGATACAGAATTAAAATTCAATCTGAAATATCTGCATCATCTACATTATATTTTGATACAAATATAATATATGCGGACATAAATGCTAAAAATGAAATTAATTGTACTGTTGATACATCAAGAGGATCTTATTATTGAAAAATTGAATATGAAACGAATAACGGATATCATAATTCTATCATTATGACTGTTACAATAGAGAATTATACCAATCAAAATATAAATATTAAATATACTAAAAATATTGATAATGAAAATGGTATAATTAAATTAAATATTACATCATTAAGCGAAGGACTAAATACTCTCAGCGAAGGTAATTTGGTTGTACGACGAGCTTCACATCAAACAAATTTTAAACAATGAGATTTAATAGGTGCTTATAAGCTTTCTTCTTTACCGTTAATTATAGAAGATAATACAATTGAAAGTATGACTGGTTATCGTTATCAGTTACAATATATTAATGGTGAAAATTTTTATAAACCTATTTATATTGAAAGTAATGATATTTTACATTGTGATTTTTATGGCGGAATATTTTCTGATAAAAATAGAATGTTAAAGAAAAATAGAATGTTAAAGATAGAATTTGATTTTCAAATATCCAATAGGAATAATGCAGTTAATCGTACAAAGATAGATACGTTGGGTGGTCAATATCCAATCTTTACACAAAATGCCAAATTAAAATATCATACTTATAGTATTTCTGGCCGTATATCAACAGAAGATAGTGGTGAATTATTTTTACCAAAACAAGAAATTTTTGGTGAAGAATATTATAATTATAGATACAATCCTGCGGCAATATTACCACATACTGCAGAATGTCAAAGTATTAAACCTAATAATGATTGACTTTATGAGCGTGAATATCGTGATGCGGTTGAAGATTGATTAAATAATGGTAAGCCTAAGTTGTTTAGGTCAATGACAGAAGGCAATATGATAGTTATGCTAGATGGTGTTACTATGACCCCAGACACGGTGCTTGGCCGCAGACTTTATAATTTTAGTGCAACAATGTATGAAATAGGTAATGGAAAAGACATAAATTCCATTGCTTCTTTTGGATTATTTGATATTGTTGACGAAAGAGAAAAATAAAATTTTACTAAGGAGGAAAAATGAAAAAACAATATCCATACTCTAATGATACAAATTTCCTTAGTAAAATTGATACTCTTCGTGTTCGAGAACAATGAGTTAAAATCACATTGCTCGAATATAGTAGTGAAGTACCATTAGAGAGTATAGAAGGAAAAATAACCAGCGGAACCCTCACTAAAAATGGGGATTCCGCTGTTCGCCGCACTTGTAATTTAAGTTGTGCGGTTGATGCTTTTAAATATGACCCTGAAAGTATAAAAAGCAATTACTCTATATCAAAAAAAATATATCTTGAATTAGGTATAACTAATGAAACAGATGAATATCCTGGTGAAAAAATTATCTGATTCCCGCAAGGTGTATTCTTTATAACCAGTTTTGCTATTTCTGCTTCTGCAACTGGTGCCGCGAGTATTAATCTTCAATTTAAAGATAAAATGGCACAATTAGATGGAACTATTGGAGGAACACTTCCCGCGACTGTTAGATTTGATACAGTAACAACGATGGTTAATGGTGTTGCTCATACCAATAAAGCATTAATTTATGATATTATTATGGAAACTGTTAATCATTTTGGAAATGAAGATTTATCTAATATTATTATTGATGATATTCCTCGTAAAGCTAAAAGAATTATTAGATGAATGGGAGAAGAGTCTTTATGAATTTACCCTATTATTGATACTAAGACAAATAAAATATCTTATGATGTTTGTCTTACTTCTGATTTAGATGAAAAGCAAACTGCGCACACTCCTGTTAATTATAATGGAGAAGTCATTGGTGCAAAAGAATATAGAACTAATCAAAATATAGGTTATATGTATGAAGATTTTGTTTATGACCAAGAACTTACTTTTAATGCTGGAAGTAAAGTTACAGATGTTCTAGACAAGCTGCGAGATTGATTAGGTAATTATGAATACTTTTATGACGAGCAAGGGAAGTTTCATTTTCAAGAAATTAAAAATTATTTAAACAATGCTCAATCTAGTGATATATGAGAAAAAATTGAAGAAACAAAAGATATAGATTATTTATATGAATCAACACAAGGAAAAAGTGTTTATACTTTTGATGATAATATAAATTTAATTAGTATTACAAATACACCTTCTTATGAGAATATTAAAAATGATTTTATTGTTGAAGGTACAATTGATGTAAGTGGTGTTAAACGTCCTTGTAGATATCATTTAGTGATTGATAGTAAACCTACGATTACCGTAGAAGGGTATGATAATGTATTAATATATACTGATCCAGTAAATAAAGATACTACAATAACTAAACCTATAATAGTTGACCCTAAACTTAATAAAGGTGAATATGTTTGAACACTTCCAGAGTTTGGTGAAAGCGGTAAGATATATGGATTATTTGATGAACCGCAAACATATACGTTCAAGAAATCATTAAAAGGTATGGATGATTTTGAATATCATTATAATAATTTTGTTGAGAATGAAAATAATCTTATTACTGAAGAAAGAACTTTCGTTCTTAATTCAAATAAAACAAATAATGATGATAATAAAAACTACTTATTTGCTCTTTTGGAAAGATATATGGGTTATACAGATAATTCAACATATAAAGAACGATATAGAGATATTATTTTTACATTGGCGAGACAATTAAGAAGATATAGTATGACTAAAGAGGCTTCATCTTCTACTCTTGTATATTATCAAGATTTATACACTTCATATTCTGATAACAAAGATAGCAATGATCCTATTATCCCAAGAGTAGGTGGATTGTTGCGGCTATTGCAATTATTATTTTCAAATATAAGTGATGAAGATAGTTTACCTAAGAAAGATGAGAATTATTGGCCTGTTATTGATATATCTATTAAGAAACTTTGAGAAGGGGTATCTGTATCATCAAATTATGAAGAAGCATTGAGGGCCGCAAGAAAGAGTCAATGTTTAAAATATTTAGATCCATTACAGATTAAACAAAGACAGTTAGATATATTAATTGAACAATATACTCAAATAACAAATGAATATGATGCTGAGATTGCTTTTATTGAAAGAAGTGGTGGTTCAACTTCAGATTTAATTAGTAAAAAAACTGCAATTCAAAACTTAATTAATAACTATATGTCTCAAAGAGATATATGTAATAAAAGATTGAATTTATTATATTCAGCATTGACAGCATTCGGTGCTGGCGGTTTAGTTGCTCCAGATACATATTATCCAGTAGATGTGACAATTAATATTCGGTCAACATCTTTCTGATATTATAATACAGATAATACTGAGAATAATTATGGATGAAATGAATTAGAATGATATCAATATTATCATACTAGTGAAAAGGATAATAGTAAAACTTATTATCCAGATGGATTCGGACCGATGACTTTTATTGATTATTCACTTATTAATTGAGACGATAAAGTATCTGATTTAAATCAAACATATTATCCTTCAATGAATTGTAATTCTTCTTGATATAAACAAGATTATATTAATTATGCACAACAGAAAGATTTACCTTATATTGATGTTACAGACACTAATAAGTTAAACACCTACGTTCCTACAAATTGACGAACAGAATTATTTTTAATGGGGTTGCGGGCTGAAGAGAATGGAACCGACCCAGGCCCTTATTATCAAGAATTAAAACTTAATTGACCTTCTACATTTGATTTTAAAAATAATCAATTAGTTTCAACAAGCATTGATTATATTAATTATTTTGTTGGTAGTACAGGCGTTTTAATTGATAGTAATAAATATAAGTTTACGAATAAAACTATTGACGGTAAAGAGAGAGAAACTGCTAATATTGGTGAAGAACAAAGTAATGATAGTAGTAAAGCATCATTTAAAAATGGTAAAATAGGAGAAATTATGAATTTCTTGTATAACTATGAAAATGATCACTATTATTATTTCTTTGATATGATTGATAGTTCTTCTCCCACTTGAGGTGAATATAGTGTAAAGAATATAGGGCGCCGCACAAATGTTACTGTCAGTGATGGTGTTAACTGTATTTTTGCTCCTAAAATTCCTGACTATGCTTTTGTTAATATTAGTGGTTTAAATCCGCAAGAAAAAAATCAAGTATTTACGGATTTAAAAAACATTGCGGAAGATATTATCCAAGTAACAGATATGTACTGTAATAATTTTGCAACTGGTAGTTTTAAACAATCTGCTTATGAACAAATTAGATATGATTTACAACAACACACTTCTTATCAGAATATCGTTAGTATAACCGCAATTCCATGCTTTTATTTAGAACCAAATGTTAGAGTTACTTTAAATGACCATAGTACAAATACATTTGGTGATTATGTGGTTAAATCTATTTCTATTCCTCTTGGAGTTGGAAGTGCTATGTCAGTAAGTATGTCTAAAGCAATGGAAAGAATCTAAGGAGGTTCTTATGGATATGGCTACAGTTAGTATTCTTATAGTAATAGTTGGATGTGTAATTGGCTTAGCTGAATGGGTAAGGATGATAAAAAATGATGCGGGGACAATGGCCGCACAAATTCGTACTCTTGAGACTAAGATAGAACATCTTGAAGAACAGTTGGATGAGTTAAAGAATGATGAAGAATTAACTAAAGTCATTGTCCAAAAGGCCATTGAAGAAAAAATTGTTAATGAAAAAATTATTTCTTTAATTCAAGAAAAATTAAAAATTCAAGAACCAGTTCCACCAACTATCAAGAAATAATTATATGGGCAAGTATAAAAATACTTGCCCTATTTTGTTTTAAAATAACAAATTATAATAATTTATAGTTTTTGAAAATCAAATAATATAGATGGTTAAATAATAGCTTTAAAAAGGAGAGGTATGGATATAAATACAATTTCTATAATGATAGCTATTATTGGTTGTTTAGTTGGTGCCGCGGGGTGATTAAGAAATACTAGAACAGATGCAAGTCAGCAAAAAGCATCTGAGTCAGAGATAAAAACAAAACTTGATTTTATGTCTAATGACATTAAGGAAGTTAAAATTGATATAAGATCTTTTAGTCGTGATTTACAGGATGTGCGAACAATAGCTGTTTCCGCAGAAGCTGAAGCTAAACGTGCCAATACTAGAATAGATAGTTTAATTGATGGAGAAAAAGGAGCTTAAAATGGAAATGGAAACAGTATCATATCTTACTCTAAATGGAGATACTAGAAGAATCGTTGATGAAAAATGTCGTAAAGATATAGATTTATTAAAAGCACAGATTGAATATCTTGCAAACGAATTAAATGTTGACATATCAAATGTAAAGCCAAAGAATTAGGAGTCTTTATAGACTCCTTTTTTTTATTTCAAAAAACAGTAATATACATATGATAATTTTTAAATATTATAGGTGTAATTTACACCTGGAATTCCTATTTTATTTGTTATACGTATAAGAGATAAAGGAGTGGATGTTCTTGAAAAGGATAGAAGATAATCATAAAGAACGTCAATATCGAGTATATAAGGAGGTGGTTTAGTCTATGGCAAAATATAGTAATGTTGTAGAGTATAATATTGTAACAGATGTTGATACGTCAGGCATTATTAAATTACAAAATGAATTAACTAAATTAAAACAGTCATTAAAGTTTGATAAGAGCGGATTTAGTCAACTAGGTTTTGATGATGCTAAAATAGAAAAATCTATTCAAAAAGTTAATCAATTACAAACTGCTATTGCTGCAGCATTCAATCCTAAAATTGGTACAATTGATCTTAGTAAGTTAAACGCATCATTACAAAAAGAACATACATCTTTACAAATGATAGTTAAAGATTGAGAGCAAATGGGTACTCGTGGTACTATGGCAATTTCAAATTTGTCAAATGCTCTTCTATCAATGAATAAGGGTGCTTTAAATGTAAATACTACATTATCTAAAATAGCTAATACTTTTGGAAATACTGTTCGTTGGGGTATTACTGCAAGTATTTTCCAAGAGATGATGAGTAGTGTTCAAGGTGCCGTTTCATATATGAAAGATTTAGATGAATCATTAACTCAGATTCAAATGGTTACTAACTCATCTAAAGAGGACATGCGGGAACTAGCTCAATATGCGAATAGTGCAGCACAAGCTTTAGGTTCAACCACTACTGACTATACAAATGCTGTTAAAGTATTCGTTCAAGAAGGTTTCTCTGAGAGAGAGTCTAAGCAATATGCAGATTTATCAATTAAATTAGCGAATGTATCAGAACAAGATACTGCAACTACTTCAGATCAAATTACTGCTTTCCGTAATGCTTTTCAACTTGATTTTGAACAAACGGCTGCAGCAATGGATAAAGTTGCAAATGTTGCTAATAATACAGCATCTAATGTTAATGAATTGATGACCGCATCACAGCGTGCCGCATCTGTTGCGCAAGCGGTCGGTGCTAGTCAAGATTCATTTTTAGCTTCAATTGCTACGATTGAATCTGTTACACGTCAAAGTGCTGAAGAAATCGGTAATGGTCTAAAAACCATTTATCAACGTTTTGCTGATATTAAAGCTGGTGGTTCAGCTGAAGATGGCGTTGATTATGGTCAATACGCTAATGCTTTAAAGTCAATTGGTGTAGATGTACTTGATGCTACAGGTCAGTTTAAAGGAATGGACCAAATTCTTCAAGAAACTCAAGAAGTTTGGTCTAGTTTATCTGATACTATGAAAATTGCGGTTGGTGAAAAAGTTGCTGGTAAATTCCAATATAACCGTTTCGCCGCATTAATGAATAATCCAGAATATTATCAAAAAGCTTTAAATGCTACCGGAGCTGGTTCTGAAGGTATGATGAATCAGATGAATGATATATATATGGAGAGTATTGAAGGTAGGCTTAATACTTTACAAGCTGCTGGCGAACAAGTAATGTCTACATTATTTAATCAAGATGCTGTTGAACCTGTTATTGAAGATGTTACTCATTTAGTTAATGGTTTAAATGATTTAGTTGAAGCAATGGGTGGACTAAATGGTGTTTTACCTGCAATAAGTGCATTAATGCTTCGTACTTTTAGTACACAAATTGCTGGCACTGTTACAAATATGGCCACTTCTATTGGAACTATTGTAGCTAATAGTAGAAATGCAAATCAGTTACAAACTACTGCTAGTCTTGTTGGTTTAAGTAATTATGATCAAACTTATGGTCAAGCTCAAGGACAAAAATCCGTAGCTGGTAAACTTGTTGCTAGTGTTGCAGATAATTACGACCAATTATCTGTTAAGACTCAAGAAAAAATAAGAGATTTGTCTCAACAAATTGTTGAACTTGAAGAACAAAAAACAGGTATTTTAAAAGAACAAGAACTTTTCTTTAAACAAATTGGAGCAAAAGCCGTTGAAGAAAAATTTGCAATTCAACAGCAAGTTACTGAATATGCTGAAGAAATAAAATTAATAGAAGAGAAAGCTAAAGCAGGCAAAGCTTCTACTGAAGAAATTGAAAAATCCCTCCAATTAGAAGAAAAAGTTAAAAATGAGCTTAGTAAAAAATTAAAGATATACACAGAAATTTCAAAAGAAGTGGCTAATTATGCAAATAAAATTGCAACTGGCGCTGGTGTAGATGAAAAAATGATTACTCGTTTACAAGAAATGCGGCGAGAAGCTTCTGGTCTTGGAATTAATATTGCTGAATTAGAATCTTTAATTGAAAAACTTGGGGTTGCTTCTAATAATTTAAAAATTGGTGAAAAGATGGTGGAAGCAACCGTTAGTACCGTTAATCTTGAAGCTAATATTAATAATATCATTAGAGGTTTATCTAGTTTAACATCAATTGCATTTGGTGTTTCAATGATAGGTGAAACATTTAAAACACTTGGGGATGAAAGTGCTTCTCTAAAAGAAAAAATTGATGCTATTGCCTTAAATGGCTTAATGGGTATTACAATGTTAGTACCTGGTATTATGCAAGGTGTAAATGCTGTTAGAGAACTTAATAAAGCTTGAGAAGCTTGAAAAGTACAACAAGCTGCGGCAATAGTTGTTGAAGAGTTATGAGCTGATAAACAAGCTTTAAACATATCTTTGCGGAGCGATACTGTTAAAAAAATTGCTGTTGAAAGTATAGAGCAAGGTAAATTAAATAAAGAAAAAATGACTGCTGCATTAATAGAAGCAGGATATTCTGAAACAATGGCAAAAGGAATTGCTACTAAAACAGCGAATCTTGCCATTGAAGAAGCTACTGGAAAAGTTACAACCAGTCAAATTATTAAAACTGGTTTAAGAACAGCTGCTACTGAGGCATTGACAGCAGCTCTTAGACGATTGGGCATTGAACAATCAAGAGTTGCAGCAATGGCTGGTCCTATCGGTTGAGCCATTCTAGGAATAGGTGCTGCATTAACTGCGGCTACTATTGCTGTTAATCAATATGCAGAAGCAGAAGAAAAAAGGAAACAACAGTTAGAAGAGCAGATTAATACTTCTAATCAAATTGTTCAAAAATTAAATGAAACTAAATCTGCTTATGACGAGGTTTATGATAATTATAAACGAACTGGCGCAGCTTCAGAAGATTTAAAAAATAAATCTTTAGAATTAGCAGAAGCTTTAAAAATTGAAGGCGCAGAAGCTTTAGCCAATGCTGGTCGATATGATGAGTTAAATGAAAAAATTCAACAGGCTTCACTTAATCAAAGAGAATATAATACAGCTCTATTACGTCAACAATCTAGAGATTTGAATGCTGAAAACTCTACTTTGAGTAGCCCTGTTGTTGGAGATAATGGCTATATCATTGGAGAAGGATCTTCTATCTCTGGTGACCAAAGGATAGAAACTAAAAAAAGTGCAATTGAAACAGCTGAAAAAGAGATCGCCGTTGCTAGAGAACAACTTGCACTTTTAGATAATACTAAAGATGGATATATTGAAGAAAAAGCTGCTCTTGAAGAATTAATAAAAACTAAACAAGCATATGTTACACAAAATACACTGACTGAAAATGAAGAAAAACAAGTAGAAGTTTATAAAGGGATTGCAGAAAATACTGCAAATATTTTTAAAGATAGTGGATTATTTAATAATGTTAAAAATTATCAAGAAGTTATTGATGAACTTCAATCAAATGAAGATATAAAAAAATATTTATCATTTTTAGGTGAAGAAGAAGCTAGGGCTTGAATTCAAGCTTATACTCAAGAAATATTAGCTGGTAAAACAGATATTTTAGAAGCCTATCAAAAAGCTATTGCCGATGAAAATGCTGCTTTTGATGCTTATAATAGTGATATATCGTTACAAGAACAACTTAAATCTCTAAATATAAATTCTGTAGAAGATTTTTCTAAAGCTATTGAAAATGGCACGATTAATATTGAAGGATTTGCGGAATCTGTTAAATTACTTACATCTGCAGCAGAAGACTTAACTACTAATATTAATGGTAATACTTTTACCAATCGCATAGATATTTCTTCTAATGAAGAGGATTTCAAAGACTTCCTTAATGACAGTGGTATGTCTGAAGGTGCCTTTAATCGTATGTCTCGTAACTCTTATGAAGAAGAAGGCGGATATTATCAAAAAGAAAAAGAACGTCTTGAAGATTTAATTGCTGTTAAAAAGGAAGACGGTAAAGTTACAGAAGAAGAAGCAGAAGAAATCTCAAAAATAAATCTTGAAATTGAAGATTTAGATGATGCCGCAAGAGATACTACTGCCGCAATTCTTCGTATGAGTAATGGCGTTGTGACTTTACGCAATAAAATTGGTGACATATCTGAAATTCTTACTAATGATGCTCTTAAAGGTACCACAGAGTGATATGAAGCTTTAGACGACTTAGATAAAGGATTATCTGAAGTTCTGAATATTGATGCTGGTACGTTAAGTGATACGTTTATTGAAAGTGGAGATGCTTTAGCATATGCTCAACGTATGGCTGAAGGTGATATGTCTGCCATTGATGATTTACGTATTGCAGCAGCACAAGATATTATTCAAAATCTTTCTATTCAATTAAAAAAGGGGGAAGATGTTGATGCTGTACGTTCACAATTGTTAAATGAATTAAATCAATTACAAGCAGAAATTAATGCTGGAACTATTACAATTACAACAGATCTCGATGATAAACCCTTTATTCAAAAATTAAATATGATGCTTGCAGATAGTCAAATATCTGCGGAACAGGCTTCAAACATTCTTTCTTCTATTGGAATGGATGCTAAAATTCAATATGCTGAAGGGAAAGGCACCGTTGATGCAGTAGAATATGAGGTTGCTGTAGATTGGGTTGACCAGGTTGGACCGATGCCAGATGGAAGTCAAGCACCGTCTATTCCAAAAATTAGAATGATTCCACATATGGTACCAGTAGAAACAACAACAAGGATTCCATATCTTCAGGGTACACATTATACTGGTTCAGGTGTTCAAACTGCAAATACAGCTGCACGTAATCCTTCTTATACTGGTGGTTATAGCAGTAATCCAAAACCTTCTGGTGGAAAATCTTCTTCTCCAAAAAATAATAGTACTCCTAAGCAAAAAACAATTGATCCAGAAGATAAACAAAAAAATGAGTGAGATTATTTAACTGATATAACCAATGATTTAGATCGTGCATCTGCAGCGATGGAAAAATTAACAAAATTAGAAGATAGACTGTTTGGTAAAAGTCGTATTTCTAATTTAAAGAAAATGCAGAGTGAATATAAAGGATATATCAAATTACTTGAAAAAGAAGTTAGTTTAGCAAAGAAGCATGTAAAAAATCAACAAACACATACGTATGATGAAAATGGTAATTTAACCCTTAATGGTTTTGCGGGTCGTGCTGGTTTTGGTAGTGTTAAATTTGATTCCAAAGGTAACATTGAAAATGGAAAAAATATTGAAGCTGCTTTAACTCAAAAAGTAAATGATGAAATAGAAAGATATAATGCAGCAGTTCGTAATGGTGTAGAAGATACTACTTGATACAAAAAAAATATTGAGTTGGCTCAAAAAGATCATGATGATTTTATGAAAGCAGTATCAGACTATGAATCTTCTCTTAAAACTATTGAAGATAGTCAAAGTCAAATTCAAGAGTATAATGAGAAAATTCAAGATGCCGCAGATGAAATAGTTGATAGTATCCAAGAGGGTATTGATCAAGTTGTTGAAGCGATGGATAGCCAGCGTGAATTTAACAGAATGGCCCGTAATTGAAGAGAAGGCGGTAGTGGATATAGTCACTTTGATAATGATAGACGATTCTATTCTGAAGGATTATCTAATTTACTTTCTTCGACACTTAATAAAAATTCTATATCTGTAATTGATGCTGAAATAAAGAATCTAGATAAACGTATTAAAGATGCCGAAGATGTTTTTGATAAGAGCGGAAAAGATGGAAAAACCGCTGATGAAGAAAAACTTAGTCAACAAGCTGCTAGAGAAAATCTCCGTGAAGCTACAGACAAAGTTGTTGATTCTCTTAATGATATAATTGGGTATTATGATTCTTTATTAGATACTATCAGTGAAGCTTCTGCAAAGATGGACGAACTTGTTGACAATAGGCTTGAAGCATATGATAGAATTGAAGATATTCTTGATACTCGATTAAATCAAGTTAAATTATTATTTGGTGATGATTATGGTGCTCAAATTAAGCTTTATAATCAAAAAATTAACACCAATATGAGTAAAATGGCAACAATTGGGGAAGCGCTTGAAGCTAAACAAATTACTGTTAGAGAACTTGAAAAACTTGAAAGTAGCGATAAAAAACTGTCTACAGAGCAACGTAAAGAATTACGTGATGCTCGTAATGAAGTCGCTAAACTTCAACAAGAACAAATTGATACAGAGACTAGTTTGCTTCAAGATATTGCATCAAAACTTGAAGCACAAGTAAGATCTCAAGTAGATGAGATGGTTAATGGTTTCTTTGGTGGACAAGATGCTGAATGAATTGCTCAACAATGAGAGATAGCAACTCGTAATTCTGAACAATATCTTGATGATTATAATCGTGCTTTTGAAATTCAAAAGTTACAATTAAAATATCAAAATTTATTAAATGATACACAAAACGCGGGACTTGCAGTACAGCAACGTATTTCCGCACATATGAAAGATCAATTAGATTATTTGCGTACTAGAACAGATGCGTCTAAAGAAAATTTGGCAATTAGTAAATATGATGTTCAGTATGCAGAGAAACAGTTAGAAATTCTTCAGAAACAAATTGCATTAGAAGAAGCTCAAAACAACAAAAGTCAAATGCGGTTACAGCGTAATGCCGCAGGTAATTATGATTTTGTTTATGGTGCTGATGAAAATGCAGTAAATCAAGCTCAGCAAGCATTATTAAATGCTCAACAAGAAGCATATAATTTATCCAAGCAAATATTCTTAGAAACTTATGATAATGCAGTTCAAACAGCTTTAAAGACAAAAGAAATAGTCGTTCAAATTGCTACGGATGCCTCATTAAGTTTTGATGAAAAAGCTAAACGAATCAATTATACTCTTGAAAGTTTAAAAGAGTATATGAATAATTCTTCTGTAGAAATTAAAGGAATATCTGTTAACCTTTACAATGATTTTATAGAAGCTGACAATTTAATTGCACAAGAAAATTTAGGTAAACTAGAAGAAGTATACGAAGGAATAAGAACGTTATCTTCTAATACTCTCGGAACAATGAAACAAGATTTAATAGATTATCAAACTGGTGAAGGCGGCACAGATGAAAGTTGAGAGAATTTTGCAAAATCTGCTTTAGGCGTTTTCACGAAGATTCTTTCTGGTGCAGAAGGGTTGTTCGGAGATAAAGGAACAATGAAAGAACTCCTTCAAACAACAGAAGAAGATTCTGATACTAGTTGAACTAATATTGGAAACAGTCTTGAAAAAGATAAGTTACCTAGAATAAGTAATTCTATAAAAAGCGCTTTTATGCAACAAAGTGAAGGCGATGATAGTATTGAAGGAATTATTTCAGCTGCGTTAACTAGTATTGATGATCGATTTAAAGTTACAGAAACGGAAAGCATCACTACTGCTAATAATATAGATCAAGGAATTAGAGAAACTTTTGATAAAATCACAGGATCAGATGGTTATCTAAGAGAATATGAAAGTATAAATAATGAAGTATTAATTAATACAGGAACTACTTATGATAATTTTGTGAGTGATAGTCTCACACCAACAGCAGAAGGAACAAAAGAACTAGATGATGATGCTGTAAGTCTTAAAGAAGATTTAGGATATTTAAATAACGTAATATCAGCATCAACAACTGCAATTGGTGGAGAGAATGGATGAAATAGTAAAATAAGTGATGCTATTACAAAAGCAGAGAAATTTGTTCCTAAAGCTAATGCGATGGATGAGGCCCTTGGTGATATAGAGTATTCTGCATCACTTGCGGCAGATGAATTAGAGCGCATCGCAGAAAATTCAGATATTGATGTTTCTGTTGATTATACTACTACATATACTACTTATCATAATGATGTTTATACTACTTCATATAGTGATGGAGGAGGAGGAAGTAGTTATGATAACAGTTATAGTGAGCCTACTTATACTAACAGTACTCCTATTTATAGTAGTAATGATGATTCTAGCAGTAATGATAATCGTCCTACGCACTATTCAGTTCATGGATTCGGCGGTGGAATGGTGTTTAGAACAACAAGCTATACAGCCGCAGAAGAATATAAAAAGAATCATAGTCGTCCAGGAATGCCTTTAACAATTAAAGTTGGGCAATGAGATACTGGTGGCTATACTGGAACATGAACAGATATGGGCATGGATGAAAAGAAAGGAAAATTAGCTATTCTTCATCAAAAAGAATTAGTTCTTAATGCTGATGATACTAAGAACATGCTTTCTACAGTAGAAGTAGTTCGTGACATTATGTCCAATGTTAACAAGCTACCTTCTTTTGGAAATAGTATAAGTTCAAATGCTTCTAATAATAATGTTGAACAACGTGTTGAAGTTAGTGCTAATTTCCCAGGTGTAACAACCGCACTTGAAATTGAGCGTGCATTAACAGAGCTGGCTGATAATGCTTATCAATATGCTAATAAATATAAATATTAAATATTAAAGGTCTTGTTTTATACAAGACCTTTTTTCTTTTTAAATAACAAAAACTAATAATAAATAATGATTAGAAATTAAATATAATAGAAATAAAAACGGCTACAAAAGGAGAATAGATGGATACAGTATCTTATCTAACTATTAACGATGAAACAAAAGAAATTGCGGATATAGCTAGCCGTAACGATATTCAAAATATTGCGGCGACAGTTATTGCCCACAGTAATGATATTGAATATATACAACTTGAAACTGGCCCAGATGGGACATTATCAAATTCAATTAGTCAGGCTTATTCAACAGCTTTTGCGGCACAGGCAAATGCAATGGCAGCGTCAGAAGCTGCGGCATTAGCAGATGAGAAAGCTGTTTCAGCTACACAAGCCGCAGATAAAGCGTGAGACGAAGCTGCGAGCGCTTCTGCAGCTGCCAATACAGCTTGAGATAAAGCTGTGTCAGCTTCAATTTCAGCAGATGTTGCAGGACAGAAAGCAGATGAAGCAGTTGCAAGTGCAGCTGTAGCTGAATCTGCCGCAAATAGTGCAACACAAGCTTCTGAGCTGGCTTGAAATAAAGCCACGGATGCTAGTGAAGCAGCTGAACTAGCAAACCATAAAGCAGATTTAGCAAGTGAAGCCGCCAGCGCCGCACAAACGGATGCTAGAAGAGCTAATACTTATGCTAATGGTGCTCTTGCAGGACTTTCAACACTTGAGTCAGTTATTGATACAGTAAATTGATTTTCAGAACATAGAACTGCTTCAACAGATACAGAAGTAGACCCTAATAAAAATTATTATACTTATGATTCTTCTACCGGAACAATGTCAAAAGTTAGTCCATGAGGAAGTGAAAATCCTTCTGAAGAAGGGTGATATGAATTAGATGAGACAATTCAAAACTATGTTGCTTCTCATGTTGCGCAAACAGATGATGGCCTTTATGTAGCATCTACTATCTCTGGATGAAGGATATTGGTTTCTACTGGTACAGGAAATTATACCCCAGGTATATTTATTGTAGACCCTAATGGTGTAATTAAACAGTCAATAGTTAACAATGAAACAGAAGATGGTCCTGGTGGCATTCAATTTGATAGAAATTCACCGTTTTATATTGGTGATGAAAATGCTTATGTAGTATTTGATGGCAATGGTCATATCACCATTGGCGGCGATGGAGTAGATATTCTAACAGGTGTTACTATTGGAGAAAGTAAAAAGACATTATCACAAGTTTTAAATGACCTTGGCTCTGCAATTACTTCTATCCAATATGGCGTTAGTAGTTCAAGCACAGATCATTCTGATGTAGAAAGATGGTCAACTGAAACTCCTGAATGAGAACCTGGTAAATATGTTTGAATGCGAACTACTACTAATGGACAAACATATACATATACTTGTATTCAAGGTGCGGAAGGTCAACCCGGGCCAATCGGTCCGCAAGGTGAGCAAGGGCCGCAAGGTTTAACAGGTATTGGTATTCTTTCTGTTGAGATTGCTTATGCAATAAGCGATTCTGGGGATGTTATTCCTGAAGATGAAGCTTGAAAGAGTTCTATAGACCAGTGATATGATATTTATGAATTAGAACAAGATGAAGAAGAACCTGATACTGGTGAGGAAGAAGAACCTGGTACTGATGAAGAACCTGCTGATGAGTCATCAATAGAAGAAGATTTATTAACACTTCAAAAAGGTAGTTGACTTTGAGTTCGTACTACAACAGAATATTCAGATTTTAGTTCTGATGTAACATATCAAAAATCTTATATTGGTACTGATGGACAAGATGGTACAAGTGTTTTTGTTAAAAGTTCTTCTAAACAAAATGGTGTTACAACAGTAACATTAATTGATAGTGATGGAAATGAAACAAATTTAGAAATTGCAGATGGTCAAGATGGCGCTAATGGTGTTCCAGGTGCTAATGGTAAAAATATTCATATAGCTTGAGCAGATACAATTACCATTACGCAAGAAAATGGTAGTTTAGTTGTACGAGCAACTGGCTTTGATACATCCAATAGTACCAATAAAAAATATATGGGTGTATATGATAGTGTTGATCTTGCGGACAGTGATGATCCTTCTGATTATAACTGGTCATTAATTAAAGGTGATAAGGGTGATCCTGGAGACCCTTCCTACGTTTATGAATTATTGTGTGACCCTTCTGCAATAGCAAAAGCTAATTTAACAGATATACCTCCTAAAATAACTTTTACTTCCAAGAGAAGTCAAGGAACAGGAAATCTTGCGGATTACCCTGCAAGATTTGTCATTTCAATTTCAGAAGATGGAACAACTTGGACTTCTCGATATACAAGTTCTTCAGATGAAAGTGTTAAACAATATATAGCTCCCGCAAACACTAAGTTTGTAAAATGTGAATTATATCTTGCGGGAGGTACTACAACATTAATTGATACACAGACAGTACCAATTATTAGTGACGGCTATCAGGGCGAAGATGGTAAAATTTTAAATATTAAATCAGGTGTATATTTAGAATCTGAACTACCAAATATAAGCGCGGCAAATGAAGCTGATGCTTATCTTGTTGATGATGGTGATGGTCAGTATGATTTATATTATAAAGGAACTGGTGCTACCGAATGAACTATTGTTGAAAATTGACAAGGTGTAGCTGGTCCGCCAGGTGCTCCAGGTGCGGCAGGTAGTGATGGTTATACTGTCACATTAACGAATGAATCTCACAATTTCCCAGCTGGTACAAGTGCGGCACTTGCTTCAAGTACAACTTGTAACATTATAGCTTATAAAGGTACTACACAAGTTCCCGTTTCTATTGGAACTATTAGTGGTGAAGTTACAGGTTTAACTACTTCTATTACTAACAACAATAGTACTTCAGCTGGTTTTACAGTAAGTGCGGCAAATACATTAACTACTAGAAGTGGTGTTCTTACTATCCCAATAGTAGTAGATAGTAAAAGCTTTGAGAAGAAATTTTCATGGACACTAGCAATTCAAGGTCAAAAAGGTGATAGAGGAGAAAAGGGTGACAGTGTAACTATTTCATCTAATGTCACAGAGTATACGAGTTCTACAAATGGTACTACGATTCCTAATTCTGGGTGACAATCAACTGTTCCAAGCGTAGCTCAAGGTTCATATCTATGAACAAAAGTTACTACAACATTTTCAGATTCATCTAAAGCGGTAAGTTATACAACATCACGACAAGGAGCTAATGGTAGTAATGGCAGCTCTGTTACGGTTAAAAGTACAGAATATGCTTATCAGCTTTCTACGAGTGGAACAACACCTCCAACGGGAGAATGGAAGACCTCGCCGCAAGCACCTACTACTACACAATATGCATGGACACGTACAATAACAACTTATAGTGATAATAGTACGGCTACTACTTATACAGTTGGTGGTAAAACTGGTATTAATGGTACTAGCTCTTATACTTATGTGCGGTATGGTACGAATTCTTCTGGCGCAGGCATGACAGCAACGCCGACGGCCTCTACCACATATATTGGTGTATATGTTGGTAATAGTGCTACAGCGCCAACCACTGCAAATTCATATACGTGGTCAAGGTATGTTGGAGAAAAAGGTGATAAGGGTGATAAGGGTGACCCTGGTCAGACTGGTGCAACTGGTCCGGAAGCTATTGTAACTGTCACACCCACAACTATAAATTGAGCCACTGGAACTGCAACTTTAGCTGCGACATTGAGAGTTAATGGAGTTATAACTACTCCGACAGGATATAAATGAACAAAAGGAACTAGTGCAGATTCTTTGGGGACTGGTTCGACATTAGACGTAACAGATTTAAATGCTACATATAATTGTACTGTCACATGATAGATAAGGAGATAAAATGAGTACACAAACTGGTTCAATTAGTTTTGAAGCAACTGGTGGTTTTAACAGTTATGCTAAACAAAACTATGCGACTTTGTCACAGATTAAAGGACAATTTGCTACATGCAGCACGGGTGCAAGCACAGCCGCAAAAGTAGCTACAATTGTTCCAGCTGATTCTGGTTGAACTCTTTATACGGGTGCAACTGTGACAGTAAAATTCACAAGTAAAAATACTGCGGTTACACCAACATTAAATGTTAATAATACAGGTGCTAAAACTATTCGTGATTATAATGGTAATGAATTAACTAAAGCCGCACGAGAATGGTTGGATGGTGCAGCTATAGCACTTACATATGACGGTACCTATTGGAGAATACAAGATAGTGATTTAATGGAGCGTGTATATTCTGCTAAGACTGCTATTGAGCAGAATGCTACAAATATTGCTCTTAAAGCTAATAGTAGTGACGTTTATAATAAGGCTAGTGTAGATGGTTTTATTAGTAAAGAAGTCACTGATAGAAATGCTGCTATTAAAACTGCTAGTGACAGTATTACCAGTACAGTTGCTGCAAATTATACTACTAAGACTGAGTTTAATAATTTAGAAATCGGCGGGAAGAATCTGTGGCCCAAGTCATTTGATTTATCGTTAGTCGGCATAACGAGCGGTAATCAACAGTACTTTGAGTTTGCCGAAGGTCTTAACGGATCGTCTTCGATTCGATACAAAGGCACCAACACAGGCTCTAGTCGAGTGTTTTGCGGCATAGGCTCCGCTTACGTTACAAATGTAACTATTCCTGATACGTTGAACAAGGACACTACATTTGTAATCAGCGCATATGTTAAGGTTAATGGAGATATATCTGGTAGTTCAATATTTGTTAGATTTACCTTAACCAATAATCGAACGTTTCCAAATGGATTGAAATACAAGGATATAAATCTTCCTGTATTACGAGCCACATCATCCGAATGGACTAGAATCGATTTGGCAACCGAGATACCGGCCGAGAATTACTCTACTATCAATATAACGATAGGTGGACAAGGCTCAGGAACATTCGAATTTTGCTTGCCCAAGTTAGAGCAAGGAACGATAGCCACCGACTGGACCCCTGCTCCTGAAGATATTGAAGAACGTGTATCTAGTGCAGAGTCTGCAATTATTCAAAATGCAGATAACATAGCATTAAAAGTTTCTACAACAGATTATAATGGTAATACTGTTGCTTCACTTATTAATCAATCTGCAGATAGTGTCAAAATTCAGGCTAAACATATTGAAATTGATGGAACCGCAACTTTTAAGAATAGCGATAATACTACAACTACTCTTGGGAATTATTTAACTAATAATTATGACACTAAAGGTGCGGCTGCAGCAGTTCAAACTAATTTAGATAATCTTCAAATCGGTGGAAGAAATTTACTTCAAAGAAGTTCTATTAGCCAAGAAAATTTAGAAACCATCGGAGCTTCACGTGTTTCAGTGGTGATAGATTCTGTTGGCGGATATTCAGCATATAAAGCAACTGGAGCAAATACTTCAATACGATTGTGATATGATAATACTCACTTGGCTCCAATGCTTGAAGCAAATACTGTTTATACCTATAGTGCTTGAGTATATCTTACTACTACAACCAATACAACTTCAGTTCCTTTAAATTTTACTTCTCTTGGTCATTTTGGAGTTAGTAATAATGCAAGTACAGCTAGTGATAAAACACATGAAGATGTCGCTTCAGAACGTATTTATACACCAACTAATGTCCCAATTGGTAAATGAACCCATATTTCATTTACTTTTATAACTAACTCTTTAGAAGGCTCTGTTTTTGGTGTATACCCAAAATATAATCTTGGTACTGATTATACATTATATATTCGTAATATGAAGCTCGAAAAAGGTAATAAAGCAACTGACTGATCTCCTGCACCAGAAGATGCAGAAGCAGCTACTTTAGCAGCTGGTGTTGAATATATTGCAGGTACTCAAACTGCTGCAACTAATAATTGAACAGGTATTACTAAAGAAACATCATTAGTTGCAGGTAAGACAATTGCTTATAAATTACCATATGCAGGCAATAGTAGTGGAGCATCATTACAACTTAAAGATTCAGCTGGCAATAATGTTGGTGGTAATATCCCCGTATATTCTATGACTACTCGTGTAACATCACACTATCCCGCAGGCTCTATTATTCAAATGACATTTGATGGATCAAACTGACGTACTGCTGGTTGATATAATACAAATAACTATGATCGTACACTACATAATAATTATGTCAAAGCAGCTGCGGCAGTTACATCTGGAGCTATTGTCTGCGGAACTTCTGCTGGTTATAAGCAAGTCGCTGCATCAGTAGCATTTGATTTATCCTATCCAATTCTTTGAGCTGGAGGAGCATGAACTAGTGGATCGCAATATGCTAACGCATATGAGAACTATCCTTCTGTAAATATTGCAACAACATTAGCTGTGGCTAACATTCCAGAAATTGCGGCCAATAAAATAGTATATGTTGTCGGTAAAGTAAATGGAAATACGTTTACTTGTGCTTCAGCGAATTATTTAACTTGTAAAATACCAAATAGCGAGGATGGTAATTTTTATATTCCAATAGGTATTCTCGCGAATGACTATACATCAACTACTACAAATAAATTATATTTTAATAGTTCAAAAAGTTTGTATGCATATATTGATGGTAAATTTAGACAGGTTACTCCTACAGAGATAGTAGCAACTCATAGAATCTATTATCGTACTACCGCAGCGAATAATAGTCTTGCGGCACCTACAACATGAGTAAATGAAGCAACTGCAAATGTTTATAATGCATGAACTACTAAAATTCCACCTTTAGCTAATGGTACTAATAGTAGTGCTAATGGGTATACTAAATATCCATGTCTTTACACTTGTGAACAACGTAAACGTTTAGATGGTACAGTAGAATGTACTAAAGTGTTATTAGATGAAAATACGACTGTTATTGACGGTGGAAATATTATAACAAATAGTATTGCAGCTAATAAAATTAAAGTAAGTGAAATTAATATCGGTGATTTAGCTGGTGAAATTGGTGGAAAAAATTTGCTTGCATATTCCGGGACAGGAAGGGGTTGATCTTATTCAACATTCGCAGATGGCGTCTATACCCGTTCAACGACAACGACTAGCGAATCATATATTAGTGGCAAAACGACAGTTCCTCTGGAACTTGGAGCCACATATACGTTTTCAGCATGAATGAAAACAAATGGTCAAGTTTCAAGCGTTGAAATGGTTTTATATGATGCTGCAGTAAAAACAGTAAAAAGTAAAAACTTCAGTGCCCTTACAATTGATTGGGAATATTATACCTGAACAGTAACTATGCCTGATACGTGGGTGAGTGGCACAAACGAAACTGCTATATGGATTGCACGCTTTGACAATAACGGGTCAAAGACTAGTGGGACAGAGGCAATTCTCTATGTAAGACAGCCTAAACTTGAAAAAGGTAATAAACCTACAGACTGATCTCCCGCACCAGAAGACGTAGATTCCGCTATTGATGATGCTAGTAAAATTGCTAGTAATTATATAACACATATTGACAATGCTGGTATTACAATTCACCCTTCATCCACAACAAATAATCGTGTTGCTATTAATAGCAATGGAATGACTATTTATAAAGATAATAGTGATGTAGCTAATTTTGGAGTAACAGCTAGAGTTGGTAAAAATAATTCATCAAGATTTTTGATGAATAGTGATAGTCTTCAAGCATATAATAGTTCTAATACTAAATATTTTGAAGTTTCTGCAAATGGATTAAGTTGAGGTAATAATATTGCTGCAACTACTACACAATTAACTAATATACAAAATGAGATACCAAAAACTGGTGGTCTTTGTATGAAAGTAAATTGTACTTCATGAAATGGAACTGTCGGATCAAATAATGGAGAATGCCTTTTCTGTGGTTTAGATGATAATTATGCACCAGCGAATAGTGATGGTTGAGTAATTTGAAATGGCTCAAAAGTGACAATTCCAAAAGGATATTGAATTAATCCTGACACATATTTTCCTTACAATGTATTAACTTATTGTGTTAGACGTACTTCTAACAATGTTTTTTATGGAGTTTATTGAGATACTTCTACAGCTAAATGAAAAGCACGCTCTTATAATTCTTCGCAAACTGCTGGTAATGCAAATGCGACTGATTGAACATGAAATGATAATACAGATATTATTTTAGCTAGTTATATGCAAGCATCAAGTGAAGCTGCTATCACTGGTGCCACACTTTTTGATCCTCCTAAGCATTTTAGTGAAATAGACCATAGTGAAAATATTAAAGAAATGTATGATCATATTGTTGATCTTTCATCTTCTACTTATAGTCAAGATACTTGATATCCAATAATATTATCACCAGCAAAATCAGGTGGGTCTACTAAAGTTGTTATGACATTTAATGGTGCTGGTGGAACACCTACTTGATCGAATCATAATAGTAAACATTGAGCCTGTAGCATCGATATAACATATTATCCATCTCAATGAGGATGAAAACCATCTTCAAGTAGTTTTATTGATTCTTATAATTTTGGTCAATTGCCAGATGGATTATATCCTGTCACATTTAGCGAAGAACTAAATCATAGTGATAAATTAGTGATGTATTGTAGAGGTGGTGGTATTTATTCATATAAAGCAAATACTCCAATTCCACCATCAATTAAAACAGAAACCTATACTTTTGATTCGGCTCAATCAGTATCTCCAACTACAACGCAGCCTGTAAATTCATCCACTTTTGTAGTTTCTCGTAGAGAAACTCAAACTAATGTTACTAATGCAGCTACTACAGCAACAAATTATATGTCATTTGATAGTACGGATGGTCTACGAATTGCATCTGCTAATCCGTCAACTCAAAATCAGCGTATTCAATTAACATCAGGTAGAATTGATTTTTATAATTCAAGTAATACTAGTATTGGTGCTATTAATGGAGATGTGGCAAGATTTGGAAAATTAAATCACACATATGTAAATATTAATGGCAATGACGGAGATATAGATATTTATAAGAATAATTATCTTAAAGCTAAATACTCTAGCAATATTATCCTCTATGGGGGTAGTAATGCATCAGGAGCTAATCCAAAAGTAGAGTTAACATCAGAAGTTCTTAGAATGTACGATGCAAGTGGAAATCAACGTTTTGAAGCTGGTGCAACAAATGGAGTTATTATTGGTAACCCATCTGGTGGACGTGTAACTGCTCGTAATGATACTGGTGTTACAATATATGATAGCAGTAATAAAAAACGTACTGCAGTTGACGCTTCTGGTTTACATGTTTTTGATGCAAGCAGTACGCCTGTAGAAGTTGCTTTATTTGGTTCTACTGTTGGAACAAGTGGAACAACAGCTTTTGCTAGGATTGGTCAAGATAAATCATCAAGATTTGAAATTAGTCCAACTACTTTAAGAGCATATACTGGTACTACTAAATATTTTGAAGTTAGTGCTAGTGGGATGACTTGAGGTAGTAATAATACTGCAGCAACTACATCACAAGTAGAAGCTGCTCAAGACACTGCTAATACCGCACTTTCTGGAGCAATTGAATATATTGTAGGAACACATGGTTCTACTGCAACGAATGCATGAACCGGTGTTACACGTGATTCTGCTCTTTATACAGGTAAACAAATTGCTTTTTATATGACAAGCGCAGGTACAGGCTCTGCTGCAACACTCAATCTTACATTAGCAGATGGTAAAACAACTGGTGCAAAAAATGTTCGATTGAATAATTCAAATGTAACCACACATTATGCACAATATTCAGTTCTTAAATTGACTTACGATGGTACTTATTGGAAATGTGACAATTATACAACAGGAGATACAGTTGCTAATAGATATGCATCATCAGTTGTTGCTGGTCTTAATGGTATTAGACGTTATACTTTATGCATGAAAGATTCAGCGGGCAATTGAACAAGTATAGTTAATCAAGCAAATAATGTAGCAGCGAGTGGAAAAACATGTTATACTGGCGGTTTACAACTTGGTAAAGTAATGTATCATGCAGCTGGTGCTGATTATGCGGCAGATGCTAACAGTGGTGAAATATGAGAATCACGTAATACTCTTGATTTTAGATATTCAGCTAATGGTATTGCTTTAGATAGTGCTTCTACTTTACAATTAAGAAAATTTGTATATTTGGTTGGCACTGTAAAAACTGATGGATTATTTTACCTTGATGCAACAAATTGATGGACGCAAACACCAAACGATACTGCTAAAACTTATGTGTTTATTGGTGCAGCACACAGTGCAAAACATACCAATGGTGGCGTATATCAAATAAATTTATCAGACAGTAATCCTACTTTTAAATATGATGGATCAAAATTAGTTGAACAAATTATCACCAATTATATGCATTTTGATTCAACTAATGGTCTTGTTATAGCACGATCAACACCATCTATATCAGTTTATCCACATGTTCAAATTACTTCGTCTAGTATTAATATTAAACAAAATGCTACGTCTTATACTTCAATTACTTCATCTGGTCTAGATGTTTATACTACCGTAAGTAGTAAAGCTAATAAAGCTGCTCATTTTGGAACTGATATTTTATTATATAATAGTAGCGGTAAATATATGCTTTGAGCTAACGGTAATGGAATAAGTCTTTATGATCAGTCTCAAACAGAAAGAATCGCTATTAACAGTGGCGGTATAACAATTAAAGGTGGTACAACTAATCAAGAAAGATTAGTAATTAGTAGTGGAGCCGCGACATTCTTTGATGGTGGCAATAAAGCTCGTCTAAAATTAAATGGAACCGATGGCGTGGTTATGGGTAATACCACTGATGCGAACCAAGGTCGTATGCAAATTAAAGATGATAAAATTTTATTTTATGATAATAGTGGTGAATCAAGTTTAGGCGCTAAAATTGATGCTAATGGTTTAACTATGTACCAAAAAAATTCTAAGCGTGCTGCAACTACTGCCAACGGTTTAGATATATTTGGTCCAGATGGTTCTACGAGCGTGGCAAGCTTTGGAACCATAGCGAGAATTGGTGAATCAGACTCTGCTAATGCTGAAATTGACAATGATTCAATTAAACTATTTGGTGCTAATAATTCAGTAGCATTTGAAATAGGGACTAGCTCAGGTGCAGAGACAACTAGAAAAATAGAAACATCTTTTTCAATATTCAATTTTCAAGCTAATTCTCAAAAAACTTATAACCATTCTCCATCAGCAGATACATTTTATTTTAAAGTAGTAGTATCTGTTCATGAAAGTGATTTATCTACATTTGAAGAAACTTTTCAAAAAGGTACATCACTAACTGTAACAAAATACATATCACTGATTACAACTAATACCGATGTTTATACTTTTACTATTACCTACAATGGAACAAATAGTTTTACAATAAAAAATACATCTAGTGTTGCTTTTAGAAAAATGTATATCTCAATATCTCATGATGAAGATTTGCCATCACCGAGTTTTACATTTGGAACAAGAGCATCTGGTTTTAAGATAGGCGGGTATTCAATAGGAGCAGGAATAAATGTAACAGCTAGTGAAAAATGTTCACATGCTGAGGGTTTTTATACTACAGCCAATGGTTCTTACTCTCACGCTGAGGGTTATTACACTATTGCTAATGGAAAAGGTTCACATGCTGAAGGTAATAATACTGGAGCTATTGCTGATTATACCCATGCTGAAGGATATAATACTAAAGCTCAAAGTGACTATAGTCATGCTGAAGGATATAATACTAAAGCTCAAAGTGATTATAGTCATGCTGAAGGATGAAGCACTATTGCTAATGGATATTGTGGCCATGCAGAGGGGTTTTGCACTAGAGCTGCTTATTATAGTCATGCAGAGGGATATAATACCATTGCTAGTGGATATGGTAGCCATGCACAAAATGGTTCAACTGTGGCTGAAGGCGAGTATCAGACCGTTCTTGGTAGATTTAATGCAATAGATACCACAAGTGCTGTTATTATTGGTAATTCTAGCTCTGATGTTTTACGTTCAAATGCTCTTACTATCGACTGGAATGGTCATACGACACAACGTTCACTTGCAGCTGCCGTTACAAGCGAAGCTCCAAATTCAAATATTGTTTTAGCTGGAATGTATCACTATGAAAAATCTGATGCTCGTATAGGATATTCTGAAATAGTGCGGCATCCTACTACTGTATATCGTTCTTTCGCGGTACAAAATCCAGTATCAGGTAAAACCGCAGCACTTTATCTTAATGCATCTGATAGTGGTAATACATCTATAACTACTAGCTCAGGAACAGCATTAGCAATAACTGGTGGCGGTACAGGCGCCACGACCGCAGCTGCCGCACGTACTAACTTAGGTGTTGATTTTAGTTTTAAATCAAACTGACCAACAGCATCAGTAAAAGATGGAACTGCAAGAGCAAATGGAAACACTTTTGCTATTGATACAACAATCGCTGCTCCTAGCGGATTTACAAAATGCGTTGGCGTATTGGCTGTTACTGCTTCTGGAACTGGATCTGGTTATTATGTTTTACGTGGTTTTGACTTAAATCAAGTGTCAGGTACTAATAATGTTACTGTTCGCAGTTATTGAAGAGCTTTGGGAACTACTTCAAAAGACAATATTACAATTACTGCTCAAGTAGCATATGCGAATATTTAAAAAGGAGAAAAAATGCTTTATGTTTTAGTAGATGAAACAGGAAAATGTCGTGCATCTTTAGGCATTACAATGGGACAACCAATGGAATGACAATTTGAAGAACATGACTGATATGTGGTAGCAACAGATCATAATTTTGAGCATGACATTTGAGACTATCGCTGAGATGGCAAAGAATTTAAATATGAACAGCCAATAGAAGAAGATGTGATACTTCCAACAGAAGAAAAAATATCTCTTGATGAATTGGTTACTCAAAAAGTTGCGGAAGCATTAGCCGCGCAAAAATAGTGATTATTTAGGTGGTATAAAAATTATACCACCTATTTAAGATAAAAAACAACATGTTGTTAAAGAAAGGATTTAAAATGGCACTTACATACATTGATAATTTTCTAGACTCAATCCCCGAAGAGTGGATGCGGACTACTTTTGTAGATCGTTTAGATAGCGCTCGTCTACTTGTAGATGATGGTTCTTTTGGAGATATGGAAGGTGCTAATACAGCACTTGGTCTTTTCATGGGGCTTTCAACAGAAGAGCGAATTGCAGAAATCAATCGTCTTCGTTTACTCAACACTGTAGATCAATGGGCAAGTAGTCCTGAAGTCACTGTAGCTGATATAAATTCAATCGTCACTTCTCTTCGCACTATTCGTGATGCGAAGCAAACTGCGGAACAGACCCCTGAAACTCCAACAGATAATGAGAATACTGAAACTCCAACAGACGGTGAATAAAATTTATTAAAAGAGCACTTTTATAGTGCTCTTTTTTTTATGCCGTTAAAAAATTTTTTAACGAATGTGCATAAACTATTATCTTTAAAAATTATATATAATAGAAGATAAAAAGAAAATCAAAGGAGAAACGTCTATGAAGATTATGCGGAAACTCTATGATCAAACTATGGAGGAGTTAGATGGTGTAATAGAATATTCTAACTGTGCTAATTCATGTCGTGAACATCCAGAATTATCTAAAATGTATGTTAGTATGGCTAAGCAAGAGTTAGAACATGCTCAATCATTACATAACATGTCTAAAAAATTAGCTGAAAGTAAACTCGGTGAAAAAGTAGATCCAATGTTAATGGAACTTTGAGAAGAAATGGAACAAGCTAAAATAGACAAAATGGCTTTAGCCAAAGCATACGTTATGAACGCAGAAGGATAGAAGGTGATAGCTATGCCTGCGGGACAATATAATGGTTGAATGCCAAATAATAATAATTGACAATGAAATCAACCATATCAACAACAACAGCAATTAAATAATAGAAATTCTATAAACAATATTTTTAGAGTAACAGGACCAGAAAGTGCAAAAGCATATCCTCTCGGTCGTGATTCTTCTGTTGTTTTATTTGATGCAGATAATCCTGTATTTTATTTAAAAACTACTGATGATGGTGGTTTTCCACTACCATTAAGAACTTTTTCTTTTGAAGAAATAAAAACTCCTGAAGTTCAACCTGTTGTTGAACAAATTGATACTTCAAATTTCGTAACTAAAGATGATTTAGAAGGATTACAAAATAATATTTCTGAATTAAAGAATATGTTGGAAGGATTAGTGAATTAATATGCCCAATCCCTTATTTGATAATCAGCCGCAACCTGGTAATCAAGGTATCTTTGGCCTTATCAATCAATTAAAAGGTGGCGGTGCGGAACAGTTGTTTAATCAAATGTATCAATCAAATCCGCAATTTAGAGATTTTGCTAATTCTATGAAGGGAAAGACTCCCGAACAAGCCTTCCAAGAGAGAGGATTTGATTTTAGCTCATTCAAAAATATGGTAAGATAACTACTGAGAACGCGCGAATCAGTGGATATATAAAATATTGTTAATGAATGGAAGGATATATTTATGGCTGATATGACATTAAGTGATATTGCTGCTCTTAATCATGATAATGATTGGGGTGGTGGTTGCTGGTGAGTCATTGTTCTTTTTGCTTTAATCTTTGGCTGGGGCAATAATGGCTTTGGTAACAATGGTTTTGCTAATGCTATTGGTTATGAAAATCTAGCAACTTCTAACGAAGTACAGCGTGGTTTCGATAATCAAAACAGCATGGCGAATCAGCGTGAAATTCTTGCGGCTGTAAATGCTGGTACAATGCAAGGCATACAGACTACAAACCAAGTATTCCATGATACTATTAGTGCGTTAAGTGATAAATATCAGGAACTACAACGTGATATTGCTGGTCTTGCGGTTGGTCAAGCAAATCTTCTTGCAAAAGAAAATGAATGCTGCTGCAGCGTCCAACGCGCGATTGACGGTGTCAATTATAACGTTGCTATGCAAGTTAATGATGCAGTTCAGAAAATTGGTGATAAGATTCAAGGAGTATCTGATCAGATTACTGGTAATCGTATGGCCGATATGCAAAATCAGATTAATCAGCTACAATTAGACCAAGCTATGCAGGGAGTTGTTCGTTATCCAAATATGTTCGCATATAATGCAGGCAATAATCCCTTCTGCGGTTGTGGCAATTATGGCGGTTGCTGCGGCAATATTTAATTAAATAGTTTTAGGGGTAATGTAAAGCATTACCCCTATATGTCAGTTTAGACAAGGAAGGAAGTTACAAAAATGACTTGTAAATCCGCAATTTATACTGTAAATGATACTGGTACCAGTGTTACAGTTACTAATAATGTTCCTGTACAAGTACCTTATGGCTCAATCGTTCGTCGATTTGGTCAATGCGTTCAATCACAAGGTGGTTCAATTCAATGTTGTGGTGCTGGATATTTTGATGTAGATCAAACATTGGTTGTTACACCTACTGCCGCAGGCCCAATTACAGCTAGACTTTTCCAAGATGGTAAACCTGTTCGTGGAGCTTCTATTACTCTTACTGGTGCACTTAATACTCCAATAGCTCTTCCAATTAAAGCACTAGTCCGTAATTGCGGATGTGACTGTGACAGCGTTTTAACAACAACAATTAGCGGTAGTTGTGTTATTAACAACTTCCCAGCAGTTGTAGAAAAACTTTAGAACAACAAGGCGGCTGTTAAAAATTTTATTGACAACCGCCTTTATTTATATTATACTATTAATAGAAAATAAAGATACTTTATTTTTACTCATCTTCCAAGAGAAGAAAGAGATGCGAGAACGTGTGGCATTGCGTTCTCAGAAATGGTCGCTTTGTGCGGCAACACGTGATAAGGACGGCCTCACGTGGGACGAAAGTCTTGGGCTCCGGACATATACTATAGTTGGTGGTGAGAAACCCAACACAAGGGTTGGAATCCCTTCCTGATGAACATCATCATGCGTGACTGAGCTGCTTTAAGGTTGATGTATATGCCTATGGTCCTCCGCATATCTGAAAAGGATATCAAACAGGGGAAGTCCCCGAAACCGAACCTTGCGGGGCATGAATACAAGGTAAAAGTGGATTGAATGCCGCAATGTTTAGGAGGGGCAGGTTCAAATCCTGCTTATGTTATAAACATAAAAGTGTCTTGTCTGGCGGAATGGCCTAAACTAAGTTGCTGAGAATGTAACCGAGTCTTGCCGCAAGGGCTAAGTTAGTAGAAATAATGCGGACGTGTTTTGATAAGTACACGATATAACACTTATCACTTCTCTTGGAGCGAGATAGAACTATACTATTCGTTACAAAAGAAGTTAGGAGAGAAAGAATGGATAAAGATAAAAAGAAGAGAGGGCGTAAAATAACCGCCCAGTGTATTGGAATCGTTTTACTCTGTTTTGCTCTTGGTTTATTCGTTGGAAATACTTATAATTATCAAGACTTGTTTGCAAATATGTTGCCGCATCAAGTAAATAGAGTTCATATACTTCATAGTTCTAGTGCAATGTCAGAGCATGGTGCAAGAGCTGTTTTATATGCTTTAGGTAATGAAGATAATGATGTTTATGAAATTAATTTTAATTCTAAGCCGCAAGAAAATGGTAAAATATACAATATAGACGGCACTTTAAAAAATATATCTGATAAGCACTTTACAAGTATAGAATTAAATTTTTCATTATTAGATAAAGATGGCAATAAAATTGGTGATGCTTTTGCAAGGTGTGATGGACTAAATGTAGAACAATTATGGAAATTTTCTGCAACAAATAATCAAACAATAGAAACCGATTCAAAAGTAACTAAGGTTATTTTAGACGATGCAATTATTACAACACTATAGGGTTTATAATCTATATAAACCCTATTTTTTTATTGCCTTGAAAAATTACTAGACGGCCACAATTAATCTATGATATAATATATTTATAGAGAGAAAGGGAACTATGAATAAGAAAGATTATAGGTTTTTTGAATTGGCTCGTCAAGAAGCATTGCACAGTGATTTTGCACGTTTTCATCTTGGATGCATTATTGTTTATAAAGGTCGTATTATTGGCCGTGGTGCTAATTCTGATAAGACAGATCCACTTCAAAAAAAATATAATAAAGAACGTAAATTTAATAAGTGCAGCAAGCAACCTATAAAACATAGTGTTCATGCGGAAATTGCAGCATTGAAATCTATACCTTATCCCATACAAGAATCTATTGATTGGAGTAAGGTTAAGGTATATATTTTCCGCATTTGTAATGGTAAGAAACTACACATGGGATTGGCAAGACCTTGTGCTGGTTGTATGAAAGCTTTGCGAGATAAGGGTATACGAAATATTCTTTATTCAACAAATGATGGTTTTGCATCTGAAAGGATTTTTTAGTAATGGAGAAGAAGTGGAAAGAGTTCTCTGCAATTACAGGACTCAGTGCGGCATCTGTTATAGGAGAAACTGCATGGACAGGATTCTTAGTGTCTGCTACCAGTAAAATTCCTTACGTTGGAATCCCAATTGCTGTTGCTCTTGGATTAACTGGTATTCTTGGCGCTGTGTGGATGGGCAATGCTTGCGGTTTTGCTTATAAAGATTGGTATAAAGAATATTATGATAAGTAATAAATTTTAATAGACAATAAATAAATTATTTGTTATAATATATTTATAAAGACCTAGACCGTATTATGAATATTATTCATTAAGAAGCCAAAAGGTGATGGTCTGCCCTGGTCAGGCTGCAAGTACAGATGATGCCGTCTGTACTTTAAGAAAATACTTTTATTGGAGCGCGATACGGAACTTAGTTAGAGAATGATCAGCACATGGCATTGTGTGGAAAAACGAGGGCGCTTTACTGCATGCTCTGAACTAAGGAAGTTAGAATGAAAGAGGTTCTTCAGAGTCAAAACCTTATTACTCCGCAGAGTAGACCAGCAGCTTATTGGTCATTAATAATAAAAGCCCTCTTCACTACTGCGGCTCTGGTGATGTCAAGTGCGGTTGTCCTAAGATTTTACTGGACAGCCGCACTATTTTTATGCTATAATATATTTATCAAAGAAGAAAGGATATATATATTATGGCAGAGGGATATGTATATGTGAGAGAGTTTTTGGTCAGGGCATATGAGAATTGGGACGGTTCCAATAGCAAATGTCAATATAAAATAATTCATGCAACGACACAGACAGATGCTCATGCTCAAGCACTTGAATTTGCTTTTACTCTTCTTGACCCTTATATGAATGAAATTAAACATTACGCTGAGCATATGGCCGCGAATGGCTATGATTATGATGAAACTATTCATAACACTATGTTAGAATGTGCTCATTATGAATTGTGGGAGAAATGCTAATGAGACAACGTAATATATATCTTGAAAAAATCAATCCTGATATTCACAGTTATGGTATTAACTGGAAACATATGGGTTTTCACCCTATGCGGTGGGTACGGGATTTTACACAACGCCGCAAGTGTGGTGGATATGATGATAGAGTAACTTATAATCTTGACTCTTGGATAATTGAACAACTTTATACTTGGCTTAATATGTATCTTGAAGCTAGTTATGGCACCATTGATCTTGAGTATTATAAATTCAATATTGATGGTATGGAATTAACTGAGTTAGAAGCTGTTGTTTATATTATGGATAGTTTTGAACGATGGCTTATTTGTATTAATGATATTGATACTTGGGCTACTGGTGAAGAGATTGCGGCTCAAAAGCAAGTTGAAAAAGCATTAAAATATTTGGGCGAAATAATTTTCTATCTTTGGTGGTAAGTATGATTAATGATATTTCTAATACTTGGTTTATATCCGATACTCATTATAATCATATAAATCAAAATAAACAAGGAGAACAACGTGGTGTAATTTTTTTTGAACGTACACAGTTCAAAACTATTAAAGAGCATGATGATACAATTGATAATTTACTTTTTTCTTGGGCAGAAAAACACTATGGAGCAATCTTATTTCATTTAGGTGATTTTGGTAATATTGATCATCTGTGGGTAATCCGTAAGTTAAGATGGGAATATGGCATTGAATGTCATTTTGTAATGGGAAATCATGATGCTCGATCTGAACTCGATAGATTTCAAAGGGTATTTGATAAAGTTTATACCATGCCAGTTTATATTCATCCTAGAATTATAATTTCTCATGAACCTGTGTGGCCTTGTCCCGCAGGAACTTTAAATGTTCATGGCCACCTTCACTGTGAACGTCTTGATAGTGAACAGCATTTTAATGTGAATGTCCATATGCTTAATTATCAGCTTGCTTCTTCCAAGAGAGTAATGAATTTACTCGGTAAACTTGAAAAGCCAAGCTTTAAGTTTCTTGAAGAACCTTATGTGCGGCACATGCTTATTACTCAAAAGAAGGAAGATGCAGTATATGACCGCAAGACTGGCAAGATAGATTATGAAGCAAGTGTGCGGCTTTATAACAAGAATCATCCAGATCATCCTAAACAACTAATTCCTAAACATACTCTCTCTTGGTAATATTACTTATTCGTAATAAAATCTATAATATTACATATATGTAAAATAATATCCTGTGCGGCTGTAGTAAGATTTTTCTTGCCAGTCGCATTATTTTTATGCTATAATATATTTATAAGAGGAAGGAGAAGTATGGAAAAGAATGATTATATAATTTGCGGCTATTGTGGGATTGATGTTGTCCCAGATTATGAATACGAAATTATTTATGATGTTACTCATAACGAAGCTGTAGATAAAGCTAAAAAGCTCTCTTTGCGGCAAAGTATCGACAGATATGCAGATTTAATTATTCAGGAGACTGAAAGAGAATTGCCACTTGATCCCGCAGATGTATATGAGCAAGTTATGGATGATTTTATTAGGTTTGAAGTATGGAAGATTGACCCTAATATTCCTGGTACGGCATGGGATGAATTTGATTTTGGCCCTGATACTTTTTGTAATCGTTATTGTGAGCGAGTAGCATAAGGAGAATGTAATGGATTGTGAAGATTACGTATGCGGCGATGATCATATCTATGATTTTGAATCTGATTTGTTTTCAAATATGGCCACCGCAGAACCCTGGGACATAAATGAAAATGATTGGATTGATGATAGGGATTATGAAGAGCAGTATGTTGAAATGATGGACGCCTATGACGATCTCTTCTAAGGAGTTGCAATGACCAATTGTTTTAGACCTTACCTTCACGTTGAACGTTTAGGAAAAACAGAAGTTGATAATATTTTAAATGGTGAAGTAAAAATCACGGCCAAGCTTGATGGTTGTAATAGTTGTGTATGGGCAGATGAAGATGGTCGTATGCGTTATGGTAGCCGCAAACGTGAAATTTCTATTGAGAATGACAATGCTGGTTTTGCCGCTTGGATGGAATCTAAAAGATTAGAAGCTCAATTGCTTGTTAAAGCATGTCAAGCTAATCCTAATTGGATTATTTATGGAGAATGGTCAGTAGGAAAAGTTGGTGCAATAAAAAAGTATACTGAACAAGCTGCAAATAAACTTTGGATTTTTGATATTTACAATCGTGAAACTGAAAAATATCTAACCTGGGATGAGCTTGAAGCTGCACTTATTATGTATGATCTACTTCATTATCGTGTAAAACTTCTTGCCACGTTAACTAATCCTACACTTGAAGATATTATCAAGGTTGCGAATGAGAATACTTTTCTTCTTGAAGGAACTGATACTCTTGGAGAGGGTGTTGTGATTCGTAGAGACAATTATGTAAATTGCTATGGACGCTATGCTGTAGCAAAATATGTACGGGAAGATTTTAGACCTGACACTCCAAGAGTAAAGAGAATTGTTCAGGCTGGCGAAGTTGAACAAGATTTCATTAATCGCTATCTGACTCAATCTGAGCTTGAGAAAGCTAAGGCTAAAACTGCCCTGGCTTGCGGTGAAGAGTATGTTCCTGGTAATGGCAAATTTATTGGTATGTTTCTTAATTTACTTTGGAAGGATACTCTTGAGGAGAATATTGTAGATTTTTGTAAACGTGCTAAGAATCCTCAAATCGACTTTGCCGCACTTAATGGCTTGATTAAAGCAGAAGGCCGCAAGTTTCTAGGGTTGATGTAATGAATATTTATAAAGTAGTATATGATGATGATCTTTGTTATCATTATGTGTCATGGTTTTTTGATTTGGATACTGCTAAAAAATGGTGTAAATTAAATAAACGTAGCTGGATGCGATGGCATGTATACGACGAGAAAGGACATGAAAGATATGGTGGATGTAATGGACCGTCTTACTTTGGAACGTAAAGAAACTCCTGTATATGTAGAAAATCTTTATAAATGGACACCAAAACCTAGTGTATTAAAGCGAGATATTTGTTGGGACATTCCAGTTTTAGAAGAGTTAGATTGTCCTTATTGCGGCAATAAAGATGGCGTTGATCTTTATTATGATAAAGATATATTTATTTATGTTGATCCAAAGGGATATCTGCGGTTTGGTACTCCTGATGGTGTAGGTAAAACTGAAATTCAGTTTTGTCCTATGTGCGGAAAATCACTTAAATAATTATTATACTTGTTATAAGGTAGCTCTTGTCAGCTACCTTATTTTTATGTTATAATATATTTATAAGGAAAGGGGAGATAGTATGTCCAAAAAGAAGTATCATGGGTCTATTACTATTGATCCTAAAATTATTTGGAATGCACAAAAACCGCACTATAATGGTTGGATGTGCGGACATGGTGCACATGGAAAAAATAAGTATAGCCGCAAAGAAAAATATAAGACTGATTGGAGAAACTGTGAGCGAGATTAATCTTCTTGAAGAGACCGAACATGTTTTATTTTATCATAATAAAACTTGGGAGGATGTTTCTTGGATTGGTGGACATGATTTCTATATTAGCACTGAACAATTCAAAGAAGCCGCGAAAGATACTAATTACTATTGTGGATATGGTAGTGAAGAAGTTGCAGTAGATTTAGTCATTTGTTTTAATGATGGATCATGGCTGTCTCGTGCGGAATATGATGGTTCAGAATGGTGGAGATATAATACACGTCCGCAGAAGCCGCAATATCATTATCAAGGAAAAGTTAAATTAGCTGATTCATCAGGGTATGATGCTTCAGACGGTTTAAAGAAACTTAATGAATAAGAGGTAAATATGTCTTGGAATCAACCTTTAGATTTTTTCACTGAAGTAAAGAATGAATTTGTTAAGGTGTGCGGCAAGGATGCTTTGTGGCAGTATGGCCGCGATGATTCCTTTACTAATTGTCTTTCCTATTGGGTATGGACTCTCGGAAATCATGGTCATCCTAAGCGTCATTATTATTCTAAGATGATTGAACCCTTGCTTCTCAATGAAAGCATGGGTATGCTACTTATTAAGTATAATGATCTTGATATTGACTGGGATGCTTATGATGGTTTTTATCGTGAGTGTCGTTCAGTTGTAATTGATGTACTTAATGATTGTCTTATTCTTACTCCATTCCGCAAATTCTTTAATATTAATGAGCGAGAAGAGACTCAGCTTCCTATAGTCCAAGAGAAGATAGAGAATGCGGCCCGAGTAGAAATTACTGATAAGCTTGACGGTTCTCTTTGTAGTGCTCGTTGGTATAAGAATGATTTGGTAATGTCTGGGTCACAAGCTCTTGATACCAATATGTCTTATCGTCTTGCTAATTATTATCATTGGATGTTTAGTCATAATAATGCTGTACAGATGGTAAAGGATTATCGAGATTATACTTTCATTTTTGAAGGTATTTTCCCTGATGATGTTCATGTTGTACAATATAACGAACAAATGTTCGGTTTGCATTTACTTGGAATGCGACGAGTAGAGGATGGTGTAGAACTACCTTATAAGGATGTTGTAGAAGTCGCAGAAAAGTATGATGTGCCGCATGTTAAAATTTTTGATATGACTTTTGAAGAAGCTTATCAGGATGCCCTTAATGATGGTCGTAAGGCTAATGAGGGTGAGGGATATGTTATTGATGTAGACGGACAGAAGTATAAGCTCAAGTATAATGATTATGTTATGCTCCACCATGCTCTTTGTAAGATGGTTTCTCCCAACGCTATAATTGCAGCTATTCGTGAAGGTCGTTGGGATGATTTTTATTCAAAGATTCCTGTTGCATATCAACCGCAAGCTAAGGAAAAGGCTGATAATGTTTATAAGTACGTACAAATGTTCGATGAACGTGTTATGAAGTGGTATAATCTTACTCGTGATTTCGTAGATTATACTGATGATCGCAAGACTTTTATGATTGCTGTTGATAAAGTTGTGCCTAAGCGGTATCAAGGAGCAGTACGTGCTAAATTCTTAGGCCAGAAGGTTGATTATTTCCGTGGTGTTAAGTACGGAGATATGATTGATTATATCGAATTAACGCAAGTTATGAACTCTTAGTTGACAGCTATAATATAATTATGTTATAATATTATTGTTGAAAGAAAGGAGAGATATATGACTCAATGTGATGAGGGTATTCGTCGTCAACTGCGTAAGCCTGTTGTATACATTATGTGCGGCGTGCCTGGCAGCGGAAAGAGTTATTTTTGTAAGAACGTATTGATGGATCATCCTTGGCGCAGTCGAGTCTATATCTCTTCTGATGATATTCGTGAAGAGCTTTGCGGTGATGCCAGTAATCAATCTCTTAATGGTGTTGTTTTTGATATTTTTTATGAGCGTGCTCGTGAAGCTATCAAAAATGGTAGTGATGTAATTCTTGATGCAACACATCTGACCAAGAAATCTCGTCGCAAATGCCGCAATCACCTTAAAGATTTAGATTGTAAATTTATTGCGGTTCAGATGAATACATCAATGTTGGATGCTGTTTATCGTAATAAGAAACGTGATAGAGTCGTCCCTGCTGATGCTATGAACCGCATGATTGAAGCATATCAGCCTGTTGAGGATAGCGAAGGTTTTGATTATGTCTGGAGGGTAGATTAAATGTTATATGTTTGTTCAGATTTACACTTCGGTCATGACAGAGATTTTATCTATAAGCCGCGAGGATTTTCTAATATCCAAAAGCATGATGAAGCAATCATTGAAAGATTTAATAGTATTGTGCGGCCTGATGATGATCTCTTTCTCTTGGGTGATCAGATGCTTGGTGATAATGAACATGGTTTAAATTGTTTGCGGCGGCTCAATGGCAAGCTACATGTCTTTTGGGGCAATCATGATAGTGATGTTAGAAAACAATTGTATTGGGATTTACCTAGTTTAGTTGAAGGTTTTGGATATTCTGGAATGCTTAAATATAAGAAATGGCATTTTCTTTTATCGCATTATCCTACGTTAACCGCAAATTATGATGATTATGATAAGCCTTTAAGAGCTCGTGTTTGGAATCTTCATGGTCATACTCATTCTCAAAATAGATATGAGTTTATGGATAGAGGATGGCAATCTTATAACGTTGCGGTTGATGCTCATGATTGTTGTCCTGTAAATATAGATGCCATTATTGAGGATATTAAATGGTATTATATACAATGTAAATTTGAATTTGAATGAATGTAACTAAAAGTTTTTATTGACGGCCGCAAAGAAAATATGATATAATATATTTATCAAAAGGGGATAAAAAAAGTTTTTCAGTTTTTATATAAAATAAGAAAGATTTAAAATCTTTCAGCTGTTAAAAATTTTTATTGACAATGGTTTTATAAATATGATATAATATATATATAAGATATGATGGGAACAGGCCAGGGAAGACGTACACCATCTAAAAAACACGGAGTGGTCCTCGTGCTAAAAACGGTTTGCTAGTAGTTCAATGTAATAACACGTGAATAAAATTACTAAAAAACTAGTTTAAAAATTTTTCTTGACAATTGAAAAGAAAATATGATATAATAAATATATAAGGTTGAGAGAGTTAATATTAGGTTTCTTAACCTAAGAACTTTGAAAACAGAATAGTTGAAGATTTAGGTGCAACTCAGTGCAGAGCGGTGTCAACGTGCTGAGGGTTCTTCTCAATGAGTTTATACAGTCTGGGATACTTGGCTGTGTGGCTTTAAGGTGAATCGTGAGGTTTGCTTTAGAAGGTAGGAACTACCAACAAAATGAAGAATGCGCTTAGTCTATTTGCTAAGGAAAGATACTTGCAAATTGTCGTCTCCGCAATAGACGCCCCAGTGGGGAAGAATCCAGAACACTTATTAACAGGTGGTGCTGAATAAGAGAAAGCTGGAAATACCAATAAGGAGATTGAGCTGTTGACTTTCTGGTAACAGAAAGAATAAGACAAGAGCAAGGTTCGAGTAGCACAAAGCAGCTCCTTATATCAATGAATATTTAGGAGAATATATTAATGCTGAATGACGTGTGAAAGTTGTAGGTAATCACTCCTACAGTAGAGATGGCCTTAACGGCTGGGGTAAGAAGTATGACGGTCGCTCCGACATACTCAGCCTTATCTCCTGCGTGATCGAATATCCAGTAAATAGATGCGGTACAGCGAAGGCTGGCATGTATATCTTCAACTATTCTGTTTGAAGGAATTGACGTAATAGCCCTTAAGAAATTAAGTGGTATGGAAAATGGCGGATACCGTAAGGTGATTACCAAGTTCCTAGTCCGTTCGCGTCATTAAATAAAACGGCGTCTCTGGTTAGGCAGGGTATATAAAAAGAGAGTAGCCTAACATACTCTCTAGTGTAGCTTAAAGGGCTGAAATAACTGATAAACAGTTTATGCCTTAGAGAACATTTATAAAATGTTTTCTTAGGCGTACTTAATGCCAGTCTAGTATGAACCAATTAGACTATAAAATAAAATTGTGGTTTTCTGGTTTTGAAATCACCTGAACCAAAATGATTTCCGTCTTTATGTGTTTGAACGAAATCAAGTACATCCCATGCAGGATAGGGTAATGATCTTGCCGCAAGTCTATGCGTAAAGTAAAGATCGCTTGTAGGTTAAGAGCGTTAGAACCTTCTGTAGTTTATACTTTCTCTACGATGAGGGTGGTTCCTATGAAAGTATCTTCTTTTGGAGGATATATTTATATATATTTAAAGTCATATCAGCCATAATAGATATATCTTCCAAAAGGAGCAATCCTACTGTCTTTGCGAGCATGTCGATTAGACATAAAATAATTTTACATGCGGTGGTCGCGTTACACCTTACCCAACGCTTTTATTTTGCTGGCGTGGCGCAATAGGTAGCGCAAGTGATTTGTAATCACTAGGTTGCGGGTTCGATTCCTGTCGCCAGCTCCAGTCGGGCGTTAGTGAAGCGGTTATCACAATGGTCTGTCTAACCATTATCACGGGTTCGATTCCCGTACGCCTGGCCATATCCCGCGGTATTCCGTTAAAGACACGGGGCAGTCTGTAAAACTGTTGCTTTAATGCTGGCTAGGAGCGTTACCTAGACGCGGGACCATGCGGGAGAAGCTCAACGGTAGAGCACTCGACTCATAATCGATTGGAAGCAGGTTCAACTCCTGTCTCCCGCACCATCTCACTATATAAAGGATTACATATGGAACAAGTTGATGGATATATAAGTAAAATTTCTTTTGGTGGTAAAACATATGCTCTTAAATGTGAAATTGTAGAAGTATATCCTATAACTTGTCCTAAGTGTGGTGCTTCTTTTGAATTAAAGTATGGTAGTGGTCAATGTGACCATTGCGGTACTTATTATACAACTCAATTTAAATTAATTGAATCTTAAGTGCGGGTGTGGTGAAATTGGCAAACACGACGGACTCAAAATCCGTTGCCGCAAGGTTTGTGGGTTCGAGTCCCACCATCCGTAGTTACGAGAATCAGAAACCTCCACGTGGTTCGTAATGGTTAATACTAATATCTGATATTTCCTCTTGGTGTAATTGGTAGCACAAGGGTTTTTGGTGCCCTTAGTTTAGGTTCGAGTCCTGAAGAGGAAGCCAACGCTATGTAGCTCAAAAGTAGAGCAGGGTGCTGATAACGCCAAGACGGAGGAGCGTTACCTTCCATAGCGACCAATGTCGGCATCGTCTAGTTGGACTAGGACACTACCCTTTCAAGGTAGAAACGCGGGATCGTAGCCCGCTGCTGATACCATAGACACTACCTCCAAAAGTGATGATACTTTTGTTATAATAAGAATTTGGAGAAGAGATGGGTTTTATTTATGTTATAACGAATAAAATAAATAAAAAACAGTATGTGGGACAAACTTGTCAATCTATTCATCGCAGATGGCAGATGCATCAACATGATGCTAAATATAAACAAAATCAAACTAGACCGATTTGTAGAGCTTTAAATAAATATGGAGTAGATAATTTCATTATTAATAAATTAGAAGAATGTGATGAAAAAGATCTAAATGAACGTGAACAATATTGGATTCAAAAATTAGATACTTATAATAATGGATATAACGCTACTTTAGGTGGAGATAGTAGACGCTATTATGATTATGAAGCTATAGCAAATAAAATGAAAGAATTAAAAAACTCAAAAAAGGTCCAAGATTATTTTAATTGTTCTAAAAATACTGTTAGAACTGCTTGTAAAGAATTTAATGTTCTGATTCCTTCTGTTCAAGAACAGCAGCAGAAAGCTGTTGCGATGATTGATATAAAAACAAATGAGATTATAAAAACTTTTAAATCTACGAGAGAAGCTGCGAGATTTATTAATAAACCTGATAGTAGTTCTCATATAAGTGGAGTGTGTAGAGGAAAAAGAAAAACTGCTTATGGATATAAATGGCAATATATTTAGCACCCTCCGCGACCAAAGGAGAATTATGTTAGTTACTGTTAAAATTCCATATATGCGTTTTAAAGCATGGCATGGCGGAAAATACTATGACGAAGATTATTTTGAATATGATATAGACAGTAATTTTTTTAATATGAGTGAAGAAGAAAAAAGTGAACATTATCATTACATGCATAGTGTAATTTTACCGCAATTGTGTAAAGAAGTTGGAAAAGATTTCTTTATTGTTGTTACTTTAGACGATTTTATTGGATGGCCATATTTATGGATTCCTGAAAAAGTAACTTATACTTATAATGAATAAAAATTAACTTGACTATTGTTAAGCTAATATGATATAATATAAATGTTAAAAGGAAATAACATGCTTAAAGAATATATTGTTTGTGATGAACAAATTAATGGTTTTTATTGTGGCTGTTATACTGTCCGCAGTATTCATGACATATATTCTCCAAGATTTCGAGTTATAGGTAGTTTTGATACATATGAAGAAGCAAGTGAATATATAGATTATTTATTGCATCCAGAAGATTATTTTAATTATGATGATGATTAGCACCTCGTGACGCGGGGTGGAGTAGTGGTTACTCACCGTCCTCATAAGTCGGCATCAACGTCGGTTCGAATCCGACCCCCGCGACACAGGGTAGCTATATGCTTGTTTAATAAAGTCCAGAAAGACTTTAGTTTTATTCCCGGTTCGTTCAACGGCAGGACGCGACACTGTTAATGTCGTTATACTGGTTCGAATCCAGTACTGGGAGCCATGTTAAATATCCGACCAAAATAGATAAGAAGTCATGAGCTTATTGAAAAGTGAATCCACACCACCTGTTTGGTCGGTTATTAGTGAGTGTGGAGAAAGTGTGGTAATTATGAATAGTAAAACTAAAGGTAATATTTCTGAAGCTAAAGCGTTATTTGAATTTCAACGTCGTAATATTCCAGTAGCTCTTCCTTGAGGAGACAATGAACGTTATGATATGATTGCTGAATTTGGTGGTAAACTAAATCGTATCCAAGTAAAAACCGCAAATGAAGAAGCTAATGGAAGTATTAGATGCTATTGTAGAAGTTCTAAAAATCATACTACAAATAAGTCTTTAGATACTTATGAAAAAGATGTAGATTATTTTGTATTTTATAATCAAAATAGAGATATAATTGCTCTAGTACCAATTAAAGATATTGGTAGTTGTCAAACTATTTCTTTAAGGATTGAACCAACTAAAAATGGACAAACTTCAGGGATAAAATTTTTTAAAGATTATGATTTTGATAAGATATTGCCTGGTGACGCAACGGAAGCGTAGTGGACTTTCGATTGGAAGCCTTATAAGGAAACTTATAAGTGAATAAGCTCGCTAAGTCGGTGAAACCTGTAAAATGGTAATACCGAGCAAGGGAAACCGTGTGTAGAGACTTTACACGAGCCGCCTAAGTTTTAAAATATGGTGAAGATAAAGTCCAGACCACAAACGAAATGGCTATGAAAATAGTAGTGGTATGTAATCCATTAGTTGCGGGTTCAAATCCCGTCCAGGCAACCAATACCGAGTTAGCTTAATTGGCAAAGCGCGACACTCTTAATGTCGGAGATGTGGGATCGTGGCCCATGCTCGGTACCAAACAATAAACATCCGTGTCGTATAATTGGAAGTATAGCTTGACTCCAAATCAAGAAGGCGTCTGTTCGATTCGGACTGCGGGTGCCATATAATAAGCCGCATTAGCTCAAGAGGAAGAGCCGTAGTCTTCTAAACTACTTTGTTATAGGTTCAAGTCCTATATGCGGTGCCAGTCAATTAAGGTAGGTAAAATGTACACTATTGAAAATAATAATATTAGTCTTACTCGTGGAGACACTTTAATTGTACAAGTAAATATTAAACAAGATGGTAGTGATTATATTCCTGATTCTGGGGATATAATCTATTTTGCTTTAAAGCACAATACTATGGACAGTAAAAGAGAACGGTATCTCGATAAAGAACCATTAATTTTAAAGATGATTCCGAATGATACTCTTATTTTAAGACTAGAATCCGCAGAAACAAAGAATCTTGCTTTTGGACGATATGTTTATGAAATTGAACTTACAAAAGAAGATGGTACTGTGGATACTTTCATTTCTGGTATATTCACATTAACTCCAGAGGTAAATTAAAATGAGTTTAAATAAAATTAATTTAACTGGTTATCTTAATGATGCCAAGTCTTTAAATGGTTCAATAACACGACTACAAAATTTAGAGGGTAATTTAGGTTTAGTTAATAAAGAATTAATTAGTGTACCTTCAGATTCTATTAAAACACAAATTAAAACAATAACATCGTCTATCTTAAAACAAACGGTTACCCCAGATAAAGAATATAACTATTTATCCAGAGTTATTGTAGAAGGTATTCCTTATCAAAAGACCTTTAATGAAGCTGGCGGCATTACCATTAAGATAGGATAATATCATGAAAGTAAATAAAGTTTATTATGGAGATCAAGTACTCGTTGATTTAACAGATGCTACAGTTTCAGAAGAACAAATGTTGAAGGGTGTTACCGCATATGGCGCTAATGGAGAAAAAGTAATTGGTATAAATACAACAATGGCACTTTTTCCAGTTGAACGTGATTACAAAGGTGGCTACATCGAGAATAATTCTCAGTGGGTATATCAAGACTTATCAAATACTTATACCGATATTTATAAAATTCAAAGCGGGCATAGATATTTTATCAGTCTTGGAAAAAATGTAGGTACTCGTTTTCGTGCAATGTTTTGTCCTGTTGATGTTAGAAATACAACAGAAGATGTTGAAGGCGAACTTATTATTTATAATAATACACCAACACCATATGAAAATGTTGCACAACAAGCTCCTTGGGATGGTTACTTACTTGTTTCAAAAGATCATACCGATCAATCAGGTTTAATGAGTTATGTTTATGATACTACGAAATGGGCATAATTCTTTCTTTTATAATCAATTCTGCCAAATAACAAAAAATTATAATCATTTGTGATATAATTTTATATATAATAGAGAAAATATTATTGCAGGAAGGAGAGATTATGAAGAAATTTTGAACTATTTTATTAACAGTGATGTGTTTAATGATCATTCCTATCACCGCATACGCTGCAGAACTTCCTTCAACAGGAGGGATTGGTGTTATTGTGCTGTATATTATTGATGGTATTTTAATCATTGGCGCTGCAGTTTACTTTATTATTCGATTTAATCATAGAAAGAAACACTAATGTTTAATTTTTTCAAAAAGAAAGAAAGTCCTTATAAATACAAAATGCTTTGTAAAAATTGCGATATAATTTTTGAATCAGAGAATCCTCGTTCAGCCGTTTGCCCTGTGTGCAATCAATTTAGAAGAGTAGAAACATATGCTATTATTAATAAAGAAACTGGTCAGGAGATTCGATAATGAGAATTATTAAAGAAGGTACTATTCCAAACGTAGAGTATATATTTAACTGTGATTATTGTGGATGTGAGTTTGCTGTAACTGAAGTAGAATTAATTTCTAATAATCCTTTTTCTGATAAGAACTCATATACATGCCCGACATGTCATAAAATGGTATATGGCCCAGAAAAACAAGTGGTAGAATCTTCAGAACCGGTCATAGAAACAGATTCTACAGGTGATAATAATGAATAAAAATACTATTTTTAATTGTTATAAATGCGGCAAGTCTTTCATGGCCGCACCTGAAGATTATAGAACTGTTTATTGACATGGTGATATTCTTAAAGAAGCCTACTGTCCTTTTTGCGGGGCTATAATTCAAATTAATACAACGAATGGATTTAGAAGTTCTGGTGGAGGTAAATTTTAAAGTGTCAAGAGAAGATGAATATATTCCAATTGAACTTTGAATAAGACAAGATCAAATGGATAAAATATCAGAAGATGTACGAAGTCAAGATACAACAATATATAGTTTTATTCGTAAAATAATTGATTTTTATTACAATCATAAAAACGAGGTATAAATGAAGCAACGAATCATCATTATAAGTTTGATTGTGTTATGTGTGTTCAACATTGGCTGTGTCTCTTCACCGCAAAAGATTGTCCAAGAGAAAGCTAAAATTGAGTTTTCAAATATAGAAGATATTGCTGAACCGCGAACAGTAACAAATAAAGATATGGTTGATCTCTTGGAGAAAGCTAAAAAATATAGTGTTCCAAAAGTAGAAACAACAGTATCAGAAGTTGCGGCAGACCCCGTTCAAGAAATATCAACAGAGCCTATTCAAGAAGAATCTGTTGATATTGATGTTCAAGAAGAGTCTGTTGATACTATTCAAGAAGAACCTGCTGATGTTGTTACTCAAGGTCAAGAATATAGTGATGGTACTGGTTTAACTCAAGAGTCTGGCGTTAACTATTATGATGGCCGCACAGAAACATATTATTCATCTAATGTTCTTTATCATCAAGATACTGACCAATGGACAGTAGATGATGAAGGATTCTATCGTACTGACGAAGGATATTATGTAGTTGCGGCTAGTGATATGCCGCAAGGTACTACTTTTGAAGGTAGTAAAGGTACTTGTATTGTATCTGATAGTGGTTGTAATGAAGGTATTACTGATTATTATGTAGCTTGGTAATATAAACAAATGCCTGTTCGACTCAGGCTCGGTCCTCTTGTGGGCTGATCGTTTAAGCGCGGCAAGACTTGTTTAAAAATATTTGTTGACGATTGTTCAATTTTTATGCTATAATATATATATAAGGTAAGGGAGATGATTGTTCGAATCAGTCACTGTCCTGTAGAAGGGCGGTTAGTTTAAAGGGAAAAATAACCAAGCCTTAAAATAAAACTTGACAACTGAATAAAAAATATGTTATAATATATATATAAAGAAAAGGGAAAGTTAAACATTCTCGCCAATATCAACTGAGAGTATGACTGCAGAAACTGCTCAGAGAGACGGCCTAGACGCGGGTGGGGAAGAGGTACCCATAGCGAAAAACGTGAGTGTGGAGTAGCTACCACAGGAATTGGTCGGGATACAACGAGAAGGCACGTACCGAGTAAACCTAAGTCGAAGGTAAGAATGTTTAATTATTCGTTTTCTAAAACGAAGTGCGAAAGAGATGGGTTTTCCATTCTCACATAAGGTTGATAGTCCTTTCAAACTAAACTATCAAGCGGGAAGATATGGTTATGATGTTTGTACCACTGGCCTCCGCTATAGAAATAATGGCGCTCTAAAAACATTCATAGCACAGGTGAAAGTAAACTGGAGATAGCTGGTGGTGTAATTGGTCAGCATCGGCCCGCAAGGGCTAGGGTATTGGTTCGAGTCCAATCTGGCTGTCTGTGAAGGGTGATGGAACCAGGAAGATAAAAATCATTGGTGTATAATGTTCGCTTGCGGCAGTCCTCTTCAACGAAAGTCATGTCGCCATACTACTGCGGAAGGTAGCTGTCCAAATAAAGTGAAGACGTAAAAAGCTGCTGGAGTGTCTAATACACCTGCAGACACATTAATAAAACCTAGGTGTGTAGCGAAAGTCCGACGGGGTAAGTAGCGAACGAAAGGTGTTATAGAGATAGCTTAACGGTAGAGCGCTTATGGTTATGCCCAGAGAGACACTGGTTCGACTCCAGACTATATAATTACTGAGTAGGAGGGTTTTCTTATGCTTTCTTTTCCTAAATGCGTACTAGTCACCGCAGCCACATGATAAGTGGTATAAAGAAAGCGCCATAAAGATGGTGACAGATCTAATTGAATGCTGAAGCTCATGCGAACTCGGTAAGCGAGTTAGGGTGTAAATGGTAGACCCTCCGAGAATATTATAAACCGGTTTGTAATCATAGGCAAAGAGCTTCTCCGGTGAACCAAAAGAAGCGGGTTTTCCAGCGGCAGGTTGCGAGTCCTGATAAAGTGCGTAAAGGCGCCACCCGCGATATTTTCTATGGAAGATTGACTGAATGGTAAAGTGTCGCACTGCTAATGCGTAGCCTAGGACGAGAATTCTAGTGCAAGTTCAAATCTTGCATCTTCCGCAGAGAATATAACAGGGCAGCTATATTTTTATAGTTGCCCTATTTTTTTATTTGACAGGGTATATTTTATATATTATAATATACTTGTAAGAAAGGAGGATAGATGATAAGTAATTATACTACAGATACTACAAATTATTATTGGGACAATATTACTGCAAATTGAAATTATAATCCATCAGTTACAACTACAACATCTTCTAATCCTAAAATTACTATTGATAAAGATGGAATTAAAGGAAATGGATTTAGTATTAGTGGAAACAATATTAATTTAAAACCCAATATTTGTTCAACTTCTAATAAACTTGTTCTGGATGGAGAAGAGATAACTTCAGATGACATTAGATTTATTCATGAATTAAAAGAAAACCAAGAGAAAGAGAATAAAAAAATGAATATTATGAAGAATTTTAATTTTGGTCCGTGCGGCGATCGTGCTAAGATTTCACATCTTGGTATTGCGGTGCAGAATAGTAATGGTGAATGGGTGTCTTATGATAAAGAAAACAACGAAATTGTTAATGTTGATTTAATTAATTTTGGTTGTGACAATTTTGTTTATATGATGCCTGTTGCTATTAAAGACGTAGCTGAAGGTGATGCAATTATCCATAATCGTCATGTTATGTTTGTTACAAAGGCAAGAGGAAAGACTATTTCTGTTATTGATGTAACAGATGGTGAGATTAAGAAAATTCTTCCTACAAAGTCAATTTTTGGTTTTGATTTTATTACTAAGATTGTAAGTCTTGTAGATTTTACAGCATCGACCGCAAACGAAGATAATCCGTTTGGAAATATGCTACCTTTCCTTCTTTTGGGAAATAATGATGGTAAGAGTAATGATGCACTCCCTTTAGTTCTTATGCTAATGAACAAGGAGAATCCTGGTCTTGGTGGTCTATCATCCTCTTCTCCCTCTATGCAGATGATGCTTATGGCTATGTTAATGAATGGCCAGAATGGAAACAGTGTTCAGAATTTTTTACCACTAATGTTTCTGATGAACGAGGATACAAAGACGGCGACTTCGTAAAAGTTACTTGGAGTAAAAATCATCGTATTGTTAAAGAGCCTAAATTAGACACATTAAATGATACTTCTTCTTTTTTACAAGTAATGGCTGGTACGTGTAAACATGGAAAAGTACTTAAAAATAAAGATGGCTTTTGGCTTGTATTCATTGATGGAGAATATCATTTTAGATATGTTTGGTTAAGTAAGTCTGATTGGGTTGAGGTCATAGCAGAGTCATAGGAGTTGTATGCTAGCAATTTTTGGTATTATTATTCTAATCGCAGGTATTGTTTGTGCGGTCTTATTTGGTAAAACAGAAACTTATGAACTTTATGGAGAAACAAGAACAAGACAAATTACACCGCCCAAGATGTATAGCTTAATTCCAATTATTCTTGGTGTTGTTCTTATTTTTGGTTCTTGTATTTATACACAATCTGTTGGAGAGGTTGTTGTTCTTCGTAATTGGGGCGGTCAGCTAGCTGGACATGATAGTGAAGCTGGTTTCGGTGTTAAAGCTCCTTGGCAAGAAATTACCCGTTATGATATTCGTAATAACATTCTTTCTTTCATGGGTGAAACAGAAGAAGAGCAATTTGAAGGTGGTTCCGCAAATGGCTCTGGTATTATCGTAAATGATCGTGGTGGTGCAAGAGCTGTTGTAGATGTTCAAGTTAACTATTCACTTGATCCAGAAGCGGCAGAAGATTTATATGTAAATTATGGAACTCAAGAAAACTTTGTAAAGGCTATTTGTGCGGTTGATATTCGTGCGGTTCCACGCCAAGTCGCAGGTCAGTTTGATACAATTACGATTCTAACCGCACGTGAAGAGTTCGTGAATGCTATTTGGAAAGCTCTTGAAAAGAAATGGAAGCCCTATGGTTTAGTTATTGAACAGGTAAATGTTCAGCACGTAGAATATCCTGACAATATCAATGAAAGTTATACTAAGGCACAGCAAGCTGAAATTGATAAGCAAACAGCTGAAAATAAAAAGTCTGTTGCTGAAGTTGAAGCACAAACTAAGGTAGTTCAAGCGCAAGGTGAAGCTGATGCTAATAAGATTCTTAATGATTCTCTAAGTGATAAGGTTATTCAGCAACATTATATTGATGCTCTTAAAGAAATTGGTGCACAGGGAAACCTTGTAGTTGTTCCAGAGAATTCAACGCCAATGGTTAATACTACTAAATAATTATTAATACGCTCGTTAAGGATTATTCCTTGACGGGCGTTTTATTTTTATGCTATAATATATTTATAAGAGAAAGGGAATATAATGATTATAATTGAATTTATAAAGAATGATGTCGGAGATTATATAGAAGTTCAAGAAAAAGATTTATATGAGACAGTTGATATGTTAACTACGCAATTTATCACAGGAGAGGTTAGTTATTTTCGTGTCTTTCATTCGTAGAAAGGTTTAAAGAATGGCACATTGTTTTGTTGAATTTGGTGCTTATGGTGCAATCGGCGATTTTGAAATTGAAGAAGGAATGACTGAAGAGCAAATACTTGAAGAGGTTGAAGAGATTACTCAAGAATTCGCCGCACAAGAGTCTGGTTATGTAATTGTCGATAATATAGAGGATTATTAAGAATGAGTGAAATTAATATAAAAGCATTAATTTGTACTATTATAACTTTTATACTAATTCCTTTATTTACCTATGCCATATTAACGAATGTTATTTTTCTTATAATTGTTGGAATAATACTGGATATTATTATAATTATAGCACTTTTTTATGGATTATATGTATTCTTTGATGAGTGCTTTTAAAGGAGATAGTAATGCCATATTTAAATGATATTGACATTAATAAACGTTTGCATGAACATCTTTTTCATTATATAACTACTTATAACAAAGATTGGTTTGTTATTTGTTTACAGGGGAGTCAAAATTACAATATGGCTGATGCGGAGTCTGATATTGATTCTAAAGTATTAGTTATTCCTTCGTTAGAAGATATTGTACTTAACCACAAACCAATTAGCCATACTCTTGAAATGCCAGATAACCAAGAGCATGTTGATTGTAAGGATGTGCGGGAGTACTTTAAGATTTTCCGCAAGTCAAATATTAATTTTGTTGAGATTCTATTTACTGATTATTTTATTGTAAACAATAAGTATTATGATCTTTGGAATAGGTTGCGGGCGAATGCGGAAGAGTTGGCAAGGATTAATCCTTATGCCGCAGTTTCTTGTATGAAAGGTATGGCGAGTGAGAAACGACATGCTTTGTGCCATGAATACCCAAGCCGCATGCCCTGGATTGAAAAATTTGGATATGACCCAAAGCAGTTATCACACCTAGCCCGCATTAATTATTTTATTAAGTGGTATATCGAAGGTAGACCTTATAAAGATTGTATTTATCTTAAAAATAGCAATATTCGTGATTCTCTCTTGGAGTGTAAACGGAATGGATGGGGATTATCTAAAGAACAAGCGGAAATTAAAGCAGATGAATTAATGGAAAGCATTGTTAAAATAGCTGATGATTTCCGCAAAGATTGTCCTAATGAGAATGATCCTTCAATGGATTCTCTCTTGGATAAAACTCTTTATGATTTAATCAGCCGTAGTCTTACCAAAGAATTAATTGAAGGAAAGTCTGGTATAACAACAAATAGTCTTGAACTTGAATTGATACAAGCTCGCAAAAAGATTGAGGAACTTGAAAATTTAATTAGTTGGAAAAAATTTCCTGAAAGTATGGGAAGATAAAGGAGAATAAATGAGTGGTAAGAAGTATAAGATTTATCAAAATGAGCAATTTTTAGGTCACCATTGTGCCACATCGCCCGCACAAGCTATTGAGAAAATGTCTAAGACATTGTATCCTGTAGCTTACAACGTAAATTTTAATGATTATTTTGATGTATATTATGGTTCAGATTATAGTCAAATCTATGTGGGTGAAGCATAAATTTAATTGACAAATATCATATAAATATGTTATAATATAAATATAGAAAAGGGAAAGGAGATTATCATGGGGTTTGATGGTATTTATAGTATATATCGTAAATGTAATGACAAGTATGAAAAGCTGGCTTTTTATGATAAAGATGGTAAAGAGCTTTATGATCTCTTTCCCAGCCGTGATGGAATGCTGAATCAACTTCTTCTTGGTTATAATCGTCATGGTTATAACTTTGAGGATATTGGTGCTCGTCGTGGCCTTCCTGAGTGGTATGTAGATATTCTTAAAGAAGAGCATCCTGACTGGTTCGATGGTAGTGATGGGTGGTCTTATAACGTAGATGAAGGTACGTATTATGACTACCTTGAACTGCGTGGATGGGCGCAGGGTGATGCTTGTGCTCATAAAGATTGGATAGCTATGGAAGAGCATAATTACAATGAATTAGGTAAGCCTGATAGTGATGATATGTCTGAGCCACCTGTGCGGAATGCTTTGAAAGACTTTATGAAGCAAGTAGATATTTATTTGTACGCTTATGGTATTTATTGTCCTGCTCCTGGTGAAATAACCATTGTTTGCGAGATGAGCTATTAATGATTACTTTAGAAGATACTTATAATGATGCATTGCATATTACGCATTTTAAAAACATAAACGAGTTGATAGATTATATTAATGATAATCCTTCTGTTAATGATCGCGTCTTAAAGGGGTATGCAGATTTTTATTTTTCTACCCAAGAGGAAAGATATGATATGAACATAGAAAATTTCGTAATTTGTGACTGGGAAACTAAGGGCAATGTTGTGCGGCTGTATTGTTGTGACCAAGATAAATACAATGATATTTGGGGCGATGACTGGGATGATCAGCCTTATGAGCATAATGCAGGTCGAGTATATGATAAATATGTTGATAAAGTAATTGATATTTATTTTGATTTTGATGCGGTTATTCTTGAAGCTGAGAATGATTATAGTTATAATGGCTGTTCTCCATTTAGTAAGCAAGACTTTAAAGAAGGTAAAGCTCCAATTTTCATTGCCTATTGGCCGCAAGAGAATGATTATTGGGATGGTAGTGAATATCATCTTCTAATAGGAGGTAAGAATAACAATCATATTCTTAAATTTTATATGGGTGATATGATTAAGCCTACTCTTACTGATAATAAGAAGATTGTTCATTATATTGTTCATGAGTAATATTGGAAGGGGCAAGACTTGCGGGTACTTGCCCCGCATGAGATACTAGACATACATACCTCCACGCGGTGTATCTTGGATTATGCTAAAATGTATGTACCTCTTCTCCCGGAGTTTTGGTAAGTTTCTCCGTTTTATAACATCTAACTTACTAAAGATTGAATTATCTCTTTGCATTACGAACTGCGAAATAATTCCGTCCAGCGATAAAGCGTGAACTGGTGGTATATGCTTATCCCCGAAAACTAAGCAACCTGGTATATTATCGCTCTGCCAGGGTTATGTATTTATCCTTACTACTTTTGGGTGGTAAGGATTTTGATTATATAAACATATCAAATTACAATTATTTTAAAACAATAAATTTTATATATTATATAGTGTAAAATTTTTTGAGATAGGAGCTTATATGAATATTGCTACTCTCGCATGATTAAAATGTATAAAGAAAGGCGGTGGAGGTGGTGGTATAGATACTACAGATGCCACAGCAACCGCAGCAGATATATTAGAAGGTACAACTGCTTATGTTAATGGTGAAAAAATTGCTGGTATAATGCCCAGTGTGAGTCAGGCAACGCCGAGTATTGCGTTTAGCGGCGCTACTGTGATTGCAACAGCCGAACAGCAAGCGGGTTATGTCGCAGGCGGTACTAAATCGGCACAGATGAGCATTCCAACGAATCCGTTGGCTAATATTAGCATGTCTTTAAATGGCAATGTAGTAACAGCGATAATGCGGCAACCATCAGGCTATGTTGATTTTTCTGTTCACTCAAATACGCTGCCATTAGGCAGAACAACTGGTAGGACTTGGACACCAACAAGTGAACAACAAGTAGTAGCACAAAACGGAACAATTAATATAGGTAGCGTGATTGTTAGCCCAATTCCAAGCACCTACATTCAACCATTAGGCACTAGCGAAATCACTGCCAACGGTGTTTATGATGTTAGGGCGTTTGAGAGTGCAAGCGTAATGGTTACTGGTGGCGATATTCCATCAGACTATGTACGAGTTAGCGGTACTAGCGAAATCACAGCCAACGGTGTTTATGATGTTAGGGCGTTTGAGAGTGCGAGTGTGAATGTTGCGTTTAACGGTATTGAAGTAAAAAGTATTGCAGAAGGATTAGAAATATCGCTTGTATCAGATGATACAGTTTCTTTCATTGCTAGTAATGCTTTTGTATCAATGATTGTTAAAAGTATTGTATTGAATAATGCGACAATCGTAAATAATCAAGCATTTTTTAGATGTTCTATTTTAGAAAATGCATCATTTGAAAAGGCAACAACTCTTAGTATAGGCGCCTTTCAACAATGCGCATCTTTGACAACTATCAACTGTCCAAATGTTGAAACAATTGGGTTATTCTGCTTTAGTGAATGCACACAGTTAAAATCAATAAAATTGGATAAATTAGCACATATTTTTAGTGGGGCGTTTAATTATTGTTATGCTTTGTCCATAATTGATTTACGTAACGTTTCAAGTGTTCCAATCGCATCTAATAGATTCTTAGAATATGCAAATAGCAGTTGCAAAATTATGGTTCCTGCTAGCTTGTATAATGCATTTGTTAGCGCTAATTATTGGAGTTTTTACAGTTCTAACATTGTAAGCGTTTAGCCATTACTAAAACCCACCAACCGAACTAGCCATGATTAGCCATTAGCACTAGTCATGGCTAGTTTCATATCGTCCACGATTAAGGAATTATATTGAAAAAGTTACAATTACTAATCCCTCATTACCAAGAACAGCCCGAAGAGATAACGCCATTGCTCGATTCGTTGCAGATTCAGCAAGCGGTGAACTTTGACGATTTTGGCGTGATTATCGCCTATGACGGCGAAGATGCCACGCCTTTACCCGTTGAAGAGTGGGCGCAGCATTACAAATTCGAGATTGTCCACGTACATGCCGAAAAGGGCGGCGTTTCACATACCCGCAACGCTGCGTTGAACGCCGCAACTGCTGAATATGTCATGTTCTGTGATGCTGATGATATGTTCTGTCATGTCTGCGGATTACATATTATCTTTAATGAAATAAATAATGGTGGTTTTGATACTATGACGAGTAAATTTATTGAAGAAACTCGTAATCCTGAAACTAAAGAACCATTATATATTAATCATGATATGGATAGTACATTTGTTCATGGTAAAATTCATAATAGGGAATATTTAATAAATAATAATATCAGATTTAATGATAATTTAACTATTCATGAAGATAGTTATTTTAATATCTTAGCTCAGAATTGTGCAAAAGAAAATAGAGCTAAGTACTGCCCGCACGCTTTTTATCTTTGGAAGTGGCGCGATGCATCTGTATGTCGGCATGATCCAGACTATATTTTAAAAACATATAATAACATGCTTGATAGTAATGATGCATTAGTTGATGAATTTGAGCGTAGGAATATGTCAGATAAAGCTAAATTCTATACATGTTTTATGATATTTGATGCATATTATACAATGAATAAAAAAGAATGGTTAGATAAGACTCATCTTAATTATCGTCAAGCAGTAGAAAAACGTTTTTCTGAATATTACCGCAAACATAAACATCAATGGCAAGCCGTTTCAGAACAAGAGAAAATGTTAATTAGTAATGGCGTGCGGCAAAGATCCGTAATGGAAGGAATGCCAATGGAATCAATTACAATTGAAGATTGGCTGAATTCGTTTTCAAAAAAGAAAAAGAAAAAGAAAAATGCCAAGAGAAAGGGAGCATAAATGATGGATTTAGCAACACTCTCTATGATTAAAAATAAAAATTATGGTGGTGGCTCTGGCGGAGGAGCTAATGTTAAGATGCCGCTTGTGAAAGAAATATCTGAAGAAGAAAATGGTATAAACAGATGAGTATCACAGGATGATGCAGTTCTCCCTTATGACTGAGGAACAGGTGATTATTCTGTACAGACCCCTTATGCTACTGCTAATGGTAATAACTCACATGCTGAAGGTTTCAATACTATAGTTGATGGTGTTTCTTCACATGCTGAAGGTTATAATACTAAAGCCGATGGAACAGGCTCACATGCTGAAGGTTATTATACTGAAGTTAATAATATAGGTTCACATTCTGAAGGTCATTATACTAAAGCCAACGGAACCGGCTCTCATGCTGAAGGTAGCAATACTGTAGCCAATGGTACTTTTTCTCATGCCGAAGGTAATGGCACTATGGCTTATGGTTATATTTCTCATGCTGAAGGTAATGCCACTAAAGCTAACAATAGTTTTTCTCATGCTGAAGGTAATACTACAACAGCTAATGGTGTTTTTTCTCATGCTGAAGGTAATTATGCAATAACCAATGGTAATTTTTCACATGCTGAAGGTAGCAATACTATAGCTAATGGTATTTATTCTCATGCTGAAGGTGAAGGTACTATCGCTAATGGAATAAGTTCACACGCTGAAGGTGGCGGCGAAGAAATATATGATCTTGATAATAAAATAATTTGACAGACAAGTACAGCCAATGGTAATTATAGTCACGCTGAAGGTACAGGCACTATTGCCAATGGTCCAAGTAGTCATACTGAAGGTGTAGGCACTACAGCAGACGGACAAGCAAGTCATGCTGAAGGTTATTATACAATAGCTAATGGTAATTATCAACATGTTAGTGGTAAGTATAATTTAAGAGACACTAATAATAAATATGCAGAAATTATTGGTAATGGTACTCCTTCGGTATATTCTAATGCCCGTACTTTAGATTGACAAGGTAATGAGTGATTAGCTGGTGACCTAACTGTTAATGTAAACAACACTGAGCATACTATTGCTAGTTTGTTAGATCGTATCGCCGCACTTGAAGCAGAAAATGAAGTAGTGCCATTAAGGTTTACTATGGTTAACAAATATATTATTGACAATCAAGAGAAAGAGGCGTCATAATGTTACTAACTGAAAATTATTTAGCTTTTGATCCTAGTCAATCTAATAATAATTTATATAATGTAGGTACACATTCATTTAATTTTCGAGATTCTAGTGGTTCTCGAATATATAGTGGTAACACAATACAAACATATCTAGATCTTTATGATGAAGATTGATTTGATGGTAATGAGCTCAATCGTCTCTGAGAGTACGCAGAAGCTGGTAAACGTATCCCCGTCGTTGTAAGAACAATAAATAAAATTGAAGTCGATCCAAACCTTGATCCTCAGCCATCAGTAGAGCAGATTGCTGAGTGAGAAAATGGAGAAGGTGTTCTTCTCGATGTTTTTTATCTAGATTCTTATTCTAGTGATACTGATGGTATATCATGCTCTAATTCTACTGCAAACACAACGTTTTTTATTTCTTCTGATGGTAATGTGAATTTTACTTGTGGAGATATTAATTTTCCTTTTGTTTCTCCTAGCCCTATAAGCCCTATACCTCCTAAAGAATAAAAAGACAAGACCTGTCTATTATATGACAGGTCTTTTTTTTTATTTATTGACAGCCGCACAATAAATATGATATAATATATTTATAGAAAGAAAGGAATATATTATGTCTAAAGTTAAAGATGTACTTTATAATTATGGTGACAAGGTTTCTTTTTCTCTCGATGGTAAAGATTATACTGGAACTATCGAAATTATTGATAAGTTTGGATATTTTTTCGATAATTCAGAGCCATATTATGATATTTATATAAAAGAACGTAATACTTTAGTTAAGCACATGCCGCAAAGCTCTGTTAGAAAGGTAGACTAATGATTCAATATAGTACTATGAATGATATTATTGAAAGTATGCGAATTGCTTGTGAATGCGGCATTAGGGAGAAAGCATTTGATTGGAAAGAAATTGCAATAAAAGGTTTTAAGAATAGACGACGTATCATTAAACTATGTAAACCATATGGTAAGATTAAGCGAGTGCCGCAAGGTTTTATTATTAAGTTTGGATAGAGAAGGGAGATAAATATGACCTGGACAATCCAAGAGATAGAAAGTTATATGCGGGAGCTTGCGGCAAGTGTCGATTTAGTTTTTGATACACCTGTTAAGATTAATGGCAGACTTACTCGTACTCTTGGAAGGGTTATTGCTGTACCTGCAGCATTTGATTCTTACGAGCCTGAAAAGATTGAATTTAGTCGGCAGTTTCTTGAAACTTCGACAGATGAGAGTGTGCGGCAAACCATTCTTCATGAGTTTGCACACTGGGCCGTATTAACTGAAACTGGTGAGCCTCATGGTCATGATGAAGTTTTTAAAGCTATGTGCCGCAAGATAGGTTGTAGTACAGATCGACCGCGGACTAAAGTTGAACGTACTGTAAGTGATGATAAAATTTTTAAATATACAGTTAAATGTGATGAGTGCGGCAATGAGGTACATTATAACCGAGCTGGTAAAGTTGTTAAACACCCTGATTTTTATGGGTGCGGCAAGTGCGGAGGAAGTTTGAGGGTGGTTCAGAATTGGTAGAGGTTATAGTAACATCAATGATAGTGAGTATTCTTGTTAGTATCTTTTTAAATTCTTTGTTCAGCGAAAGGTAAGAAATGTTTGAAGATATTGCTAGAACTTGGTTAGAAAACCGCACGGGTGTTGATTACGATGATATGGTTCTTAATGAACTTGTAGATGATCTTGCGGTTGTGCTTATGGAAGTTTATGAAGCTGGCCGCAGTTATGGATATGATAAAGGTTTAGAAGAAAATTTAACGGAGCTGCAATGGTAGGATATGATGCGTTTGAAGTAGCTAAACAATGGTTATATCGAGAATTAGGAATAAATGCTGATCGTCCTGATATTAAAAAGTTGAATAGTCTCAGCTCTTATTTAGACGAAGCCTATAAACTAGGATATTTAGTTGGATATAATGAAGGCTGGGATAGTGGATGGATTGATCATGATGATAATATTAGAAAGGTATTAGATGTATAATGATTACTTTAGTAGAATTAATTAATGCGACGACATGGCTAGAGCCGCAAGATCATATAAAAATTGTTTTATGGGACAAGTCTAAAGTTTATGAAGATACTGGTGAATTTACGTCCATTGATTTTAATATTCGTAATCTCGCTAAATATGGTAACTATTGGGTAAGCGATATTGATATTGAAGATGGAAAACTTACTTGTTTGATTTGGAAGGATTAATTATGAGTCGTTGGAGTAGAATTACTGGCATTCAAAGTACAATTGGTATTGTATTTTTAATGATTTTTATTATACTGGCCGCACTTGCTGTTAGTTGGGGACTTACTTGTTTGGTTGTCTATTGGATTAGTTTGCTTTGGGCAGGAACCGCATTTGCTTTTGAATGGTCATGGGCATTTGCGACTGGTGTTTGGCTTGCTCTTTGTCTTATTGGTAGTTTTTGTCAAGCAAAGGTAAATCTTAATGACTAATGGTAAAGTGTATGTATCACTGGCAGAGGCTCTGTGCCGCAAAATCCAAGAGGAAGGTAAGAGTGTAGAAGATGTAGACTTTATTCTTGTTGGTGGATTAGGTTTACATGTTAATGATTTTTGGGCACGTGCGGAACAGGTTCCTTGGGACATTGATAAACTTAAAGATGAATTTAGAATAGTCTTTAAAGATCGTACTTGGATTAGTAAGCATTATAGTCATAATGGTGATGTGCGGCTTAAGTATCATAGATTATTTGAGAAGCCTTTGTGTATCATGTTATGCCCTACGCCGCAAGAATTTATGGATGTGAAATAATGAATAATCAATATTTTGATTCTGGTTTTATATATGGTTTTATTTTTTCTGAAATAATTGCGACTCCAAGTAAATGTAAGAAGTGCGGAGAATATCCTAAAATTTGGCATTATAATAATGCTTGGCAAGTTGAATGTGATTGCGGTCGAGTGTCCGATATGTTAATTACCACTGCTGTAAATAATTGGAACGAAATTTATGGAGATGGTTCTAATTATACTACAGTTCTTGATATTTGTAAATTGAATGCTTCAAAAGAGAGTGCTACAGATTATTTGAATAAACAAATGCGGCAATGTTGTTGTGATTATAGTATAAAAAGTTAATAAAATTTTTATTGACTAATGAACAATATTTATGGTATAATATAATTGTTAAGGGAAAGGAATTGTATTATGCTGACTGCTAAAGAAGCTCGTGAAATTTCTCAAAATGCTGGTGAAGTAGATGAAATTGAAAAGCACACAAAACGTTGTGTAGAAGGTATTCTTGTTGGAGTACGAAAAGATGCTGGTTGCGGATATTGTCAGCATACTCTTGATCTTAGAGATTATCCTAAAAAGATTCGTATACCCATTATTCATAAACTAGAGGACCTCGGTTATAAGGTTCGACCGTATACTTGGTTTAGTAATAGTATTTATATTATTAGCTGGTAGGAGAGTTTAATGTTTACTGCGGCGGATGCTCATAGAATTTCTCAAAATGTTGGAGAACAAGATTATTTTGAAAAATATGCAAAAAGAATGGCTGATGGTATTCTTTATGGAATACGAAGCGATGCTAATGCTGGTTTTCATGAACGTTCTATTGATCTTGATTATTGTCCGAAAGAGGTTCGTGAATTAGTGATTTGTAAACTAGAAAATCTTGGTTATAACGTTAAAAAGCGAGGATTTTTTTATAATCTTTCATTGAATCCAAACTTGTATGTTGTTAGTTGGTAGGAGAATTTAATGTTAACTGCCGCACAAGCTCATAAAATTTCTCAGGAAGCTAGTAAGAAAAATAAAGATGAAGTACGAGTAAAATCATACGTGAAGGGTATTCTTATTAGTATTGAAACAGACGCTAATAAAGGTTATTGTAAATATGATCTTGATCTTTCTAATTATCCTTTTGATACTCGTATGCCCATAGTTCATGTATTAAGAGATCTTGGTTATAAAGTTAGTTTTGATTTTTGGAAAGATAATATTTGCTATATTCAATGGTAGGAGAGTAATATGATAAGTGCCGCAGAAGCTCGTAAAATTACTGATGATTCTGTTAGTAGAGCAAAAGCTAAAGAAAATGTTGAAAAGTTATCTCCTTGGATTAAAGAGCAAGCTTTAAAAGGTAAAGATTATTTACTTTTTATTGTTGAACATTTAGAACTAGAAGATTTTATGGTACAAGAATTTAAAAATTTAGGGTATGAAGTGGTTAAGCAAGAATTTCAGAAGCATGGTTGCCCTATATATGTAATTAATTGGTAGGTAAATTAATATGTTGACTGCGGCAGAAGCTAATCAACAAACTACTAAGGTTAGAATTGATTTAGATAAACAAGTTTCAATGGTGCTTGATACTTTATTTAGATATATTTTAATAGCAATTGAGCATGGACGATATGGTATGAATTTTTGCGGAGCTGAGTGTGGAGATTTTATTGTAGAGCAAGAAGTAATTGCAAAACTCGTTCAGCTTGGTTATAAAGTTAAACCATTTAAAATGTTAGCTACGAATGGTAGAAAGATATATAGAGTTAGTTGGTAGTCCAAGAGAAAGAAAGAAATGGAAGATATTTATTTTGTGCTGCGAGGGATGTTTGGTGAAATGCTCTCTATACGAATGTCTACACCCAGAAAGATAGATGCTTTAAAGAGTGCGGCAGAGAGTGCAATTTTGAATCCTGGTTTTACTTATATTGTTTGTAAGAATGAAAGTGATAATGAAATTGCTAAGTTCTATGTAAGGGAAGAGGATTAATTATGGCGTGGGGAGCTTTGATTTATGGGTATGCGGCCACAGCTGATGATATTACGCAGATGCCGCAAGTAGATTCTTACCGTGACAGGGACGGCCGCACAGTGCTTGTTGATAATGAGGATATTCATCCTATTGAGTGGGCTATGGAACATCATAAATATGGTCAATATGTGTTTGTTGAAGATGATCAGTTATGGTATTCTGATAGGGTTATTTTCGGTATCTTTCTAGGTGAGTCTGGGGATGAATTAAGTCTCGAAAACATGGAGGAGGTTAAGACTCGGGCTAAAGATATTAGTAAAGCTGTAAAGTTCTTTACTGATTGGGATACTGATATTAGTGATTATGGATATCATATTTGTACTATGTATGATTATTAGTTAAAATTTTTTATAGTTATTTAACAAAATTGAGTTAGGAATCTAGGCTTAAAATTATATATAATAGAAAGTTAAATAGGGCTTTTATAGCCCTATTTTTATTTATTCAATTTTTGTTTCCCAAATGGGAAAAAGGAGGTATGATGGAAAATAAAAAAGATGAAATACGTATTGCCGCAAGAGTGCCACGTTTTTTAAAAGATGCGTTGGTTAAAGAGGCAAAAGAAAAAGATATGAGTCAAAGTGAGCTATTAAGATATATTTTATCTGTTAGATATGGACGAAATTAACTAGTAAACGGACGAATTCTACTAGCAAATGGACGAAATTAACTGCTCAACGGACGAAATTAACTGCTTGGCGGACGAAATTGGAGTATAAAATGGACGAAATTGGAGTAACATATATAGTATATAGTCTTTATATAGCTTTTATATAGTCTTTATATAGTTTTTATATAGTTTAAATTTTCTGCATAGAAAATTTAAAAGGAGAATAGTTATGGTTGGTAAAGAATATAGTACCGCCATTCCATGTGAAAGAAGAGTATTTGGAAATAATCTTCAAGGTTTAGATGTATATATGTATCTGAAAGGATTAGCCTCTTACGATGTAGGAAATGAATGTGAATATGTTGATATTAAACATTGCGGAAGTCAAAGTAACATTGCTAAAATGCTTAAAAAGAAAGTATCAACAGTGAAAAGTAGTTTACAATTAATGTATGATACTGGCATTATAGTAAAACAAAATGATAAGTATGTATTTCCAAAAGTAGAAGGTAAATATTGTTTAATTACTAGAGCAACAAGCTTAGAACTTGCCTTAATAGATTTTGGAGAAAATAATAAAGATAAGCCTTATGCTTTATATGATTTTATTATATTAAGAAATGGTTTTACTTGTTTTAAAAATCGTTATTATTTGTATTTAATAAATATTGTTAATGAAGGTAAATATTCTAGTTCAAGTTCAAAAACCATCCCACGATTGCGGCATGGTGTAGAAATGCTTGTTGACAGAGGATATATTAAAATGGATGGCGATAACATAGATGATCATCCAAAGGTTATCTATGTGAAGGAGTAAATAATGAGAAAGAACGAATGTTTAGTTTATATGGATAATGATTCATATAATGGTTTTAATTTTCAACAAATGTTTTATATAGGATTATTGAATGAGATTTTAGAAAGAGATGAAAAAATTTCATTTAAAAAATATGAATTAATTAAAATTTATAAAGATGATTTTAACGTAGAATTAACAGATAAAAATATTATTGCTTTACTTCATGAAGGAATGTTAATTCATGAAGGATGCGGATATATTCCTAATGAAAATTTTGTATGTCATAAACGTTTTGTATCTGTCCATAATGATATAGCTTGGCATTTTGCAGAAAATAAAGTTGATATAGAAATTATTCAAGTATATTGTTATTTAAAGTATAAAATTAAATCTCGTCAGTATCATAATTTGTATACTAATTTTATGTTTAGTAAAAGAAAAATCATTGAAGAATTGAATTGGGAATATACAAGATTTACTATGGATAAAATAGGAGCGATCCTTGAATTTTTAGAAAATAGAAATTATATTCGTATTAAATATCATAATGAAATTAAAAGAGGTTGTCGATATGAATTAATAGCTTTTAGTTTTAATGATAATTGTGTATTAGTTGATTATAATGAACAAGGAGAGGTATAATGCCTGAAAGAAAAAGTATTCAACTTAATGTTGCGGTTACTCCAACTATGAAAAAACGATTAGATAAATTTGCTGAACAAAAAAGTATGACTATTGCGGAGTTTGTGCGGCATTGCATTAATGTGTGTTTAATGGCCTATGAAAACAAAGAAAAGTCAAGGAAATAATAAGATTTCTTAAATTGAACTACTCACACCAAGGGACTTGGGTGCGCACATATTAACAGCTGCTGTCAAGTAATTTCCGACATCGAGTCCTAAAAATTTTTTAACGTCTGCACCGCACGAGTCCCGCACACGATTTTTATTTTCAACTCTCTTGGAATAAAAAATTAGTTGCCAGCTGCCCAATATTTATGCTATAATATATTTGTAAGAAAGAGAGAAGAAAATAACTCAAATTCTTACATATCAGTTTTCTTTCAGAAGCTTAAAAATAAAACTTGACGGCTGAAAGAAAAATATGATATAATATATATGTAAGGAAAAGGGAGAGATAAGAAAGGAACCCCTTTGTGGGACGTCCTCCCAGGAAGTGAAAAAGAAATTTCATTTCCAAAACGAGACCGCTCGTAAGAGCAGACAAGGAGATTGTTATGACCGAGAAGAAGATCACCATCGCTGAGAAGTTTGCGGCTACCATCGCCATCCTGGAGGGTGCTGAGCCTGAGATCGAGTTTGACGTAACTGACGCAGTTGAGTTCCTGAAGGATCGTGCGGAGAAGGCCAAGTCCAAGCCGCGTGAGCGCAAGGTTAAGCCTGAGGTTGTTGAGTTCCGTGCACGTGTTGCAGAGTTCATGGCTGGTCAGGCTGAGCCTGTAACCGCTAAGGAGGTTGGTGCGGCTCTGGGTGAGTCCACTCAGAAGGCATCGGCAGCTCTGCGATTCCTGGTCGCTGAGGGTGAGGTTGTTGCCCATGACGGCGAGAAGGCACGTGACGCCAAGACTTACGAGATTGCGCGATAGCTAAAGCTATCTTACAACTAACGCTCGCTAGTCTATAGCGGTAGGGGAGGGTGCAATGGGGCACCCTCCCAGGAAACAAATTTTAAATTTGAATTTTAATTTTCATTTCTGAGCTTTAAGATTCATATTTGAAATTTTCATTTCCAATCAACCGCAGGTTATTGAAGAAAATTTTCATTTTCGTGTAGTTTAATTGCGAAGCAATTAAACTAGCATTTCCAAGAGAGAAAGGAAAATAATGAAATACACTCTTCCTAAGTCATATGCGAATGCGGGACTGCAGGTTAACATTCCTGATGCTACACTTAAGCAGTATAGAAGTGAACTCGGTAGCACCAAGGCTGCAGTTGATAAGTGGCTATATGAAAATGGCTATATGGCTAAGGTTGAGTATGAAGCGGTGAGCGAAGCTCACCAAGCTAAGAAGCCTGCTAAGCGTGAATTTAAAATAGACCAAGAGAAGAGTGAAATCATTAACTTTATCTACGAACGGTTGCGGGAGTATGAAGACGAGGAAGGGTCAGCTCTTTTGTCCGAGGTAGAGATCATGAACCGCAATCGCCTAATTTCTTTCTCTCTTGGAAGTAATAAGTATGAGTTGACCCTAGTGCGAAAGAAGCAACCTAAATAGTTATCACGAGAGGCCTTCCAGTGGTCGGTTCCTTTCTCTTAGTGGGCATTGTGCATGTGCCCAATTCCATTCATCCACGGCGATCCTGACTAAGCCGTGGGCTAAGGCGTCCGAAAGGGCGCCTTTTCTTTATGCGGTGCGGTGCGGTGCGGCTGTCTAAAAAACTTTAAACAGATGTAATACTTTCTGGTGAACGGTATTAAATTTGCCGCGAATGGTAAGAATCGCTCTAGACGAATGTAGTAAAGATATGATATAATTAATCTTAGAGATTAATTAATATATAAATATATATTTCTATATTTATAGTTATATATATTTCTAATCCCCTAATATAATATACGTTACGTTTTTCTTTCTTTTAATTTTATAATAACTATTTAACAATATTTTTACTAATATGTGCGTGCGGCCCTATACTAAAGTATAGGCCCTTACGCTTATAAAGCGCCACTTTGAGCTAAAGCTCAAGGGCGCTTTTTTATTATCTAAAATGATTTAGTTTAAAAATAATTAAACTAGAATTATGCGGCGAGCTTGACAAAAGCATAATTTTATGATATAATTAAAATGACTATTTTTTTAAAAAAAAGAAGCCCTCAAAATAAGCTTAAAAAATCCCTAAAAAGTTGTCTTGTCCATTGGCAAAGCTTATGATAAATAAGCTTTTTGCTTGGCAGAGAGCGCAGTCCAATATAGCTAAAATAAGCTTTACGATTAACCCATCAGGCCTTTTTTAAAATTGCGCAAATGCGGGTAAATCAAGTAGTTTTCCACAAAGTTATCCACAAGTTTTCCACCTATGGCCGCACCTATTTTCCTATACTCTTCTCTTGGAAGGCGTCAATAAATTTGCTTATAGCGAGTGTAGGTTTGCGGTCCTATAGCGAGCACGACTTGATGCGCCTATACCCGAGTGTCGTTGCGAGGCCCTATAATGCGGGGCGAACATTTGTTCGGTTTTGGGATTTTAGTGAATTAGTTGTGGAGATTTTGTGGATTTCAAAAATTTCTATTGACAACTTTGCGCGGGCGTGGTAAAATTAGGCCGCGCGCGGCCGGCATAACCCCAGATCAGAAGGGTAGTTTGTTGAGGATAATTCAAAATAAAAAAGAACCCGCCGAAGCGGGTTCTGAACTGGGGAAACTACACCAACTTGTAGCCGATGTAACGCCCCTTGACTTTTGCGACCTTTTCCACCTTTCCAGCGTCAATTAGCACAGCCATAACTTTTGTGCACTTCTGCGGAGTCATAATTCCGTTTACGTGGTCCATAATCCACGAGGTCAGAACAGGCTCCCCATCAGGCATTACCTTGAGGACTTCACCCGCAAGACGAACATTTTCCTTGGCTGCCTTGGAGGGCTCGTTGGATTTTTCACGGGGCTTGGTGATGCTTGCGAGCATCTTGCCAGCGACCTCGCGAGCGTCCTCGCGAGACAGAGTCTCAAAATCTCCGTTTACGACAGCGGTCAGAACTTCAGCGCGGGTGATGGTGAGCTTCTTAGCCATGTTGGCTCCTTTCGTTTGTGGGGCTTGCCTTTTGCTTGCCCCTCCTGACAGTTAATATATTACTACTACGGTCTTTTAGAGTCAAGAACAATTTGCATCTTCACAATTCCTCCACATTTTGCGCCGGCCAAAAATAAGCCGAGGTTAACACCTCGGCTTACCTGCTATTTCTTGCACTTTAGTCGCTTTTTCCAAACCTCCTGACGAAAAACAGGCGAACACATAGAAGTTTCTAACTTTTGCTTGCGGTCGAACACAGCTTGCAAAATCTTTGCTTCTATTTCACAATCAGATAATGCGGTGTGGTTTTCCTCAAAGTCCCCATTGTGGGACAGGTAAGAGTAAACAGCTTCAGCAGAACATGAAATGTTGCCCTTTTCAGTAATAAATCCGTTGTCGATGCACCACCGCACAAAATTTGAAGAATCGCAAATAGTGTTTAGTGCCATGTTCCACAAGTCCCAAACTTCGGTATTCTCTTCAAAGAATTGTTCACCAGTGAGAACATTCGCATAATCGTTAAGCACTTTTACATCAAATGCGGCGTTGTAAGCGACCACGATAGCGTCATGCCAATATGCAATAGCAGAACGAGTAGCGTTCATAATAGCATCAAAGGGCATAATGGGTGCGGGTTCGTTATCAAGATAGAAACTAGCTTTCTTCTTAGAGAATGAATCTTTCTTGACCAAATAGCGCAGCGTTTCATTCTGCATAATCTCAGCGGTTAAACCGTTGAATCTGTCCATAATATGACCCATGCGGTCAACGACAATCCATGCCACGTCATAGGGCACACGTGCATCCGCAACAGTCTCAGTGTCTAGAACCATGTAATACTTCTTAGTCATCCCAGATTTCCTTTCTCTCTCTGACAAAAACTATATTACACTATGCGGAAAATTAAGTCAATAACTATTTTTTTCTCCATTTTTTCTCCATAATTTCAGGATTTTTTAAATTTTTTTAGTTTTTTTGCTATTTTGCTTGATTTTTCTTGCGGCGCGGGTGTATAATATTTCCCCGCGCTAGGACCGAGCGCGGGCGCCGGCCATTTTTCACAAAATCTTCACAATTTTAAGCAAAAAATCTCAATTTTTATTAAAAAAATACCCCGCACGGCGAGAGAAAGGGAAAACCGTGCGGGGTCGTGTAGGCTCATAGTGGGGGACTCGTGAGAGTCCCCGCACCTGAATCTACAGCTTGTAGACCTTGACCTTTTCGGTCGTGGGGACAACCTCCCAGCCCATCGCCTTGCAGATGGCGTTAGCCTTGGGCTTCGAGACTTCCAGAATCTCAGCCACGTTCGCAGCCTTAAAAGTCTCTTCGTCCCAGATTTCCGCGAACTTTTCGCCCAGAGCGATGTTTGCGTCACGCTTCGCGGTGTTGGGCTTGCGGTCACGCTTGCGCGAACGCACCTCAATCATGTGATTGAGCTTTTCGACAGTCTGCTCATCGAGCTGACCAGCGAGAGCGTTGCGGAGAGCCTGAACCTCAGTCATCTTGATTTCGTTCGTCATGATAGTTCCTTTCGTTTCTTGGGGAGTTCCTTTTCTCTCCCCCTGACAGATACTATAATACGCTATTGCCCTCTAAGAGTCAAGAACTATTTTTAACTTTCTCGTCTCTCCACAATTCCTTCACATTTGCGGCCGGCAGAAAGTTACCAAAGGGTAACTCTCTTAATTAAGTTCTAATTGTTGCAAATAATTCATCAGTGTCAGCATCCCAGATATCCGCACGACCGCCGCCCAGTTCTTTTAATTCAGCCCGCACATCTTCAAACATTTCTTTTTCAGCAGATGGGCTGGTGTAAGAAATCCAGTATTCATCCCAATGACTACATTTATCTATTCCATCAAATTCAACATAGAAGCATCTAGCCATTTTCTTTCCTTCCTTTAGATTATATCTTCACCCTCATAATCGTCTTCGTCAAAGAGAATAATTTTATCACAGTTTAAAATTTTGCCAATTTCTTTGCTAATTTCTTTTACTTTGTCTTTGCTGTAGCGACCATCAAAATTTATTACGCTAGTGACATTCTCTCCATAAAAATGTGCTTCTCCAAAAAAGACGTTCATTTTCTTTCCTTTCTCTTTTTTACCTTGCAGGTAAATTGTATCATAAGAAATAGTTGAATGTAAAGGCTCTTGCGGAATCTTCACATTTTCTTCACATTTGCGGCCGGGAGAGTTCACCGAAGTGAACTCTCTTACTACACCTCCACATCATCTACAAAATTGTCATACTCATCAAAAATGTCTGCATGACCTCCACCCGCATCTTTTAACTCATTGTGAACACTGTCAATAACTGCGTCAAGTTCTATCCCGTCATATTCTCCTTCGAAATAACCCTCCATAGTATCAAAACAAACAAAATACCAGTTAAACATAATACCTCTTTCCATTTGGAGTAATAACCTTAGCAATCCGCACATGGTTAACCCGCACAAACTTTTTTGCTTCGTCAATAACTTCGATGATACAAGTTGCTTTGTATTCCCGCACACAGGAGCGTCCAATGAAATCTTTGTACTCAAGTTTGTAAACCATCTTTTTCATTGTTGCCCCTTTCTCTTGGATTGATTACATAATATCACATTTCACATAAAAGTCAAGATGTTCACATAATCTCCACATTCTGTGCCGGGCAAGAGTTACCCGAAGGTAACTCTGACCTTAGAACAGTCTTTCAAGGTCTGCCCAGCTGTAGCCGATTGCGGGAGAAAGAATCAAGCGACCCATTGCAACCTGCCAACTATATTCTTTCTCAGCTTTTGCCTTAGCTTCGAGCAATTCCTCTTTGGTTGCAAAGGAATCTGCGTGCTGCTCGTAGAGAAAACCGTAATCTTCGTCTACCCAATCCCAAATCAGAATGAACTCCATGATTTTTCCTTTCTCTCTTTTGAACAATTACATATTACATGATATTTAGTTGTGTGTCAATAGCTTCATAGAATCTTCACATTTTGTGCCGGACGAAAGTTACCCGAAGGTAACTTTGGTTTTAATCTGCGGGAGAGAGAACTATTTCCATTTTAACAATTGAAATGTCAAATAATTTTCTATCCTCTTCCCAATCTTCAAGCATGTTCATTTCTTTGTAATCTCGCCATCTTTGATTCATGCATGAATCATAGTAAGATTCTGCTTCTGCAAATGTATCAAAATCTTGATATTCATTTTCATTAAAAACTCTGTACCAAAACATTGTAACCCCTTACCAAGCAAGATATTTCTTTTCTGCTATTTCTGCATACCTACCATTTACAGTATTGCGGAAAATACGCCACAATTTAAAGAAAGGATTTTTTGTTCTAAAACCTGTTCGCCACAGTTGCATAAAGTTTGCAAAAGATTTTTCATTAGTCCAATCAGTAGCAGCGTGAATGAATTTTTCTCTCTCAGTCATAATTTACCCCACAATCAGAATTGAAATTACCAAACCAGCGGTGAGAGCAGTCAAACAAGCATTTTTAATCTTGTCAGCTGCGGGACGCTCTAAGTAGAAATCACGACCAAGAGCAATCAGGTTTGCGGCCAACCAAATGAGCTGTGCGACCAGTGCAAGGTCAAACCGCACAAGCACCTGACCAATAATAGTTAAACCCAAGCCCAAAAGCTGAAGATTCTCAACTAATACTACGTGTTTGCGGCTTGCTAATTTGTTTGCTTGCTTCTCAGTCATTTTGTTCCCTTTCTCTCTGACATATTCATAATATCAAAAAATAAGTAATTAGTAAAGAGAAATTTTTATCTCCATATTTTCTCCATAAGTGGCGCCGGCACAAAGTTAACCTAAGTAAACACATCGACAAAAGATAAGGGGTGCCCCGTGAGACACCCCTTTGCGAATCTCTTACATTACATGAGATTCTATTCTTTGAGACTAGACCAGCTCATAGCCGATGTAGCGACCCTTTACCTTTTCGACCTTGCGAACCTTGCCATCCTCAATCAGAACGCCCATAACCTTAGTACATTTCTGTGGGGTCATAATACCGTTCACATGGTCCATAATCTCAGACGTGAGCACGGGACGGTCGCTAGGCATCCATTGGAGAACACGGACTGCAAGAGCCTTGTTTTCCTTTGCGGCGCGACTCTCAGTCTTGGGAGCAGTAGACTTCTTGGTCAACTGCTCAAAATGAGCCTTTGCCTTGTCTACAATCTCCGTGGGAGCACTAGTCTCTTCAAGAGCACGAATCGCAAACTCCATCATCAGTGCGTTCGTGACCAGCTTCTCTTCGCCGTCGATGGTGATGAAAACACGGGGAGCATTCTTGGTAGCCATAATTACCTACTTTCTGCCTTGCGGCGGTTCCTTTGTGGGGTTTCTATCCCCTCCTGACATTTACTATCTTAGCACTTTGCTTTGATAGTGTCAAGAAGTTTTTTAACTTCACGGTTTCTTCACAATCGGCTGACCCTGACGTGCGGTCGATTGTGAGCTTTCCTCCGTTCCGTTCCCTCCTGACAAATATAATAATACTCTTTAGTGCCTTTGAAGTCAAGAATATTTTTCATCTTCATAATTTCTTCACATTCGGCGCCGGACAAAAGTCACCCAAAGGTGACTTTGACTCTTTTACTCAGAGAAAGATGCAAGGGTATGCCGCATAGTCTCAAGCTGTTCAATCCTTGCAAAATTAATCTTGTAGTAGTTTATCTTTGCCTGAACTGGCCTGCCATCAATTTTTTCAATATTCATCAGTTCGCCACAGTTAGGAAGAATGCGAGTGATAGAGTTCATTTCATATTCGCTAATAACGGTTTGTCCGTTGATGCGGAAATGATAATCCCAACTCTCAATAATTCTCTCTTCAAATTCAGTTCGCACGACTTCTATTACCCCATAGTCGAGGAGAGTAGAAAAGGCTACATCCTCATAGTTGGAACAATAAGGATTTTTTTCTTCCCAAGAACGGCGGCTATCACGAAAATCATTGTAAGCCCCGCGCTTGAATTCATCTTCACAATGAGAGAGTGTGTCCGCAAAGTTTTCTACTGAATCAACTACTGCAATGATGCGCTTCTGAATTTGCTTGAGAGCGATTTCGGGAGAGATTTCTTTCTTAGTCATTTTCATTTCCTTTCTCTTTTTTCTGACAAATTCATAATACCACAATGAACTTAAAAAGCAATAGGTTCACAAAATCTTCACAAGTTGCGCCGGCCAGAAGTCAACCCCACCTAACTTTGTAGATGGGGTTGTGAGAGAAAGGACTAAGCTTTGCAGCGAGTTTTCCAAACCTGATTGCGGAATACTTGACCAACAAAATCAGTATTCATTTTCTTGTGACGCTTCAAGCATTTTGTCATAATTGCCGCTTCAATTTCTGTGTCATCAAGTGCAGTATGAGACTCTACAAAATCTGTATTCTTAGTAATGAAACGATACACAACCTCAGCACTAGATTTAAGATTGCCCTTTTCATTAGTAAACTTATTGTCTTTGCAAAACTTAACATAGTTGCGAGAGTCGATAATTACGCTAAGAGCAATATTCCACAAATCCCAAACTTGCGTGGAATCCTTAAAGAAATTTTTGAATCCAAGAGACATAGCAAAGTTAGTCAAACTTTCATAGTCAAACTTTGCATTGTAAGCTACAACAATACAATTGTACTTCTTGATGGTTGCACGCATTTCCTCACGAATTGCCGCAAAGTAAGTGGTAGGCAAACCCGCTTTCATCATCTCTACATACTTGTGCATCTTGTTCTTAGAAAAATCATCATGCATTAAAAGGTGTTGACCAAGTGGAGAATTAAATACATCAGCAGTAAGATAATTCTTTTGCTCCACAATATTACCCTTGCGGTCGATGATGGTGTAAGCGATATCAAACGGAATACGTGCGGTCGAGGTAGTCTCAGTGTCAAGAATCATGAAATGCTTTTTGATGGACATTTTTAAATTTCCTTTCTCTTTCTGACAAGAAATATAATATCACAATGAAATTTTGTGTCAAGCACTTCACAAAGTCTCCACATTCCGCGCCGGGTAGGGTGTTACCCCGAGTTAACTCAGAGCAACGCCCGCAACAGTTCTACAATATTTTTAGTTGCGTCTATTGTTTCACCCCTCCATGCATCCCGCACATCCTCATTATCATCTACGAGAATAGAGTCTTTAATTTTCCGCACATAGTGCTTAGGCGTACCATACTTTACAACATGATATTCTGTGAACACGTTAGGAAAATATTTTTCGCACCATGCAATTTTTGCTTTGCGGGTGCGCTTGCAATATTCACGGCTACCATTCATAGCACCCCATGAAATGATTCCGATGGTGATTCCCATTTTCAAAAATTCATTTAGCACTTGCCGCAATTCTTCAATATCAACTAGTACGCCGCATTTCTCATAAGGGGTTGTGTCCTCAGCGTGAAGCATTTCAAGCCAATTTTCATAACCATAGAGGTCTGCAATCGTTCCATCCATATCAAAATAAATTGCTTTCATGTTTTTCCTTTCTCTTGGAACAATTAAATAATATCATTTCCAAAAGAGAGAGTCAAGTTACTTCACGAAATTTTCACATTTGGCGCCGGGCAGGGAGTTACCTGCGGGTAACTTCCCTTAACCAAGTTTCAATTTTGTTTTCATTTTTGAAAAGAACGATTGCCGCGATAATCGCAAAAATAATTGCAAGAATGAAATCAGCCATTTTCATTTTCCTTTAAGCGTAGATAATATGACCCCAACCATCAACAATGTACATATCGCGAATTGTTGCATTACCGTATTCACGAGAGAGAGTTTGAACAGCTTTTGCGCAAGCTTCATCATTGCAAAGACATTTTCCAAGGCTCGTGACTTCATAAATCCATTCATCTTTGTAAGAATGATAAACCTCAACGTTCAGCCAGTACTCGCCAATCCATTCCCGCTTTGCCATGTTAGTTCCTTTCTCTTTGATGATTAAAGTATATCATAAAATAGATAGCTAGTAAATGAAAATTTTATCTACATAGAATCTTCATAAGTGCGGCCGGCAGAGAGTCACCCGAGGATAACTCTTGACGGAGTTAAAACTTTATGATTAAATATATCTTTCTTCAACATAGTGAGAATAGTTAAGATTCATATTATCATAAAAAGTTTTTTCGGCATAGGCTTCTTCTTCTGTCTGATAAATACCAATAAGTTCATTAAAAGGAGCTTTCACATTGTCGTTGTGATGGATACGGAATAAGCACCAAACTGTCATAATTAATCCTCCCATTCATCCTCATCTTCACATTCATGTAATTTAGCTTGATTTGAAAGATACTGGTAGATATTGTCAAACCCTTGTTCTTTAGCTTCTTGTTCCCATTTTATTTGTTTTTCTTTAAGGTCTTTTTCCATAAACTCTAACAGCGTCATGATGAATCCTCTCTCTTAACCTTACATAAACAGAATACCATAGACGCTAAACCAAGTCAAGATAAAAACAGCGATTGCGGCGCATCCACACAAGAAACACACAATTCGTGCAGGCCAACTCAAAGCATCATACGCATAACAGCGTTCAATTCCCGCACACGTTTCCACATCGCCAAGGTAGGTAAACAAGTGAGCATCAGCCCATGACCAAACAAGATAGCATTCATGAGAAATAAAACCTGCTACGAAACCAACCAGAATGTACATTATTTCACCACTCTTTGATAAATCCAACCGATAATTGCCGTTATAATCCACATAAGATTGACAGTCATTACTGATTTATTAAAAGCGTCTAGGCTATTCCACCATTCAATCATCTTTTTTCTTTCTCTTGGATGATTACATTATATCATGCTTTTAATATTTAGTCAATATAATTTTATAATTCATATAATCTTCACAGTTGATGCCGGGCCTCTATATATCGCCTTATATTATCTTTGGGGAGGGATGCCCGGGCATCCCCCTCCTAGACTGTATCTTATATTAGAGCCTTGCGAGCTGTGCCTCGTTGCAGAACGTTGCGCCCTCATGCTTGTGCTGATAAGCTTTATCATCCGTATAAATGTCTGCGCCCTCGTTAAACGGTACGCTGTCTTTTTCCCACGTCTGACCGAACATTTGTTCGGTAACTATCATTTCGGCCGTTTCGCCGCGGTTGTACTTGTGAGACTCATACAAACCGATAAATGCCGCCGTGCTCATGAGTCGCTTTGCACCTTTGCGGACAAGTTCGCGCTTTTCGCTATTCGTAGGACGAAAACGCAGCGAGTAACCGTTACCACGCGAAGCCTTATCGAGTTTTGCAATGTTTGCAAGTTCGTCAGCGTTAAGTTTGACGATGTAAGCCCACAAAAAACCGTCTACGTTAAAAGTAAAGATATAGTCATGAGTAAAAGTTTTGTCAGTGTATGTGTGAGCCATTTGGTTTTTCATGTTATCCCCTAACTCGTTTTTGCCTTGCTTGCAAGGCAATTATAGCATAAGCGTTTGACCTGGGGTTTCATAATTTTTTGTATTTGTCAAATACGTTTGTGCAGGTCAACATTATTTTTTATTAGAGTATTATTCTCATGATGAATACAAGCAAACACATCATAGATTAAATCTGCACAAAACCTTCACAATTTCAGGATTGTGAATAAAATGTGAAAACTTTGTGAATCCCCTTGATTTTTTTCTACAGGTGTGGTAAAATTTTTCGCCGCCATTTGTTAGTTTGGGTAAACTTCTAGTTTTTGTAATTGTGTTAGTTTTGTGGAGTCTTGTAAATAATCTTGAAATAGGCTATTGACAGAGTTACAATTTAGCCGAAGGCTAAACGAGAAAGGATAAATCATGACTACGCGGAATGAAAACAAAAACACCGAAACCTTTGAGCGTCGTATTCGTCAAATGTATGCAGATTATTACCGCCATGCTAAGAACAACGACCGCCCAGAACAACTCATGTGCAAGTGCGGTGAATACGGTGTTACCATGAGCGAGTGTTTTGATATGTTTGTAAAATACAACGATGAAATGCGCAACTTCTATGCAGATACCGACACGGTTGAAATGCTGATGAAATGCAACCATTAGATACAGTCTAATAAAAAGTAAGCCCGAGTTAATCTCGGGTTTTTCTTTGAATAAAATGTGGAGATTTCATGTTTTTTTGTGCAGAAAAACATACAATCTCCACAATTAATCCACATAATCTACATAATTAATTCATACAATCTTCACAATCAGGACACAAAATAAATTGTGGAGATTTTGTGTAGGCTCTTGACATTTTTCTGCGGGTGTGGTATAATTTTTCGCCGTCAATTGTTAGCTTGGGTTAATTTTGATGAAATAAAGATATGTTGTTTTTGTGAATGGCCGGCCATACGATAATTATTCAAAATAAGAATAATCCTTAGACGCTTTGAGAACCAACCTAAGCGAGTTAACCGAGGCTAATTTTACGCATTAGAAACTAGCTATTGACAAATAGAAAAACTCTCTTAGAGCCATTCTAAGCCGTTTTAAGGCCTCGTTTTAATCTTGCCTTTGTTTAAGGTCTTAAACGGTTTTAGCGCATTAAAAAGCCCCTCAATTAAGGGGCTGTTTGAGTGTTTAATTAATGATAAGTTACAAAGCAACAACAATTTTATTGTTAACGACAATAAGCGACTCGTCAAAATTGTCTGTGAAGTGTACCATATCATCATCATCTAAACTGTTGAAAAACTCTTTCCAAGCACTCGCTTTAGCTTTAAGGCCATCCCAGCGATTGAATGTTTCTTGCTCGATAAGCACCGCGGTATTTATGTTTGTATTCGTCATTGTCTTTCCTTTCTCTCTCTCTGACAAGTCTATTATAGCACAAGCCGCGTTAGTTATCGGGCGAGATTTAGTATGCTTCACATAGTTTACATAATTTTAGGATTGTAAATAAATTGTGTAGATATTGTGAAGAGTCTTGATTTTTTCTCATGGATGCGATAAAATTTTTCGCCGCCATTTGTTAACTTGGGTGAACTTTGACAAGACAAAAAGAAAACCCCTCGTTTGAGGGGTTGTTAAATTTTTTAGAACAGGGCGAGTTGTGTTCCCTCAATTGGAATGCGCCAACGCCGTGCGCGTTGCTTTTGTCGGCCGTGAAGCGAACGAATAATTGCCTTTGCTTCTTCAAGTGTTTCTACATAAGTATCACCAAATGAGTCAGGGATATAAATGCGATAGATAGAAGTTGCACTATCAGAAACTTCGAGCTCAAAGACTTCGGGGGTGTAGTCCCAGTGGTAGAGTTGTGCTTCTTCTTTAGTAGTGGCGCACTTGGTATCGTAGTCAGAGACACAAACAAAAACCTTCATCGTCTTTCCTTTCCCTTTCCTTTTGACAATTACATAATACCATGCCGGCCATATTATGTCAAGTCCTCCATAATTTCTACACAAATGACATAATTAAAATTACATAAAATCTACACAATTAATTCATACAATCTACACAATTTCAGGATAAAAAATAATTGTGTAGATTTTGTAAAACCTCTTGACTTTTTTCTCTAGATCGCGCTAATATACAATTCGCTCGCTGCGGCCCACAGCGAGCGCCATCACTTAATTGTGTAGATTGTGTGGAGATATCACCACAAGTCTTGCAGTATTGCGCTGACTCATGCTAAAATATAGCTGTAAGCAAGAGAGAGAAAGGCACAGAGATGACGAACTACAGCAGAAATAACAAAAAGCGCTACAACGCAATGGCCGCCCGTGAAGCGTACGAAATGGTAGCAGAAGCTAAAACTTGCGAACACTTCACCACAGAAACCCTGGAAGCCGCAATGCAAGAAGCTGACGAACGGGTGTTCGAAGCTGAAATGAGCGATGACTACAGCGTGACTCGCGCTGAACGCCGCGAAATCGCTGAAACTGTAAGGGCTGCTGTGGAAGAGCTGAAACGCCGCCGTGCCGCATAGCTTGAATGCTACAGACAAAAGTAAGCCTGGGTGAACAGCTCAGGCTTCTTCTTTTCAGGATTGAATTAATTGTGTAAGTATTGCAAAAGTGTGAGAGTTTTTTCTCTAAGTGCGTGTAAGTGACATTTCGCTCGCTATGGCCCATAGCGAGCGGCAAGCGCTTGCTAGGGAAAGGAGGGCTAGAACCCAACCCTCCTAATTACGCGATAGCTGCGCCTGGTAGGCTCGAAGATTTCTTCGACTACGTCTCCGTCCTGCCAGTCGGAGTCAGCACCCCAAAACTCCAAGGCTTCGCGCTCAGAGTCAAAACGTGCAGCGATAAACCCGCCAGCGCAGGTGTGGCCCTGGACGTGGAAGTAGCTAGATGTGGTAGTCATGTCAAGTCCTTTCTCTCTCTCACTGATTACATAATACTACAGCCGGCTCTGTTTGTCAAGTACTATTCCATATTCATAATATCTACATAAGTTTCAGGATATGAGATATTAGTCTTAAATATAAAAAACAAAAACTATTTTATTCCTAGTGTGCGCAAATGGCAATTCGCTCGTGTTGGCCCAACACGAGCGAGCGAGCTCTACGAGAAAGTGTGCGTGAGAGTGTGTGCACAAGACCGCGCAAAGCTTGCACAAAGCTTGCGAAGACGTGCCAGCGAGCCAGACAGCCGGGCCGCACAAACTATCTTCTCTTGGAGTGATGGGAGGGTATGGACATTGTTGCTATTATTTTATCGATCGAGCATAGAAGACTGTTATGCCATCGCGATGATAAATAAATTCTTGTCGGGGGGGTGGTTTTAGGATTTTTTAGTATTGACTTGTGAAATGTCTTTTGCCTCGCAATCCAAAGAACGTATTTCATTTTTAAAAGAACGTACCCCAAATTTCTTAAATTAAAATTTTTCAATATATCAAATTTCGGCAACCTCCTCTACCTTAAAATTATATAATATAGCTTAAATTTTAATTTTTGTCAAAAAAAGTTCTAGACAGCATTGCTTTACCCGTGATATAATAGAAATAGGAATAAAGGAAGGATATAAATGACAGTAAAATTAGATTATTCACTTAAAACACCAAAAGAAAGAGCTAAATGTGTTGAAGAAGTCATAGCTTCCACTCCTAAAGAACAGTTAACTCAAAAATATCTTAATTATTTAGGTGATTATATTTTATTTATCAGAGAAAAAGGTCAAACGAAAGGCCATAATTTAATTACAAAGAACAGAGAAACAATTATTAAAAAAAGAGAAAAATCATATGAAGATATTGTTAATAGCTTAGAAGGTGGAGAAGATGCTTTTCATGCATTAATTAATAATGATAAAAACCAATTATTAGATCGTAAAGAAAAAGTTTCAGAAGAAGAAGCTTTAAACGACCCTGCTCTCCAAGAGAAAATGAGAACAATACAATCTCTTAAAAAAGCTTTTGAATCTACAACAGATAGTTCAAAACGTTTCAAACTAAAACAACAAATAATTGAAACATGACAAGAAATCTATATTATTAAAGCATCATATAAACAGAATGCAACCGGACGACTCTCCCCGCAAATGCGGCAAATGGGATATATAGATCTTGAAGAAAAAGTAAAAGTTTTACCAGATGGTGAGCTAGAAATTAAATCAACTTTAACACTCCTTAAACCAGAACACATATCATTCTTACTAAACTATTATTCTCAATTAAAACAAGAAATTGATGAAGATCTTAATAGTGATTTGCGGTGATTGCTTGTAGATTTAGAAGATCTCATAGATAGAACTTTAAAAGACAATCCTGATAATCCAATTTTATATGATTTAATTGTTTGAAAAATAGATGGTTTAAAAAATAAAGATATTGTTGAACTTATGCGGCAAGAGCATGGTGTCGTACATTCAGAACAATATTACTCTACTCTTTGACGTAAACAAATTCCAAACATTTTAGCCAAGCAAGCCCGCAAAGAATGAATTACTTGACATTTTACCCAAGAAGAATACGGGCTATGGAAAAAATGTTCTAAATGCGGCGAATGGAAAGTCGCAAACCCTCTTTTCTTTGATCATTCTCCTATTTCTAGTGATGGATATTATCCACAGTGTAAAGAATGCCGTTCTACCAAAAAAAAGAAAAAATAGGAGGAGACTATGCCAGAAAAAATTGCTTGTACACAGTGCGGCAGAGAGAAGGCTGAAAAAGAATTTTTCATGATGAAAAATCATGAACGTTATCCAGTATGCAAAACTTGTCTCACAATGTACATAGATAACAGCGACCCTTCAACATTTAAATGAATACTTGAAAAATTCGATGTACCCTATATTGAACGAGATTGAAAAGAAGAAGCTCAAAATGCCTATGATAAAAATCCCGCAAACTTTTCAGGAGCTTCAGTTATTGGTCGTTACTTGCGGCGCATGAACATGACACAATATCGCAATCTCACTTACGCAGACACAGCACGTCTAGCCGCAGAAGAAGAAAAACGCCAACAAGAAGCAGCCGCACGAGTAAGTTTAACTAATGAAAATGAGCAAGAAGAATTTATGAATCTTCAAGCTAAACTCGATGCGGGAGAAATTTCTCAAGCAGAATTTGATACTCTTAATCCTCTTATGCGGGGAGTGGAAAGACAGCAAAGCCGCAAATACACTTTTGACCAAGAGCAAATAGGTATAAATGAAGATGACATTTTAGCAGAATTAACAGATGAAGATAAAAAGATGCTTGCGGCTAAGTGGGGCATCGTATATAAACCTTCTGAATGAGTACATATGGAAGATACTTATACTAAGTATGCTAATGAATATGAACTTAATGTAGACCGTGAACTTACGCTTAAACAAATTTGTAAACTTGAGCTTAAAATGGATCAAGCTTTAGACGTGGGCGATGCTTCAACATATAAATCATTACAATCTTCATATGACGCTCTCCGCAAATCTGCTAAGTTCACAGAAGCTCAAAATAAAGAAGGGCAAACTCGCTATCTTGACTCTATTGGAGAACTTGTCCTGTTCTGTGAAAAAGAAGGCGGAATCATCCCGCAAATTCCATTACCAGATGATTATCCAGAAGATAAGATAGATTTCTGTATTAAAGATATGAAACAATACAATTATAATTTAGTAACAAAAGAACTGGGATTAGGCAATCTTATCGAGTCATATATTGAAAAACTTGAACAAGCTGAAAAAGACAAAGCTGCGAGTGAAGATATGATGAATGATAATTTTATTTTGTCTGCGGCAGATGAGGAAGCGAACGCAATCACTGATCAAGAAGCAGAAGAATTCTATCAATATCTTGAGAGTGAAATTGAAGAAGAAGCACGTATGATTGCGGGTGAGTTATAATGGCTCTTAGTAATTTACTTACCGCTAAACAAGATAATACACAAATCGAAATAACAGAAGATTTATTGCGGCAAAATATAAGTGAATATCGTCATGTTATTGCCTATTGGAGAATGTATCCAGACAGATTCGTAGATTATTTATGTAGTCTCAATCCAGATAATGCATTTCATTTTTATTTTTTCCAACGTATCACGTTGCGGGTAATTATGCGGCACAAGTATTCATATGCGGTTTTCTGTCGTGCGTATTCTAAATCATTTTTATCGGTTATGGCATTAATGATCAAAGCTATACTATATCCTGGAGCGCACTTGTTCACAGTTTCAGAAGGTAAAGAGCAGTCAGCTTCAATTTTGAGTGATAAGCTTAGTGAAATATGTAAATTAATACCTGCTTTTAATAAAGAAATTTTATGGGATACTCGTGGTATGGCAAATGTAAAAACACGTCAAACTAAAGACAGTGTTATTTATACTTTCCGTAATGGTAGTACTATAGAGAATGTTGCATGCAGTGATAAAACTCGTGGTAGACGTTTCCAAGCAGGGCTAATGGAAGAGGCCGCAACTCTTGACCAAGATTTATTGCAGCAAGTTATTATTCCTACAATGAATGTTTCAAGACGTCTCCCTAATGGTGATGTAGATCCTAATGAAATACTTAATCAATCTCAAACATTTATTACTTCTGCGGGATATAAAAATACTTATGCATATGATAGACTTATTCAAATGCTTTGTCAAATGGTTGCACGACCAACAGAAGCATTTATTTTTGGTGGAGATTGACGTATTCCTGTTAAAGAAGGACTTATTCCTGGTAGTTTCGTATCAGACTTAAAGATGGAAGGTACTTTTAATGAAGCAACTTTTGATCGAGAATATAATAGTAACTGAGGAGGAGATATTGAATCCGCATTCTTTAGTTATGAAGTATTTGATCGTAACAGGATATTAAATCTTCCAGAATATAAACCTAATGGTCGAAATAGTAGTAAGACATATTATATACTCGGAGTAGACGTTGGACGTTTTAATTGTACGACAGAAATTTGTGTTTTTAAAGTATCTCCTGCACCAAGTGGGGTGCCTTTAAAACAACTCGTTAATATTTATACTATTGATGCGGAACATTTCGGTATTCAGGCTCTTAAAATTAAACAGTTGTTTAATCAATATGGTTGTAAAATTGCGGTTGTAGACGGAAATGGCCTTGGTAGTGGTTTAGTTGACTTTTTAGTAACAGATCAAATTGATCCAGAGACAGGTGAAACACTATATAATTGAGGTGTTCAATACAAAGATGACGATGAACGACAAAAATATAAAAGATTTGAAACACCAGATACTATTCATAATGCAATGTATATAATGAAAGCAACTGCTCCATTAAATACTGAAATGTATTCATATTGTCAAACTCAATTACAGCATGGTAAAATTAAGTTCTTAATTGATGATAGTGTTGCTAAAAATAAATTAATGGCTCAGGCCCAAGGTAAAAAAATGACACCTGAAAAACGTGCGGAATATCTTCTTCCGTATGTTCAAACAAATATATTGCGGGAACAGATGGCAAATTTAATTGAAGAATCTGAAGGTGCCAATATTTTGCTCAAGCCCGCAAATAAAAAAATTAAACACGATAAATTTTCTGCTTTGATATATGGATTATATTATTGTAAGTTAGAAGAAGATAAAGGTAGAAAACGTTCTAGCCGCAATATATCAGATTTTATGATGTATACAAAACCCATTATGCACTAAAAAAAATTTTTTAGTATTTTTATCAAAATTTAATAATTCCTATCTCACAAAATTTATATATATTAGAACGTAAGATGTTAAGGAGGTGGTTAAATGTTATCAAGCCAAGGTGAAATTAAAATTCATGAATTTTTAACCTATGGAAATATCCCTTTTGAAGAAGAATATATTTTTGATGATTTAACCGCAGAAAATGGTAAACATTTACGTTTTGATTTTTGTTGTTTTGATGATGATGGAAATATTGATTGTCTCATTGAATATAATGGACGTCAACACTATGTACCAGTTAGTAAATTTGGTGGTAAAAAAGGACTTTTCCGTCAACAGCATAACGATACATTAAAACGAAGATACTGCTTAGAACATGGATATAGGTTAATAACTATTCCATTTACAGAAGAAAACCGATTAACCTATGATTATTTAATGAATCTGATTAACGGTTATTAGGAGGTGCGGTTTGGCTTTTTACAAAGAAAAGCATCAAAGAGATTTTAGATTACACTCTAATACAACAAATACCTCCACTCTTGACTTTTCTAAAATTAAAGTAGGTAAAAATACTTTAAATGGTGAGATTGCAACTTTAATTAATTATTACAAATCTTCCAATCGTCTTTACGATAAACAAACCGTTGAACGCGCAATTAATAGACGCGATATCAAAGAAATGAGACGTATTTCAAATTATTTCTTTGAAACAAGCGGTATCTATTCAAGACTATGTCGATACATGGCTTACCTATACCGATATGACTGGACCGTAACGCCACAGCGATATGATGATAAAGTTAAAGACGAAAAAGTTATAGAGGGATGGATAAAAGCTACTAAGTATTTAGAAGAATCTAATCTTAAAAGAAATTTCGGTTTATATGCATTAAGTGTTATAAAAAATGGCTGTTACTATGGATATATTTTAGATAAAGGAACAGCCGCATTCTTACAGGAATTACACCCTGATTACTGTCGTTCTCGTTACGAGATTGATGGTATACCAGCGGTTGAATTCAATATAAAATTTTTTGATGATTTCTTTACTGATAATGTTTATAAACTCCGTGTACTAAAAACATTTCCAAAGGAATTTCAAAAAGCATATATCGCCTATAAAGAAGGTAAATTACCAAAAGATTTTAATGGCGATGATAGTGGTTGATTTTTACTCGATCCGTCTAAAGTTGTAAAGTTTTCTCTGTGTAACAGTGACGCGCCACTGTTTATACCTGTGATTCCCGCAATTTTAGATTTGGAAGATGCGAAACAACTAGATAGAGATAAGATGGCACAACAATTATTAAAGATTATTATTCAACAAATGCCAATTGACAAAAATGGTGATTTAATCTTTGATGTTCAAGAAGCAAATGCTCTGCATAATAATGCGGTTGCAATGTTGGGTGATACTATTGGAATTAGTGTCTTAACAACGTTTGCGGATGTTGATGTTGCTGACTTATCAGACAGAAGTAATTTAACCTCTGTAGATGAATTGGAGAGGGTTGAACGTTCACTTTATAATGAAGCGGGCGTTAGCCAGAAACAATTCAATACAGACGGTCAAACTGCTTTGGACAAATCAATCGCAAATGACGAAGCTACCATGACTGATTTGTTATTACAATTTGAGAAATATGCGGAACGTCTACTTGCGGCATTCAATAGGAACCCCAAGAGGCTTAAATACACTGTTTCTATTTTACCTACGACAATCTATAATTATAAAGATTTGTCTAAGATGTATAAAGAACAAACTCAAATTGGGTTTTCCAAATTATTACCTCAGGTTGCTCTTGGAATGTCTCAAAGTGAAATTATTGCAACTGCATGTTTTGAAAATGGTATGCTTTCATTAAACGATTTGTTTGTTCCACCTCAAATGTCTTCTACAATGAGCGGAACTAAGGCACCCGATTCAGGTAGAAATAAAACAACAGAAAAGAAAGATGACAACGCCCAGTCAGAAAAATCACAGGGCGGGAGACCAGAAAAGCCAGATGACGAAAAGTCTGAAAAGACTCTCCGTAATATTGAGGCTTCTGGCTAAAAATGAGAGTGAGTGATATGTTAAAAAATCAATCAGTTGCTACAATTGCGGCACCTGAGTTTCTTAACATTGAACCTTATAATCCTTTAATCTCTCAGTGTGAAATTAAAGTCCTATACGTGGGAGAGAACCGCAACGGTTCTTACATCACGGAGGATGTTGCTAAAGACATGGCGAATTCTCTCCCCGGCACACCAATCGTTGCAGCTTTTATTGAAAACAAAGATGATTTTGGTGATCATGGACATGTTGTCACAATTGAAGATGGAGAAATAAAGTTCTCTTGTAAGACTCAACCTTATGGTTTCGTTGCCCCTGATGCAAAAGTCTGGTTTAAAGATTTTGTTGACACAGATGAATTTGGTAATGAAACTACTCGTAAATATCTAATGACTACGGGATACCTTTGAACAGGACAATATCCTGAAGTGCAGAAAGCTATTGATGAGGGTTTGCCGCAATCAATGGAATTAGACGAAGCATCATTAGATGGACATTGGGCTACAAATACAAAATCTGGTGTTGAATTTTTTATTATTAATGATGCAACTTTTAGTAAACTATGTATTTTAGGTTCTGACGTTGAACCTTGTTTTGAAGGTGCGGCTGTTACTGACAAACAAGTAAGTAAAGATTTTACTGTAAAAGATGAATTTATGAATACATTGTTTACTATGATGAATGAATTAAAAGATGCTTTACAATATAACGAAGGAGGGTCAGATATGGATCAAACTGCTCTAGAAGTTCAGGAAGAAACTACAGAAGAAGTTGAAGTAGAGGAAACTGAGTTCCAAGCAGAATCCAATGCTGACGATGTCGTTCCAACTTCCTTTGCGGATGATGATGATAAAGATGATGAAGAATCTGGCGAGGAAGAAGAGTCTGACGATGAAGAGCAGGCCGCAGATGACGACGAAACTGGTGAGAAGAAACCTCGTCAGAATCATGCCCTAGAAGAGATTGAAAGTCAGTTTGAAGCAGTAAAAGCTGAACTTGAAGCTACAAAGGCTGAGCTTGAATCTCTGCGTGAATTTAAACTAGGGATTGAAAATCAGCAAAAGGATGCACTTATTGCTAAATATCATATGCTAAGTGATGAAGCTCGTAAAGAAATTTCTGATCATAAAAATGAATATACTATTGAAGAAATTGAATCCAAGCTTGCTTTAGCATTTGTTAAAGAAAATGTTGATTTTAGTGAAGTTGATGGTAAAAAGGCTGAAGTCGAAGAAATCGATACAGACCCCATTACAACTTTTTCACTAGATGCCGCAGTAGACACAACTGTAGTGTCTCCTGTGCTACAGGCACTTCGTGATGCCAAGAATAACTAATTATAATTTTTAGAAGGAGGACAGGAAATATGTCTATTGCGATTTATCGTAAGAGCGCAGATGGTAAAACAGCAAATGCTGATGCCGGTAAGAAAGGTGTTGTTGAACCTAACCATCTGTCCGCACCCCGTAATGGTCAAGTCTATGCTCAGTATGAAGCTGTTAGCACTATTACTGAACTAGAGAATGGCATGTATGTTAAATATGACGCTGTTGATGGCAATCTAAATATGGATAATGCTACTGATGGTCCTTGGTACATGGTCTTTAATGAAGAAAAACTTTATGATGAGCGCAAGCAGTCACATCGTGATTATTCTATGAAGGCCGCTGATTTTACTGATGGTAAATTAGTTCCTCGTATTTTTGCCGTCCAGCCTGGCGATATTTATACTACAAATACATTAGCAGATGCAGCTTCTTATGCTGTTGGAGCTAAGCTTTATCCTAATGCTCAAGGTCTACTTTCTAGTACAGTTCCAACTGGTAAGACTGCTTTCGCTGAGGTTATTAAGGAGTATACGCTTCCTGATGCTATTACTCCAGCTGTAAAAATTCGTATTATTGCTGATGCCCAATAATTTGTGAGAGGAGAGAAAACATGGAATTTAGTGATCTAAAGAAACTTTGCGTTGCTGCATTCGGTGCTGAAAAGAACGCTCCTGTCGCTTATTCTTGCGGCGAAGAAAAATTTACTTCTGCAGAACTATCCAAGGCAGTTGCTAAGGAATTCCGTGATCTTTGCGGCTATGTCGAAGGCAAGGGTTGCAGCTATCGCACATTTAAGAAGAATGAAAATACTATTTTCGAGCTAATTGAAGAGACAATTACTGAGGTTCTTCCTCCTCGTGTTGAAGCTCAATATGCTCAGTTTGCTGAAGTTAAGACAATTCCGCAAGGTGACCGTGCAGTTTTCCGTCTAAAGGTAACCGATGCTTCTAAGCGTCGTGCTAAGACTTTTGTTACTCGTGCCGGTCTTGCTGGTCGTTATGAAACCTTCATGCTTGACGGTAAGGAATTAGAGGTCCAGACAAGTGCCATCGCTGGTGCTGCTCGTATTGGCTTTGAAGAATTCCTTGATGGTCGTTGGGAGTTCTCTGAGTTTACAACTCTAATCATGGAGGGCATTGACGAGTATATTTATAAGACAATTATGGATGAACTCGCGGCTCTAGCTGCAGCTCTACCTGCTAAGAATAAGGCTACTGGTAATGGCTTTATAGAGGATGACTTTGATGATCTACTTGCTGCAATTGATACTTATGGCAAGGCCACTATTTATTGCACCCAAGAATTTGCTAATAAGATGGTTCCTAGTGACGCTCGTATGAGTGGCGATATGAAGAACCGTCTATGGGATAATGGTTGGCTCGGTAACTATAAGGGTCACAATGTAGTTGTTCTAGCTCAGTCTTTTACTGATATTGATAATAAAACCAAGGTAGTTAATCCTCAAATTGCTTATATGATTCCCACAGGAACTGAAAAGCCTATTAAGATTGTCTTTGAGGGTCAAGCTCAAACTCGTTCCGTTGAGGACAATGATGACTGGAGCACAGATCTTCAAACTTATGTAAAGGTTGGCGTTGGCACTATTGCTCAGCTTGAGGGCAAACACTTTATTGGTGCTTATACTAACTCTTCACTTAGCCAAACTCGCTAAGTTAATTTAAATTAACATGATTGCTGGGGCAACTATTATATTGATAGTTGCCCCGCTTTCCAAGAGATACAAGGAGAAAATAATGATTAGAGACGACAAACTTATCCCAGTTCAAAATCTAACAGCAAGTACTGTTTCTTATATCATACCTGAAACTAATAATGTTAGACGTTTTTCTGGTCAACAATTACGTAAAGATATTACCGCTGGTGAACTTAGATCTTTATATGGTACTAAGGGCGGTAGAGTATTAATTGAAGATTATTTAGGTATTAAAGATAGAGAACTTGCACAAGAATTTAATATTTCAACAGACGTATTTGACCATGAGTATTCATGGACTCAAAAAGAAGTTGATGAAGTTCTTCAAACTGGATCACTAGACGCTTTAAAGGATGCTTTAGAGTTTGGCCCAGAAGGTATTAAACAGCTTATTATTGATAGAGCTATTGAGTTGCGGATACCTGACAATAACAAACTAGCTGCAATTCAAGAATTTACTGGTCGCGATGTTGGTAATATGATTAAATTGGATGTAGAATTAGAGAATCCAAAAGAAGAGACTCCTTCTCGTGGTACTCGTCGAGTTGTTTCTAATACAGGTGCATCACAAAATCAACGTCGTGCATCGGAATAAAATTTATACCAAAGGAGGTTTAAATGGCTACATCCTTTGATACGATGGAAGATTTTTTTCTTGCGGGTATAACTGATGACATGTATATGGAACTAACAGAAGATGACACTAAAGCTATATTAGATGAAATTCTAATTGCGGCGCTACCGTCTTTTGAATTTCCTAAACAGCCGCAATTGCATAATATCGACCTACAAAATCGTTCCTTTGTTGTTGATTTAACAAATGAAGAAATGATGATTATTCGTCAATATATGATTGCAGAATGAATTGGTTATCAGCTTGCAACTATAGATAATATACGTCAAAAATATAGTGGTAGTGATTTTAAATTTACTTCTCAAGCTTCTCATATGAAACAATTAATTGCCATGAAACAAGATTATGAACGACATGGCTTTCATCTTCAGCGACTTTATTGTCGCCGCACTTTAGATAATGAGGGGCAATATAAGACTACTTTTGACACTATTATGGAGGTAAAATAATGATGACCATATATAATAGTGAAGTAGATAATTCAGTAATAGCTTTTAATCTTAATAGGTTAAAAAATCAAATATTTCATCTTCTGCCAGCGAATGAAGAAGGAGAAGATTGGCTAAAACCTCTGGATACAATTATACTTGAAATTGCGGGATTATCCAATCTATTTCCAGAAGATATTAAAATATTTGAATTATTGGCTAAATTAGAAGGTTTAAAAGCTCAAGGAGAAGAAATTGAATTTCAATGATTCCGCCGCATTATTTTTGAATGTTGTTCTTTAACTCAAAATATTGAAAAACAGTTTAATAGTTAGGAGCGAAGAATGTCTTTAAAAACGCTTCAAACTAGAATTGATTATATGGGTGGAAATAACCTGGGCCGCATTAAACAGCAAAAATTAAAATCTTTTTATGCGGCATTAAAAAATGATTATAATTCAAGAACTATTCTTACTCCTCTTGGAGAAGAGTTTCAAGCTTTAATTAATGATGATAATACTAAATCTGATTATGATAAACGTTATGTTAGTGTTGATTTTTCATCTGGTCTTGGTCCTGGAGACGTATTTGAATGTCTAGATGATAACACTCATTGAATGATTTATTTACAAGACTTAGTGGAAATTGCTTATTTTAAATCTGAAATTATCCGTTGTAGATATCAGATAACAATAGAAGATACTGACTATTGGATTTATTTTCAGGGGCCAACTGAAACAACTATTCGTTGAAATTTTAAGCGGGACTTAAATTGAAATGATTTAAATTTTTCTGGTACTGTTTACATTGAAAATAATGAGCAAACAAGAAACTTTTTTAATCGTTTTACTAAATTAAAAATTGATGGACATACTTGACAAGTTAAAGTTGTTGATGTTTTAACGGTTCCTGGAATTATCGAACTTGAAGTTCAAGAATATTTTGATAGTTTAACAGAAGATCTTGTTGAAGTTAATCATCTTGATATTAACAGTGAAATAATTGGACCGCAAGAAGTTTATCCCTATGAAGAATATAATTATCAAATTAATGATATAACAGGAACTTTTAGTGTTAATGATTTAACTAAAGCTAATATTATAAGTCAACAAGATGGTAAATGTAATATCGAAATTATTGCTGGTAAAAAGAGTAAATTTAATCTTATTTACACAACAGATGATAATGAATATATTTTACCAATTAATATTTTATCTTTATAAGGAGGAGAGATGCCAACATTAACAAATAGAATGAATCCAAAAGATTTCCAAGCATCTTTTCTTTCTTGTGAGAAAGATATGGAAACAATTATTAATAAACTTTTTGTAAAGAGTAAACCATATAGTGATATTCTTAAAAAATTATTAATAATTGATCAATCTGATTGTCTTGATCCGAATCAAACAAAATACCAAGAATTAATTAATAGTTATTCAGTTCATAAGATGAAAGAAGAAGATTATATTCTCACCGTCCCAAGAATTGAAAATTTAATTCATGATAATTTTAAATCACATATATTAATTGAATTTGATGATTTTGTTCCAACAAGCAATACTCATTATCGTGATTGTACCATTTCTTTTACAATTGTATGTCCTTTAACAAAATGAGAATTAGATGACTATAAAATGCGACATACACAAATTGCAGGATATATTGATGGTATTTTAAATAATTGTAAATTAAGTGGCATTGGTACTCTTCAATTTATGGGTGCAAGTCAAATTGTTCTTGATGAAGAACATGGTGGAATGCTTGTTCGCTATATAGCTACACATGGTAATGATGATAAAGATAGTTTTGAAGATACTTGACCTCTTGAATAAGGAGGTTTTATGAGATTACAAGGAGATCAGGCTGCTCTTTATTTGAGCGGACAAGACGTTCCAATACAAGAGTGTAATATTATAGTGCATCAACCAACTATTAAACAAATCGTATTATTTAAAGAAAGTAGTTTTATTAGTGCGGTTCAGCTATTTGGTAATATTGATGAAAATATACAAAAAATAAGAGATAACAATCCTTTAATAGGTGAGTATTCTGATTTTCAATTATTAATGGCAATGTTAAATCAAAGTGTTGATGTAAAAAATAATGTGAATAGTTTTTTTGAACTTATATTCCCACGATATACCATAGAAATTAGAGATACAGATATTAGTTTTTATGATGGTGAAAATCGAGTTGGAATGATTAATCCTTTTAATTATTTAGCTTTTTGCGAGACTATAAACAATTTATTTGGTTTATCTTCTGAAAAAAAATATAATCCCGCAAATAAAAAAGCAAAAGAGCTTGCGGATAAGTTCAAAAAACGTGCAGAGATATTAGCAAAGAAAAAGGGTAAAGGTGAAGACTCACCTTCTTTATTTGCTTCATATATTTCTATTCTTGCTGTTGGAATGAATATTGATATTAATATATTACTTAATTATACACCTTTTCAACTATATGATACTTTTACTCGTTATTGGAAAAAAGTTAGTAGCGATTTTTATCAAAGGGTTTCTACTATGCCAATGATGGATACTTCTAAAATGGAAGAACCTGATAGTTGAACAGATAATTTATATAGCAAATAATCTGAGACTGCCTTATCTCAGTTTATTATAAAGAAATAGAATATTGCGCGAGTATTCTATATAACAAGGAAATATTGTATACAACATTTCTATAAGGAGGAAAAAATATGCGATTTGGTGTACGCGAAATTTGCAACGTTACATTTCGTCCATTAGCCAAGCTTGATATTGGTAGTCAGCACTTTGATAAGATGCAGCCTTGTCTTTATATTGATACTGCTACAGCTTCTAATATGGAAGTTGCAACAACCACTGTTTATGCTCAAGGTGGTCGTGGTAATGCTCGTCTAATTGCTTGGGAAGGTGAAAAAACTGCAACATTCACTGTTACAGATGCTTTACTTTCACCAATTTCATTCTCAATGCTTTCTGGTGCTGGTGTATTTGATAGTAAACCTTCAGAAAAGATTGTCCATATTACTGTTGATGGTGAAATTAAAGCTGGTAGTGGTAATGGTAATGCTTCTATTGTTGTACCAAAAGAAAATTTTGCCGGTTATACTCCTGTAGCTCCTGCTACTGCCGATTCACAACTTCCTGAGTATGGTCTTGACTTAAATGCCTATGCAATGATTTTAGATAATAATGGTCAAGTTATTGACTATCTTGGTGATCAAGAAATTACTCAACCTAATGCTAGACCAACTGCAGGTAATGATTGAACAATTTCACTTAAAGGTCCACTAAAAGATATTGACGAGACTAAGACTGGCGATCAAACTTATGATGGTTATCTTTGTCGTGTTGACTGCTATGCTGTAACAACGGCTAAGGTTACTACTTTAACAGTTGATGCCGAGAATTTCGGTGGTACTTTCTATATTGAAGCTGAAACATTATTCCGTGATGAAGCTACTGGTCATGACTTCCCTGCAACATTTATCATCCCGAAGGGTAAGATTTCTGGTAACTTTACATTTAACATGGCTTCTAGCGGCGATCCTAGTACATTTGATTTTACTATTGACTGTACTGTAGGTTCTGTTCGTACTCTTGATAGCTCAAAGAAAGTTCTTTATGCTATTGATATTATTGATAATATCTCTACTTCTGAAGCACATAGTGAAGCTAAAGGTGTAACAAAAGACTATAATGCAGCAAGTGCAACCGCAGTAAGTCGTAGCGGCGCATAATTAAAAATTAATTAAATATAGGCACTCTCCCTCTGCGGAGGGTGCCTTATTTTAGTATAAAAGGAGTTTTAATGATTGCTGTAGATTTTATAAAAAGTTATAGAAACCTTCCTTCATACACTCCTATAAATATTTCTATGATTGAATCTATGATTGATAAAATGGTTATAAATTCAATTAATAAAACCGGAATTAAACAAGATATCATTGAATTAGAGCAAATTGTTAATGGAATTGGAAGTCCAGAATTTTTAAAAATATATTCTGATATTTTAACAGAAATGTTACAAAATATACCAAAAGATTATTTTGCTGGTAAAAATTTTTTTGATCCTAATGGTGACCCTAATGTAAGAGTAACATCAATTAGAAAAGATCATTTAGCTGAAGATCTTGATGAAGCAATATCTACTATTAGAGGTTTAATTAAGATAGCTTTTCCAAATGGACATAGTCAATTAGGAGAAATTATTAAAATACAGAATCCTGAGCAATTTTTGAATAAATTTGCTGAAATAATGCCAGAAATTAAAGACGGAGCAGACATAGGCGATTTACAAAACCATGTTAGGAGTATGTCTAAAAAATATGGTGCTTTATTAAGAGGAGACTATTCTGTTCTACAAGGTTTTAATCGTAGTTTACAAAATGTTACTGGTCAAATACTTTGAGAAAATATTTCTTTTAAAGCCCGTGAAAAAGCATTGGAAAAATATTTTAATGAAATAATGCCCAATTTAAATACAGCCTTTAAAGCAAGTGGAGGAAAAGTAAAAGCAAAGGGGCGTCAAACAGGTGGATTGAAATCTAATACTGGCAAACAAGAAGTTGCTGACTCAATTGTTGAACTATCTTTTATTGATGGTAATAATAATGAAATATTAAATATTTCATTAGCAGATTCTACTAAATTATCTCAACATGCTATGCGAAATCAACGTTTAATGATAACATCTACAAAAACTCAATCAAATATATATACAGTTAAATATTTATTAAATAGTATAGATAAACAATTAAATTCTCAATTTTATCTTGATTATTGACAAAAACGCTTGCAACCATACTTAGATAAAGCTGGAGAAAAAAACATAGATAAAAACAATTGAGATAATACTCGCCAAGCATTTTATTTATTAGCTTTATATGATGTATTAGCTGTTCGTGCAACTACAAGTGGAACTTTTGTACAAACATTAACGGTTAATAATAAAATTCAAACAATTAATTCTATTATTAAAGCTACTTCTAATTATTACTCAAAAAAATCTCGTGGTAGTTTTGGAAGTATTAGAAATGATACTAATGATATTTTTAATATGGGTGTAATTAAACATCCTACTTATATTCAGAAACAACAAAAAATATCTAGTGGTAATTCAAAAAAAGATGAACAACAAATTTTAAAAAATTATCAAACACAAATTAATGCTATTTTGTCAACAAAAATTGCAATAGGAACTAATGTTTTGTTTTAAAAATCTTTTGACAATTGTTGTAATTAAATGGTATAATATAATTGTGATAAAGGATATTAAAGGAGTTAAAAAATATGAATCTTGAGCAAGAAAAAAACAATGTCTTTACACCCCAAGAGATGTATGAAATTATATCTGCGGCAATTGATATGGCAGATGACGAAGGTTTTGTAAATAGTTATGTGTTTGAACGTGCATTATATATATGTGCCGCACGTATTCTCTATGAAGATAAAGCAGAACAAATTAATACTTCTCTCTTGGAAAATGGCTCTCCATTAATTACATGGAAAGAACTTCTTGAAGATGAAACCATTGATCAAATGATTGCAGAGCATTCAGAGTCTTTAGATTATCTTGCTTCTCTTGGAGTTATTTGGTTTGAAGAGTATACAGAAGCAGCTCATTCTCTTCGTAGTCTCATTGATGTTATTCAGACATTCACAGATGGAATGGCTGGCAGTATGGGAAAACAATTAGATATGTTTAAACAAGATAGCGATGTTCAAAATGTAATTAATATTGCGGATAAATGGGGTCTTGATCGTAATGGAGAGTCATTGTTAGGCAATTAAAAACTTTATGCGGTCGTATAAAATTTTAATTGACGGTATTTAAGTTTTATGATAAAATATAAATATTGAAAGGAGGAAAGTTGATTATAGCAGAATGTAATTTAAATCAGTTAATTGATTTAGAATCTATATTATTTGCGGCAGAGTGAAATAATAATCCGCATATTCCTTCTTTTAGTATTAAATGTGATAATAAATTATATAATTATAAAGTTATTAAAACTTTTAATAAGTATAGGATTGTTACATGTTAAGTAGGCGGCGTTACCTGTGCGGCTAACAGGAGCGGTCTTCAAAACCGCTGGCCCCCCTCCACAAGGGTCCTTGGGGTTCGACACCTCCGCCGCTTGCCAGATATAATCATTGTTCTAAACAGTGTAAAGATATAAAGGTTTACTAGCTAAGCTAGTAAACCTTTTTTATTTAAGGAGGTAATTTATATGGAAGAAAATACTCCAAAACACGCAATACAAAATGATCAAAGAGGTACAATCAAGTTATCTGATTTCCGTCCGAAGAACCTTCATCCAAAAGCAAAAGTTAGAGTATTAATGGCTATTGCTGGTACTTTATTAATTGTATTTGGATGTTTTTATATGCTTTCTATGTCTACTTTTTATTTTGAAACAGACATGACTACTTCAGAAGGTTTATCTAATTTTTTCTCTAATATGGTTTTCTTTGGGTATATCATTGGCAGTATCTTTGTAATTCTTATTTTATGATATGTTATGATTAAAGATTGTCCAATTTCTCCAGCGGCCAAAATAAACTATGAAGCATCACATGATAAATCTATGAAAGGTGTTAGAATTGTTGCGGCATTAGCTTCAGCTGTAGCAAATAAGGGTACTGGTGATAGTATTGAATCTGTTGCAACTGCAGTAGATGATTATTTTACTGTTGAAGAGAAGCAGGAGGAACAAAATGGCGAATCTAGCTAATATAGCTGCTACCAATATGGAGCATTTATGTAATTGTCCTGAGCATGGCTATTCTCAATCAGAACGATGAGGTGATGCTTCTAAGGGCACTTGCCAAGTAAAATGCGAAGGGCATACTTCTAATTTTTATAAAGGTGACCGTGATTGTAGTTCAGCAATTATTGATTCTTGACAAGAAGCTTTAATAGGAACCAAGTATGAAGGAAAACTTGCTGGAGCTACTTATACTGGTGATATGCGGCAAGTATTTATAAATTCTGGTTTGTTTGAATGAAAGCCAATGTCTTTTAATGCTGTTAGGGGTGATATATATCTTAATGAAGCTAATCACACAGCAATGTGTCTAGATGGTGGAAACGACAATGTCTATGGATATGATTGTCTTGGCGAATTTGCATTAGCAGAAACTGGCGGCATTCATGGTAAATCTGGTGACCAGACAGGTGGAGAAAGTGTTATTCATGGATATTATAACTATCCTTGGAATGGTATTCTTCACTATAATGGTAAAGCAAATACCAATAGCACTAATACAAAACCGGCCAATAAAAAAACATTAAATGGTATTGATATAGCAAGTCATCAAGATGAACACAATATTAATATTGCTCAAGTTGAAGCTGATTTCGTTATAGTAAAAGTTTCTGGTGGTTCTGCGGCACATCCATATGTAAATCCTCTTTGAAAACAAAATGCAGATAAAGTATTAAAAGCAGGTAAGCTTTTAGGGTTATATCATTTTGCAGGAGAATATGGTGAAAAACGTACTGGCACTTCTGAAGCAGAGCATTTCTTAAAGCAGATTAAAGGATATGAAAATAAAGCTATCTTATGTTTAGACTGAGAAGAAACTGCGGAATCATTTCCAGTATCTTATGCAAAAGAATGATTAGATACCGTTGCTAAAAAAACAGGAGCAACCCCTTTGTTTTATGCACGTGCGGGATATATAAATGAAGTTAATTGTTCATCTATTAAACAATATCCTCTATGAATGGCAAGTTACCTTAATAAATATACAAATAGTTCTGGTTATGTAAATAAGCCAGATAATACTTGGAGTACAGGTGCTTGATCTAAAATGACAATTTATCAGTATTCTTCTACACGAAAAATAAAAGGATATTCTTGAGATCTTGATTGTAATATTTTTTACGGAACAAAAGAAGATTGAAAGAAATTATGCGGAACAAAGACTTCTAATTCAAATTCAATCAAGGTATCGCCGCAAACACAGTCTACAAAAGAACAACCAGAATATGCTGTATATACAGAACAAAATAAATGGTTAGAGACGATGGAAGGATTGACTGATTCAAGTGATAGCAATGACGATTATGCTGGTATTATCGGAAATAATTGTATTTACATTGGCATTAACGGAGTAGGTGACTATAGAGTCTATACCGAATCAAATAAATGACTTAGTTATGTCGATCATTTTGATAAGAAGGATGAAGAAAATGGTATGGCTGGAGATGGGTCTAATATTCTGGCACTAGAAATTCCAAATTCTAATATTAAATATCAAGTTCATACAACTAATGGCGAATGACACGATTGAATGATTGGTAATAAAGATACTGGTAATTCAAAAGACACTTTCGCGGGAGATTTAAAGAATCCAATAGATGCAGTAAGAATTACTCGAATATAAAAATAAAGGGCACTCATTATGAGTGCCCTTTTTCCTTTATCCTTTTCCTCTTAATATTAATGCTAATAATGTTAAAACAAAAATAATTGTGCCAATAATTAAAATATACATTTAAAAAGCACTCCTATTTTTATTTAATTCTAACAATCCTGCTTTACCAATACAAATTGCATCTGCAGAGTCTGTAGTGAAATCACCTTTATATTCTTGCTGCACCCAGTTTAAAGCAGCTTGTTTTTGTTCTTCTCGCTTACGGCCTCAGTTGATTTTATATTTATCTTTTAATATCTTTCGTCAATGACTTGGAGATAAGATATTATATCTAATACCACCACGATTTCTACATCATAACATAACTACAGATTGAACATAGCATAAGCGTTTATAAGTATCTAAATTAACTTGCTTTTGTGTATCTTCAAAGAATACGTACCCTATGTTATATTGTTGATCTAATTTAGTTAATTCTTGTTGAATTGTATAAAGTCTTTCTTCTATTGGATCTGATGCTTTTGTTGAAAAAGTTCCTCATTTAATTAGTTCATCATTTTCAAAAATAGCATAACCACTAGTTTGAAGAGCTTGATCTAATGCTAAATAAAACATTATACACCGCTCGATCCGAATCCACCACGATTAACACTATTTAAGGTATCTTTTTGAACAAAATCAATAGAAGGTTGTTTTTTAATTAATCTAAATTGAAAACATCTTGTTCCTTTTGGAATTGTAATATTTTGAGTTGCATAAACGCAAGCTTTCCAATAGTCATCAGTTCCATTATAACTATTATCAATATATCCAACAGAATTTGTCATTAAAATACCATAACGTTTAAAGGTGGAACTGCGAGGAAAAATAAGCGCATCATACCCTTCTGGTAATTTCATTGAAATACCAAAGTTGATAAACCCTTTTTCACCTTCTTTTAAACATATCTCTTCATAGTTATAAAGGTCAATACACCCACCATAATCAGTTACTTCAAGATGTGGTGAACCTGGTAAATAGTGAATTGAAATTTCTACCAAGATAAAGCACCTTCTTCCGCGGAGTTGGTCATATTATACTCAATATTTTTTAAATAAGTATAAGGTTCTTTAATATCATTAAATACATAAGTATATTTAATTTGATAATATTCATCAATTACTTCACCTTTAGACTTCTTTTGGCGAAGAGTTTTCGTAAAGGTTGAAAGAATACACCCAATTTTTTCTGCTTCCTGTTGAAGTTCTTTATGAAACTGGTCTGCTTCTTCTTCAGTTTCTACACGAACTTCATTTGTTGCTTTAATAAGTGATTTAAGCATTTTTTTTAATCCTCTCAATCTTTACTCTTTTTTCAAAATTGGTATGCAGCATAGTTCCAATTTTATCTGCAAAAGGGGTATCTCCAATAATAAAAATTGAATCAATTGGCTCTTCTTTAAGATATTTAGCAGTCATCCGCACGTTATCTTCAAAATTACAATTTTCATTTGTTAAGATTTGATTATCTTCAATTAATTGAAAAGTTAACATCTGTGCGGGATAAGCATAGATATATAAATTTTTCATTATACCTCCACGATAAATCCTTCAGCATTAAAGAACATGTACATATAATTTTGATGCCCCCCATCTTCAAAAATTCTAATCCATATCTCCCAAGCATCTTGGTCTTGAAGATAACGAACATCTAAAATCTTGCCGCGATTCTCTAAACATTCTTTCAAATCATTAAAAGTACCATTGTGATATTTTTTATCTTCACGAGTTTTATATCTAAAAATAGTATAATCTCTGCGGTCATGGCACAAAAGCATCGTATAATCACAACGTTGTTCTTTTACCCATTCATATATATTATTAAGTTGTTCATGTTTTTCTTTAATACCAAGTGGACTAACAGTATCATAGGCTTGTTGATTTAATGCATATAATGAATTAGTTGAAATTGATCCATCTTCATTCATTTCCATTTCAATTTTATCCATAATACTCCTTTCATTTTATATATATATTATAACATATAATAAAAGGTTCTGTCAAAAAATTTTTGACAAATACGTAAATAATTTGATATAATATATCAAAAGGAGGTTTTTATGATTGATATTATTATACCAATTTATAATGTTGATATACGGCAATTAAAAAAATGTTTGTTGTCAGTAACCGCACAAACCATTGTTGAAGAACTTGAAATAACCATCGTTGATGATGGTTCTTCTATTTTTAATGATAAATTAGAAGAACTATTTAATAAAATACGGCTATTTGTGCCTATACAAATATTAAGATATGATGAAAATCACGGCCCTGGTTATGCAAGACAGTATGGTATAGATCATACTTATAATGAATATATTATGTTTGTAGATGCAGATGATATGCTTGCACCCGTAGCCGCAGAAACTTTGTTAAGAGGATTCTCGTTATATCCAGATAAAGCGATAAGTATGGGTAAATTTTATGATTTAAATACAGAGACAATGATTACAGAAGAAGTTGATATTCAATTAAGTTGGGTTTTTTCTAAATTATATAAGAGATCTGTTATTAATCAATATGACTTCAGATTTAATACAAATAAAGATTGTAGTTATGGGAATGAAGATGTTGGATTTAATTGTCAATATCAATATGTTTTAGGTCACGATTGTACTGTTTGGATATGTCAGCCTTTATATTATTGGTCTAGTTATAATAAAGAGAGTTTAACTCGGAAGAATAACGGAGAATATGATTATAGTGAAGGTTATAGAGGATATGTCATGAATTTCATTTATACCTATAGACGTTTTAAGGATAAAGTTCCAAGAGAACGATCAGAATGGTATGGATTCAAACATTTGTTCGATATTTATGATTATTATTATAAGAACCAAGATATAATCAAAAATAATGAAACAATAAAAAAGAGACTTTTAGAATATTCTTATCTATATTATAAAGAAGTATTTCAATTTTTTGATAATGAGAATGACATTTTGTTAAAAGAGTATTGGCATGATTTCATTAATATTAGAAAAGGTAAAGACTTTAATTTTTTTTATCAAGACTATTTAACTCCACTAAGACAAAGATTTCATAAAGAAAAAGAGGAAGTAGGTTAGCCTACTTCCTTTTTTTTATGTAATTTTATTAATATCCTTTATCTTTATAGATTAATAATTTTTTGATTGCGGGAGCCCCGCCATAAAAGGGTTAAGTCTTTTTCTTCTTCTATATAAGGGCCGCACACAAGGTAATCAGCATATTTAAAAGTAATAAGTAATTTATCAGGATTTGCATTTTTTCTTTTCTCTTGGAGTTCATCTCAAGTATAACCAGTCCATATCCAGATTTTTATATTAGGATAATTAGATTTAATAGTACAAAGTAATCGATTTAATTGTTCTAAATTAGAGTCTATTAAAGGTTCTCCTCCAAGAACACTAAAACGAGTAATATATTTTGGTTTTAATGCTTTATATATTTGAGATTCTTGATAATTGGTTAATTCCTTACCGCCATCAAAATCCCAGGTTTCAGGATTAAAGCAACCTTTACAATGAATTGGGCATCCTTGTGTAAATAAAGAAACACCCCATCCTAGTCCATTTGTACATTCACACGTATTAATACTACTATATCTCATTTTGGCTCCCGTCATGACGAACTCTCATACGGGTTTCTTGTTGTTTACCATAATTGAATGCTGTAGTATAATTACCTGTTAAATATCCAGTTACACGACGTAATTGTTGAATATGATGACTGCCGCACATAGGACATTTATCATCAAATTCATCGGTATAGCCGCATTCTAGACAAGTATCATTCGGGACATTAATAGCAAAATAAGGAATATCTTTATCCATTGCGTAATTAACGAGTTCTTCTAATGCTTCAATATTGTTTTTAACTGTAGATTCTAATTCAACATAAGTAATACATCCTGCGCTGCTATATCCAGTTAATTGTGATTCAATGTTAATTTTTTCAAATGGATCAATTGATTTCCATACCGGCACATGCATACTATTAGTAAAGAAATCTTTGTCGCTTACTTTTGGAATAACGCCATATTTTTCACGGAATTTTTTCATTGCGGTATAACATAAGTTTTCTGCAGGAGTATAATAAACGCCAAAATTAAGTTTATATTCCTGTTTAAATTGAGCACAACGATCTTTGAATAGTTGTTCAATTTGTTTAGCTAATTCCATACCTTTTTCTTCAGTATGGTCACATCCAATTAAAATTTGCAGTGTTTCTGCAAGACCAAGTTGACCAATTACAATAGTACCATGTTTAAGTGCTGAACGAATTCCTTCTTCTGGAATATATCCAGCCATAGTATTATTTTCATACATAAAGGATGCAGATTTAGGATCTTGCGCACAAATCCACTCAAAACGTTCTAATAGCATATCTTTGGCTTCATGAATTTTCTGGTCAAGTAATTCCATGAATTTACTGATAGTTTCTTCTTGAGAATACCAATTACCATAGTGATCAATAGTTTTCTTTGCCAAAGTAGGAAGAATAATAGTTACTGGACAAATATTTCCACGTCCATCTTTAAGCTGTCCAAAACCATTAATATCAAAACCATTGGCTGTGCGGCATCCCATTGTACTAAAATATGTACGGGGATCATCTGAATCATATCCTGCATTACCAGACCAATCGACATTTGCATAATTAGGATATAATCTTTGAGCAGTTGATTTTAAAGCAAGCTGGAATAAATCATAATTAGGATCACCAGGTTTACGATTTACTCCTTTCATACATTGAAAAATTCCACAAGGGAAAATACTAGTTTTATGAAGTTTACCTAATCCTTCAATGCTTACTTCAAGCAGTGCCTTGGTTATCATACGACCTTCTGGTAAAGTACAAGTACCATAATTAATTGAAGTAAAAGGTAACTGATTTCCGCTGCGGGATTGAAGTGTATTAAGATTATGATACATACCCTCAACTGCTTGATGAACTTCTCTTTCTGTCATATCTATTGCATATTTATAAACATTTGGAATTGATTTATAAATTTTTGCATCAATAGATTCATCTTTATACTCTTTAAAATCTGGACAAATATCACCATCATAAAGATAATGCATACCATCTAAATAATGTTTATTAAAAGATTTACGAACATATGGAACCATTGTCCAATCTAAATGTGTCGCAGAAACTCCGCCAAATTGTTGAAGTGATTGAAGTTGAAAAATTACTGCTACTAACTGCATAGCAGTATTTACACTATTTGCAGGACGAACATCTGTTTGACGAGTATTAAAACCATTAGCTAGTAAATCATCAAAAGGAATAGAAAGACAATTGTGCATTCCAACAGCATAAGAATCTAAGTCATGAATATAAATTTCATTATTTAAATGATTTTCTCTAGCCATTTTTGATACCAGATGATCTAACGCATATTGCTTCATAAATACTGCATCGGCTTCACCTTTGCGGCCACCAAATGAATATTCATCAACATTCGCATTTTGATTCTCTACGTTCTCTGTTAAAAGTTTTGCCTTAATATCATCTTCAAGTTTTTTCTTGCGGGCAAGCTCATGGTCATATCTGTATTTAATATAAGCACGAGCTTCATCAATGTATCCGTTTTCACAAAGCATTTCTTCGACAATGTCTTGAATTTGTTCAACAGTTATTCGTTCAGAATAACGTTCTTTAATAATAGAATCAATTTCATCTAAAGTTACAGCACTCTCAAAAGTGTGCCCCAAATCTTCAAATGCTCCTTCTATAGCTACACTTATTTTTTCTAAGTCATAGTCAACTGGAGTGCCATTCCTTTTAACAACAATCATATAATCACCTCAGAACACTAAATATTGTATTAAATTTAAAATTAATACAAAAAATTTCTTTTCATTAATATATTTAAAAATTAGCTTGAACAAATTATCTTGATTTGTTATAAGATGGCAGAAGATTTTTCATTTTTAATCGCCAGATAATATGATCTACCATTGAAACAATAGGAGTATGATGACTATCAAAAATAAATTTATTTGGAAAACGTCTTAGTAAAGATTTAATTTCTTTAAAATCACAATAATCTGCATGTGCTCTACGAATATATTCTACTTTGAATTTTCGTTCTCTCTCATATGAACGAAAAAGTCGTTGGATAAAATTACATTGGAGATATACACAAATAATCTCAAACTTATCTTGATGATTTGCTAAGTTTGACATACCCTCTAAATTAAAAACACCAATATTAACGCTATCTTTTAAAATAGCATTGACATCAGTACCATAGAACCATCCATTAAAAGACGTATATTCAAGATACTCTTCATTATTTATTTTATTATGAAATTCTGTGTCTGTTAAAAAATTATAATCAACTTCGTTTTCTTCAAAAAGTCGTGGAGGCCGAGTTGTATCACTAACAATAATATTACAAGGTATTTTATTCACTTTTAACATACTAAATAGTCAATCAGCAAGAGTATCTTTACCAGTAGCGCTTTTGCCGCATATGGCTATAATAACAGGTTTTTTACATTGTTTAATTTTATCTGAGACTATTGCGTCATAAACCATTATTGCTCCTCTTCTGGTGGATTTGGATTATTTACTCCGATAAGCCTAAAGCCACACTTAGGACAAAAATACATTAATCCTCACTTTCAATTTAAATTTGCGTGACAATTGCCACAATATTCTTTTTTAATACATCATTTATTATTATCTTTTTGTCAATCATAGAATCTTTGTGTTTGCGGCGCTGATGTATTAATTATATAATCTTGCATAATAGTCCTTAATCATTATATGGCTCCATCATGATATTAATTCTCTTTGGTGGTTTAGGAGTACATTCATCGCAATATCTCACAATTTCAAAATGTCCTTGTGAACTTCCACAACAATCACAATTAACATCATAATAATAGTATTTTCGTTTAATCTGCTTTTTCTTATGGCATATATCGCAATAATCTATTTCGATATTATTCATACTTGACATATTCCTTTCAATTGAGTCAGAATATCTACTTAGCATTTCTTTATAAGCTTTTTGCTCTTGTAAAGTAGAGGACCGCATAGGTCCAAATAAATCATATGCGGCCCATTTATTCATCTTCTTCGCCCCACCTACAATTAGTCATATTAATACTGCCATCTTGATGAATTTCAGTTATTTTATATAATTGGTGTGACTTTGATCGTTTATAACTCTTTGTTACAAATTGATTCTGACGACGATAACCATTCACAACAACTAAAGTTCCACGTTTAAACCAACCTTTTTCCATTACATGTTTTTTACCATCAATACCGACCTCAGATAATTGAGCATTATATCTTGCATAATAATCACGGGTCATTTTAACAGTTACAACACCACTACCTTTAGTTAAGATACTTATTGATGATTTTAAATCATCTTTTGCAATTACCGTGCCGCATAATCTAAATGTTTTAAAGATAGGAATTTCTCTACCATTACGTTTAAAAGTATAATCAACAATTGGTTGCTCTGGCAATGTGTTATATTCAACAATACCGTATTGACTATCATTAACATTAATCAATTCATGATCATGATAATAGAAACCAAGAGAAGCCATTTCCCATGTACTTAACGACCCAGCCGCATATTTATTCCATTCCTCTTGGAATAATGAATTATTTAGTTGCTCTAATAATTCTTCTTTATGTGCGGTGATGTATTGTTTTGCTGGGAGCATAGCCTTATCATACAAAGTCTTCCATTTCGTTTCCGATATACATAACACATTGTCTCTTGGTTCGAGGAAGTCTGTGTCAAAAAATTCTTGATAGAATTCATAATAGTTATCTGATACGGAAAAAGTTCCATTACCCACCTTACAATTTTTCTTTAATGCTTTATTGAATACAAATACTCGTTTTTGAAAATCAAGTTCTTGCGGCAGTAGCCCTTGTTCATTTAACATATTAAAATTTTGCATTGTAATACGTTTTTTAGGACTACATGTAGTCCACAAATATTCTTTCATTATATTTTCACGAGTATCAAATTGATCAAATGCACCTGCTTTAATTAGTGCAATCATTACAGTTTTATTGCATTTAACTTTTTCCATAAATTCATACATATCTTCATATGGTCTATTAGCAATAATTTCTTCAATAATTTCTCCACCGACACCATTTAATGCTTTAAGACCAAAACGAATTGCATTATGTTCTTCATCTGGTTCAAACATATAACCAGATTTATTAATATCAATTAATGATACGTTTACGCCATGAGAAATAATATCGCCAACACCGCGAGCAATTTTATTGTAATTAGAACTTGCATCCGCATCAAGACCACTAATTACTCGAAGATATGCTGTGTTCCAATAGATAGAAGGATAATAAGATGAGAGATATGCTGCTTGGCAAGCAATTAATGAATAACTATATCCATGAATACGGCTAAATGAATAACTTGCTTGCGGCATAATAACATAATCCCAAATATATTGTCCTAAAATTGGACGCTTTGCTCTTGAGATAATTTTATCTTTTAATTCAGATACTTTATCCATTTGTTTTTTAGCAACAATTTTACGTGCAGCATTACTTTCTGCAAGAGTAAAACCACATGTATCAGGATCCATTAAAATCGTCATTAATACTTCTTGTGAAGATGGTGCTCCATAATCAATCAACATATATTTTTCAAGAACTTTTTGTTCTTCTTTCGTTAGACCAATATTATCCATTTCTCTATACCATTGAGAAATATCATTCTTTAAACGCTTATATCTATCTGCAGGACGTTCCGCACCTTTTTCACCAGTTAATCGCATAAGAGCATTGCAAGCTGTTAACTCTTCTACGTTTCTAGGAAGCAATTGCCGCACAACATTACCGCCAACTGCTGTATTAAGTTGGAATAATGCTAAAACGTTTGTACTATCAATAACATCCCAAAGCTTATCATCATTTAATGGGAGTTTATCTGGATGGACATATTTATCATATGCTTGCCGCAATGTTAAATCTTTATCCATATACCCATTCTCTTGGAGTAATTGAATACATTGTGCGATAATATCCATTTGTTCTGTAACAAGAAAATCGTATTTTACATCACCGCAATACTCAGCATCGTGAAGTGAATATTGCGTAATAATTGCACCACTTGTTGCTTTCATAAAACATGCTGTATCATATGGATCATCACTATAAAAAACAACACCGGATGCATGAATACCTCTAGATACTACTAATCCTTCAATACCCATAATAATATCTAATAATCCAGGATATTGATTAATCGTATTAATAAAAATTTTATTTGGTTTACGTCCTTTTTCTTTATTTCCATTAACAACATCATTAATAGGCCAAAGAAAACCGCGCTCAGACGGAATTAAAGATGATAAATATAAAGCTGTGTCATTATCGATACCATCTTTATACTCTTCTGTTTGATAACCTCGACAAGCAATTTGGACAGCGCTTTTAGTTGTTGCTGTTCCAAATGTACAAACTTGAACACATCCTAACTCGCCACGCTCTTCACGAATTTTTTTAAAAATATCTTCTCTTTTAGACGGACTTAAATCTAAATCAATATCAGGCATTTCAACACGGTCTTTATTCATATAACGCCAAAAAGGTGCGTTGGTTTTAATGGGATCTGTCTGCGTAATACCTAATAAATAATGGTTTAATCCAGCGCCAGCTGATCCACGACCAGCACCTACAGGACTTCCGCATTTCCAGAATAAATTAATATAGTGTTGAAGAAAGTTAGGATATGCAAAAACACAGGTATTAAGTTTTTCACCAATATGTTTTTTAATATCAGCTTCTTCAGCAAGTCTTGTTAAATATTCATCATTATATAAATTTTTTTCAATAAGTTTATCTATACAATAATTAACCCAATATCTTTCTTGAATATTGTCGCTATTAAGCATATCTTCAAGAATCTTATATCTGGTTGGCATTGTAAAATTAGGGCATTTAGGATAATCTTTTACGTTAATCTCAAGAACATGTTGATTTCTTGCAAGACTATAATCTTGAATTTTATTATAAATTTCTAGGGTATTAGCTTCAAGTTCATTATAGTCTAATCCAGTTCCTTCAAGATTATTAATTACATCTTCTGTTGATTGAAGATAAGCATATTCATAAAATTCGTCAACTTCACGTTCTCCGCCTTTACTATTAAGAAATGCTTTATGAACCCATCTATCTTCTTTTTTAAGATAATGAGCATCAGTTGTAACAATAATCTTAATATCAAATGCGGCACCAATAGATCCCATCATTTTATTAACAGTCATTTGTTCTTTTGAACGTGCGGGCTGAACTTCAAGATAAAAATTATCATTAAATAATTGTCTATTCCAAGAAAGAAAATCAACAATTTTTTGATATGTCTCTTCTTCAGTAATGCTATCTCCAACTTTACGAGCTTTGCAAAGTTCAAGAATAAGACCATCTAATTCAGAACCCAAACATGCGGTTGATGCAATTAAATGACCTTGTCCATATTTATTTACTATCTCTTCAAGTTCAGATTTTAAAGTTGGAACTCGTTCCATACCTCGATCAAAATAACTATTAATCCAAGCCGTAGATGACAACTCTCGTAGCATTTTATGACCAATTGCATCACATGCAATTAAAATATAATGCCAATATCGTTGACCAGATTTACGCTCATCTACAAGATAAATTTCATTACCACGAGCTATTTTAAAATCTGGATTTATCTCTTTATATTTATTAATTAAACGATCAAGCTCAACATGACTAGAAAGACTTTCATGATCAGTAACCGCGATACCTGCTAGACCAAGTTGAATTGCTCTTTTAATTAAATCTTCTGGACGATTAATACTATCCAGTAATCTAATATTACTATACATAGTATGACTATGACATTCAAATCGTCCCATATAACCTCTTTCTAATATATCCCTTTATTTAAATATATTATAACATAAAATTTTACATTTGTCAAAACTATCCATATAACTCATACACTTTAACATCTGCAATATCACATTTATCTAAAAGATCAAGGCTACAAAATTCCCAGTAGTCTTTATCTTCAGAATATCCATGACCTTCATTACGAGCATAGTCAAAACCAATCCAATTATCAACTCCAGCTTGCTCTAATCGTAAATAAAATTCAGCATCATCTAAAAGTCTTTCAAGGTCTTTAGCTTTTATAGTTACATATTTTTCATAATTACTCATTATTATCCTTATCTATTTGTCTTTGAAAAGGATGATTCTGTCTAAATCTATGTAAATTATCTTTAAACTGTTTTTCTGTATACCATTTTTCCCTTATTTTTAGATAATATTCTTTCAAATAGAAATTCCATCCTTCTTCAGTTTTAAAAAAGAAATTGTATGTTTCTTCATTATTCCAAGATTGTGCTTCTGGATATTTTTGAATTATTTTATTTGTTAATTCTACTAAAGTCATGTATTCTAATTCTGGTAAAAAATTGTCACGTTTTATTAAAAAATCACAGTCATTTCGATATATCCGTTCAACTAGTTTTCCCTTTGGTAGAAATGTTTCAAGTTTTTTAAGTTCTTCTTCAGAAACTTTGGCTAGCCCTTGCTCATTATAATATGGTTTTTCTTTATTAATAAGAAAGAGCTCATAAATATCCCTATAAAGCTCACTATTAAAAAGATATTTTTCAACATACGAGAAGGAGAACATATATTCTTCTCCTCTCATAAGATGTTCTTTTTGCCTTTGAATAAAATTATTCGTTTTTCCAATATACAAGATTTTATTCATATTATTATAATAAATATAAATTATATACTCTTCGTTCACTAAAATCTCCATTTAGTTTCTAAAATATAATCATCTATAAATCCTTCTCCACTTATTTTACCCATATATTCATTTTTACTAGGTGAAACAATGCAAGTCATATAAGTATTCGGTTGAAGTAATTCTTCATATTGATCTTCATCAATGCCAAATTTAACAAGTACTAATCCATTCGGCAGTATCATGCGGAGAGTGTTATTTTTAGCACCGCATAAACGTATTTGACATTGGCTTAAATCAATATTTTCAATAGCAATTTGACTTGCAGGCATATCTTGTCCCCAGAAATTACTCATTTCCGCAAGTTCTAACAATTTATCAGGACTAGCCTCTGTCATATTCCAAATATAATCAACCCAATATACAGCTTCTTTTGGAACATCTTTATATTTTTCATTCATCGTTGCGATAAATGCATCAAGATTACGCTCTGCTATTCCAAAACCGTGAGCATTGCCATGTCCTTGTGCATATTCAATGAGTCCAGTAGATTCTTCAACAGCTTTTAAATCAGTAACTTCACTCATGCTGTAATTGCGGCCAGAACCTCTGTAGTAATATTCATCATCATCTTTAGTTTTACTTTTAGTTAATACTAAACACGGACGTTGATATTTACTAGCAAGTTTATTTGCGGCAAGACCTCTGATATTAGGTTCTACTTCACCAGGTTCACAACAACACACCAAAATGCTATTATCAAGAAGGTGTTGTGCAGCGATCTTTTTTTCTAAAAGAGCCATAGATTCAGTTTCTAATTTGGTTTGGCGTCTTTTAATTGCACTTGTAAGATAGGCAGCTTGCTGATACAAAGGCCATTCTTCACCTTTATGTCCTCTTTTGGTATTAGGAACTTTTTCAAAACACCAGGGTTTACACATAGCTCTAAAGACAATATCTTTTTCTTCTTGAGTACCAGATCGAACTGTCGCATTAATAAATGGTACGACTGCGAAAGCAATAGCTTTATAACAGTGCGGTCCACCATATTTATTTAATGTAAATTCATTTAACTCTAACATTTCATTAAAAAATGGATTAGTGACATTTTTTAATCCTTCCTGAATAATTGCTTTTGTTTCAATAGATCTATAGCTCATCATGTCTCCACAATTTCCAAGAGCACATAAATCTATCCCTTCATCGCCATTTGCTAGATTCATATCATTAAAAGCTCTACAAAATTGCCAAACAATACCTGCTCCACTAAGTTCTTTATTAGAATAATTACATAATTGATTATTAACTGTTATAGTGTTATTAAAACTAGACATTTTTAAAGCTTCATGATGATCAAGAATTATAATATCAACATCTTGATTAAACCAATATTCATGTTCTTCATAATCATTGCTTGCACTATCAGGACAAATAATTAATTGAGTATCTTCTGGTATAAGATTTCGCATATCAACAAGTCCATGTTCTTTACCGCTATGATGAAGATATGTTAAATGATTATTTACCCAATCTGGAAATAAACTGTATAAAAAATTTATTAATATTGCCGCACTTGTATACCCATCTACATCACAATCTACGATAATACAAACGTTTAAATTTTCTTCAATAGTATGTCGTAACTGAGAAACAGCCCAATCTATATTACAAAGAGTTCTCCAAGATGCTATATCGTTTATATTTGCATTAAGCCAAGCATTAATATTTGTAACGCCTCTACCATATAATATTTGTTCAGTTGATGTGGGACATGTTTGTTTTAAATATGTTTTATATCTCAACTAATCCTCCTTAGCTATTTGGAATTAATCTATTTTCCCATAAATTTAAAAATACTTCACGGCCATCATCTGTAGGGCTGTGTTTATATCCAGTCAAACCTTTTGTATCTAACATAAAACTTATATTGCAAGATGGAGAGTACTTTTGATACATCTTTTCCATTTTCTTTAATACTTTTATATATTCTTCATCGTATAAGTTATTAAAATCTCTATCGACACCTATGCAAATTTCTTTAGCGCCAGCATCCAAAAGAAGATGAAATTGATAATTAGACAGTGTACTGCCGCACATGCCAACAGCAATATTATTTTTTAATCCGAGATAGCCAATTGATTGAAGAACAGCTTTTTCAGATTCAAATACCATTGCTACACCGATTTCTTTGATGCGCTCTTTAGCTTTATTTAAACCATATAAATTAAATGACAATGGATGATTAGCTAATTTACCACCGATTTTTACGGGTCTGTATTTACCATATACTTCATTCTCTTGGACAAGAGTTCTTTCTCTAATTCCAATTAATCTGTCATTTTCATCATAGTGCGGAATTAAAATACCGCCAGAGACAGGGTCATAATGAATATTCATATGATCACAAATTTCTTTAGATATATATTCAGATTCCCATGCTCCATATCTTGGTTGCGGATAATGCTCTAGAATATCTGGATTAATGTCAGGTAGTTCAATCTTGTCATTATTAATGGTTATATCTCTAAGATTTCTATAGCGTCTAAATAATTTCCATTCATCGGTTAATAATTCATCTTCGACTTCTTCAAGTTTATGTTGCATATTAAAAAAGTTTACAACATAATAAATAGAAGTATTTAAATCTATATCTTTTACACGAGAAATTAAATCAAATACATCAAAAGCATCACCGCAATGAGTATAACAACGAAATAGTTGAGTATTATTATAATAATATAATTTGTGACTATCACCGCCATGACAAATTGTTAAACAATGAATTGTATCATTAAATATTTGTGGCTCAGCACCTAAATCTTCAAGGAGGGTATAAATATCTTCAAATTCAAGTTGTTCTTTAACTTGGTCTTTATTAAAAGTCAATTTATACCTCCTTCACTTTAATTTCTGTATCTGCTATTGGAATTGGATTATATTGATAATCTGTTGCAAAAATTGGATTAAATCTGCAAGTTCCTTTATCTGCATTCATCCATAAATATAATCTATTATATGAACCACGCCTATTTTTATATATAGACATTTTTACATTTGGCATTATATAACCTTGAGTTTCCACAATGCCTTGAATTGCTTCTTGATCTTCTTTTGTAACTTCTAACAAAATCATACCAACATCAATTTTATCACCTAATGATTTTGCACCACGAAGAAGATTTTGATCAGGTGTGTCAGACGTTTTATAGTCTGCATTAAGCTGAGTTCCTGATAAAATAAAAACACCAAATTGATTAGCTAAATCTTTTAATTTAACGCCTAAAAGAAACAAAATATTATCTTCTCGCAGTTTAACGCCACCAGAACGATGACTAATTTCTTCAAGAATTTTCATTGATGTATGAATATAATCTAAAAACACATACTGACATTCATTTACTCTAATATTTCTTTTAATAGTATTTTCAATATCTTTTAAATTAAAATCAGGAAGTTCTTCAATATAAATAGGACTTGTCTTTAATATTTCCGCAGCTCGTTTTACTCTTTCATATTCATCAAAATCATACTTATGAGATAAAATATGCTCTTCATTTACATCAGCAATAAATGCTAAAGCCATTGTTTGAAGTTCTGATAACTCTAACTCTGTACTAATAAAAGTAACTGGATTTTTATCACCAATTTCAATCCAAGAGTTAGAAGATTTATCATACATGCGGTCACATGCTAAATAACATGCATCAGCAATCATAGTACGACTTTTACCTTGACCGGTTGCACCACTTCGTAGATAAACTTTTTTTAAACGACAACCTCTTGTAACAGTATTGATATATTTACCATACATTGGTTTGCCCATATCAGGTTCTTGACTCAAATTATTTAATAAATCAAAAATTGAGTCACCAATTGAAGTTGCTTCATCTGTCGCATTATCTACATATTTAGCACGTATATCTAATATTTTATTATCAATTAAATCTGCAATTTCATTTAATGACAAACTGTCTAAATAATCTTCTTGTTGCCTCTTTTGTTGCTCATTAAATATTTCATCTGGATTGTATAAAAAACGAACATCCATGCCGCAAGCTTCATATCCTCTTAAAAGAGTCATTTTTTTCATGCGGCTATAGTAATATTCAAAATTAGCAAGGTCAGCATTTTGAGTTATTTCAGTTAACCATTCAC